TCATTGATGTTTCACAATATAAATTTTATAACAAAATTCATTGATGTTTCACAATATAAATTTTTAATTACATCATCTCATTAAAATAATACATTCCTTGTAAAAAACTATCTGCTAAATCATCTTTTTTCTTATGACTATTGAATAATTCTACCCAATTATTATAGGGTTTGATCATTTCAGAACAATATTTGATACCTAAACTTTTTGTTAATTTATAAGTTTTAGCATCATTACCTTTCAGCTTTACTAATTTTTTAGTATCACCTTCATCTGCTAACTTTAGCTTATTTGATGGTGACATAAATTTAACTCTATTTATTTTTGATTTCGTTTTTTCTTTATCTACTATACCACGTATCATAAAGTAATCGAATATTGTAGATGATATCGCTTTCATTTTAGGATTCTTCATACTGGGTTGATTTTCAATTAAAACAATATCAACATCTAAGAAATTTTTATGATCTTTATCCATAATTTTAACTAATTTTAATTTTAAATCTTCAATTGGTAAAACTCCAACTGATTTCTTTTTTATATTTTTTATTGAATACAAATTTTCAATTCTTTTGTAAACTGACTTTGCATGAGTTGTACATAAACAATTATTACTGTATTCAAATCCATTTATATTATTACAAATAAATTTACTTTTGCTTTTACATTTTGATTTTTCTGTTTGCCATGAACAAGTATCAGTATCAGAATTATTTGGAATATATTCTGTAAATGCTTCTTCAAAATTTGGTGGATTTAAATCTTTTGGAAGGTGTTTTTTGCAATAATAAACCTCTTTATTGTCTAAATCTGTGTAACAGGATGCATTCTTTCCACAAACATTACATTTGTATTTTTCACGATTTGTTAGATTGATAATTCCCCAATCAATAATTTTCCAATCGTTTTCAGTATATTCAATCATACAATAGGCTAAATTTATAATTCCAACATCCCAAGATAAAACCTTCATTATACTATCAAAGATTAAATATCTTTAAACTAAACTTTATTCTTAAAAAAATTGATTTGAAATTGTACTTACTATATAATAATTCTATAATGGAATTATTCAATGAAAATAGGGAGGAATTGAATCAAAATATTTACCTATTAGAAAGTAAAGTTAGCAAATTGAGAGAAAAATTATTTGTAATCAATTTTATAAATGAATTAAATTTAAATAAAAACGATTTTAAAAATATTACAGAATTTAAATTAGATAGCGATTTTAATGAAGCATCTGGTGGAGAATATTGTCTGAACCAAAATGGATTTTTAGAAATAAATTATACATACACATCTAAAAAACCAATAAAAATAAATTTTAGAGTGGATTTTGAGTTTTCAGAAAGTTATGAAAATAGATATAATCCAGATATTACTTTGTACCCAAAACTTACTGTTTCGGGTATAAATTATGATTTTAGTTGGTCAGATAGAAAAGTAAAATCATTAGAAAAAACAAAGAAATGTTTTCATCTAATAAATGAAATTTTGTCAAGAGATGAAGATGAAGATTACGATTTTTGGAGAGATTTAATGAAATTATAAAAATTGAATCATTTATTTTATCATATAACAGTCTACTTATATATGTCTGTTAAAGCTTCAAAATTGGATATGATATTGGGACCAATGTTTTCAGGTAAGACAACAAAACTATTAGAGATAATTGATATGTTTGATAAACAAGAAATAAAGTATCTGGCAATAAAACCAAACATTGATAATAGATACAATGAAGATGATAAAAATAATTTTATTGTATCACATAACTTTAAAAAAGTGGAATGTAGAGTAACTTCTAATCTAGGAGATGTTCTAAAACAATTACAACAATGTAAAAATGAAGAATCAGTTGATTATGTTTTAATCGATGAAGCACAATTTTTTAGTAATCTTTTTAATTTTTGTATTACTTGTTTAGAAAGTTTAAATATTAATGTAATTGTTACTGGACTAGATGGGGATTTTTTAAGAAAACCAATGGGAGAAATTTTAGATCTTTTACCAATTGCAAATACAATTACAAAATTATCATCAAAATGTCACCACGAAAATTGTAAAGAACCTGGAATTTTTTCACATAGAATTGTTGCAGAAAAATCTCAAGTATTAATTGGTGGAAGTGATATGTATGTACCACTATGTAGGATTCATTATGTAGAATATAATGAATTGAATAAATTAAAATCTATAGAAAATTAATTTAATTCCCAGTTCTTTTAATTTTTACTTGAATTATATTTTTATTGTCATTAATAATTCTTTTTGATTTAATCTTAAATTTTTTTTGAAATTTTAATAACCTCTGTCCTAAGTTGATATCTTTTTCAGGAGTAAAAGGAATTTCCATTTAATATATTATATTAGATTAAATTTACAAATAAATTTGATATATAAAAAATATTGTATTTAAATTATATTTTAAACAATCTCTATTATAATGTTCGATGATTACCTTTTAAGATATATGACCGAATTTCTCAAAAGATGCACACATTGTAAACATTTTGATTATTTTGACTATAATAAAGAATGCTGTGTATGCAAGGATTTTTTTTGCGAAGATTGTGTCAAATTAAAAAAACTTGTTAGAAATTATAATCACTATGAAACAACAAGCATGTATTGTGTTGATTGTAATTCATATTATTTTCCTTATTAGAATATTACCAACTTATTAGAATATTACCAACTTATTAGAATATTACCAACTTATTAGAATATTACCAACTTATTAGAATATTACCAACTTGTTAAAATATTACTAATTTATTAAATAACAAAATCAATAAAAATATTGAAAACAAAAGGAGTTAAAGAATAATTTCTTTAAATAATCAGTATGACTAAATTCTCTTGGAAAGACTTTCAATTTCTAGATCTTATAAATCACAAGGTTCATGAGGTTGACAATTTACCTTCTGGTGTATCTGTATCAACAATGTGTTGTTCAGCAAAAATTGGGAGTGAAATTAAAATTGATAAGATTATGAATTTTCTTCAATTAAATAGTGATGACATATTGACTGTTAAAATGAATGATTCAAAAATTAGAACTTTATTAACTACTAAACCAAAAAATAAAAGGAAAAAAGTAGGGTCAAAGAAAACAAAAACTCAAAAATTTTATAATCAAATTACAGTAGTAGTTAGAATTGGTTATGGAAGTTGCGAAGATATTAATAATGAAAAATGTATTAATGTAAAATTATTTAAAAATGGGTCAATTCAAATGTCTGGATGTAAAAGAATTGAAGAGGTTAATACAGTTATTAACAAATTAGTATATCGTCTTAAAGAAATTAAAGGAAGAAGAACACCTGAAGGTATTGAACATATTTGTTTTCTTGAAGATAATAGTAAAGTAAATGTTAATGATTTTAAAATTGATATGATTAATTCTAACTATCAAGTAAATCTTATGATTGATAGAAGTAAGTTTTATAAATTATTATTGAAAAAGAAAATAGAAGCTTCTTTTGAACCATGTATTAGAGCATGTGTTATTATTAAATTCTGTCCTCCTGTAGACAATCCAGATGAAAAAAGTATTAGTATATTCGTATTTCAAAAAGGAAATATTATTATTACTGGTGCAAAATCTAGAAATCAAGTAAATTCATCATATACTTATCTCAATGAAATTTTAATTGAACATGCAGATGAAATTTCAAAGAAAAATGATAAAGAAGATGAAGATGCACTTTTAAAAATTTATAAAGATATTATTGAAGAAAATAAACATAAACTATCAGGTATAGACTTGATGATGAAATAATTTATTTATAAATAGTTTTTAAAAAATAATAAAGAGCATTGTTATAATTTATTCCTGTTTTTCTAAATTTTCTTTTATCAAAATAATTAAATACTATTTTACCATTAAATCTATTAGAATCAAAATCGTGTCTTAGATCAAAACTTAATCCTTTGACTTTATTAAATCTATCAGGTAAATGATTTGGACTATCGTCTACTAAATATTTTAAATTTAATTTGTCTGCTAAAAGTGGTTTGGGGCTAATTTTTTCAACTAATTTTTGATCATCATTTGAAATTCTAGTTATAAAATCCCTTTTTTTAAATTCTGTAGTGTCAATTACAATTCCAACAAACTTAGATCTAAATTCTTTATCTAAAGTAATTATTGTTTTTTGAAAAAGCTGGTATACACTTTTTCCTATAGTTTTATTAACATTCCCTACCCAAGAACAGACAACTAATTTATCTAAATTAAATTTTGTAATTACTTTTTTTACAAATGTATTTAAAATTTCTACTTGGTTATTAAAAGTTTCATGTCTATCCCATAAAGTGTCAGTTACATTGTGTAAGTCTAACATCAATCCATTGTTTTTTGCTTTTAAATTGTCTAAGAATGTCCAATTATTATAAGTTTCCCTATAATATAAACCAGTAGAATTTTCCGAAACTAAATATATATTATGAGGATATCCTCCGTCTTGATAGTATTCTATTAAATATTTCATTAATATAAATTATAAAAAATTATATTAATAAATTATAATTATTTTGTCTGATAATCAGCATTATTATTTGATAATAAAGTTTTAATTTCATTTACATTATTAATATTAGAAAGTAGCCATTTTTCATTAATTCCAATATCAATAATAGTACTTTTTCTTGATTGTGATCCACGTAGCGATAATTGTACTAAATTTCTTGAAAATTTTCATAATTTATGGGATAAAAGTCACTTATTTTATGACTCAATAAAGAAATAATCTCTATAATAATTTAAAGACTTATTCAATATTTTTATTAAATGAGTATAAAAAAATATGGATTATTTGGCAACATTAACAATAATTTATCCACAAATAAAGTTATAAGAAAAGAATTAACTTATCAAGATATTGAACATCATTACAATTGTGGAGATATTATTATTCCAGAATTTCAAAGAGATATTGATAATGAAAAAATAGATGAAATAAAAACAGAACTAGAAAATGATAATATGTATTTAATTAATTGTACTAATCCAATACAGCTTGCTACAATGCAAATTGATAGTGATAAATGGATTCATTATGTGATTGATGGTCAACACAGGCTTAATTCAATACTAAGCTTGACACAGAAAATTCCAAATAGTTATCAAACTTTTGTTTTACATTTATGTAAAAGAGAAAAAGATGCTATTAAAATCTTTGAAAAATTAATAAAAGGTCAAGAAAAAAATTATTTATTATCTGATGAATCTTTGAAAGATAATTATAGAAGTTCTAAAATATTCCTTACTAAAGAATATTTTAAAAAATATTATTCAGATCATTTTTCTGATTCAGAAAAAAATAAGAACTTGTATACTTTAGATGGATTTTTAAATGAATTAAAAATTCGTGGTTTTTTTGATTTACCAAAATTAAAAAATGAAAAAAAAGTTAGAGAATTTATATTTAAAAAACTTAAAAAATTTTCAAAAAAAATAAATTATGAAACATTGGTTGATACCCAACCAAAACTATTTAATAAAAAAGATATTGTTTTATTAAAGGAAACAAATTTTCAATGTTTAGGACTAAAAAATTGTAATTTTGTTGATTATATTATGACAACTAAAGAAAAAAAAATAACACCTATTCATAATTTTAAAACATTAAAAGATAGTATTTCACAACAATTAAAGAAAGAAGTATGGACCTACTATTATAATAATAGAATAAAGAAACAATGTCCTATAACAAATTGTAAAAAAATGATAACTTCGACTAAATTTAGTACTGGGCATATAATTTCCGAAAAAAATAATGGATCGCTGGAAATTGAAAATTTACATCCTATTTGTGTATCATGTAATTCAAAAATGGGAAGTAAAAATTGGAAAGATTTTGATTTATTAAGTTTTAAAAATATCGAAAAATTTCAAGAATCTAATAATCTGTAGATTCACTAAAAACTATTTTATTAGGAACACCAAAATTATCACCCAAATAAATAGTATGTTCATATTGTGCAGTCATACCTCCATTTTTACAATGTAATGGTGGGTATGCAGATACAACTTTTTTTTCAATTAATTTGTTCATTCTAGGAATGTATTGTTCTGGTTCATAATTGTAATCTAAATACCTATTACAATACGGCATTGTGCTATATTTTTTTAATAGTTTATTATAAAAATTTGCTAAATTTTTATCTTTTGCTATCTTTGTTGTACTAAAAGCTTTATTCATATAAATAGTATTTTCATTTTTCCTCTCTTCAACCCAATTTGATTTTGTTGATCCAAATGTTTCAATTGCATATACCCCTTCTTGGAATCTTAAATTATCCGGATAATATGGAATATATGCTCCGGGTAAAAAAGTTCCTCCGTGGATCTTGTTTTTCAAAATATTATGCCCTCCCAAATTTTGTATCACTTGAACTGGATATTTTTTCCCATCCAAATCTACTTCATATGATTCCATAACTTCTTGAATATTTTTTCCCCATTCTTTTATATTTACATCAACACCAGCATTTTTAATACCTATAGCAGTAGCTTCTTTTACCCCTTTTAGTAGTTGATCATATTTATCATCAAAAGCTACTGTAAAAGCAGAATCTATAATCCATCCATTTACTTGAACACCAAAATCTACTTTTAAAATAGAATTTTTATTTATTGTTATATCATATAATTTAGATGGGGTAAAATGAGCTGCACAATCATCTACAGATAAACTAGAAGGAAATCCTACTCCTTTTAAGATACCTTGTTCTTTTGTTAATTCCTTACATTTATCCTCAATTAAATTAGCGAGTGTAGATAATTTTAAACCTGGTTGTAAGTGTGGTCTAATATATTGTCTAATATGTTTATGAATAGAAGCACCAATTTTTAGTGACTCTACTTTATTTTCTTTACAATTATTTGCATTTTCTATTGGAATAACATCATCTTTTGGTACAGATCCTACTCCTTTAATATCATTTTCTAAAGAAAATGTTTCAATAATATCTGAAGTTTTATTTTCAGAATAATTACCATTTGCTGAATACATTATTATATAGTATTAATAGACATTTAAATATATTTATTCAAATATAATATATGGAATTAATTTTGAGTTTTGTTTGTGATAAAAAGAAAATTGATCATGAATTGGATGTAGATGATTTAATTACAGTTGATAATAAATTTGAAGATTTGAATAATAAAATAACCATTAATAATTATAAAAATTTTATAGATATTTATAAAAAAACTAATTTTGAAGAGAAAAATCAGTGGCAATTTATTTTAGAAAATTTAACTGAAAATAATGAAGAATTTAGTGATTTTTATAATAATTTTTATAAGGAATACGATATAGATTTTTCAAGAGTTATCTTTTTTGAAACCTATAAACATATTATTGATATAATTATAAAAAACTAATTTAACATGCCCAAAAATGACCTCTGTTAGATTTAAAGTTTAATGTTCTTTTAGCATTTTTATTTCTATATTTCATAACATAACCACAATAGTTGTGATTTATGTTTACCTTAAATAAAATGCTTATTAGTATTAAAAATGGATCACAAATCGAACACAAATATCCTCCATAAATTGATTTTGGATCATAATCTCGCAAATGCGTTAAATTCTCCTCAATTTGTTGTTTTGTGAACTTTTCGTTGTTCCAGCTAATATCTTGATTTTGGTTTATAAAATCCTCTTTTTCAATTTCTTCAATCTTCTTCTTTAACAATTTTACAAAACCTATGTTTTTTTGTTTACCACATTTAAAAGTTTCATTTCCTATGGTAATATCATCTTCTTTAAGATGATGTAAAATTCCATCCCAAAAACAAGTCATATCTTCTTAATAATATATAAGTTTTTATTTTATAATAGGTAGTAAAAATAAAAAGTTATTTTTAATCGGTATTCTTTTGATGTCTTAAATCATTAACTAATGGATTATTTTGTAAAGCACTAATAAATGTTGTGTTAATTCTATATGTTGGATTATTTAAATTATCTTTTCCTCTAACATAATCAGTTTGTAATCTATTAAGATTTGCATTTGATCTATCAAAACCATAGTTATCCCTTTTAATAAATTTCTCTTTTTTCAATTCAACATTTTTCCTAGTTAAAACTGGACCTACTCTGTCAGATTTGGCATTACCAGGTCTATTGTAAGTTAAAATCTCTTTTCTTTCATCAATACACATATTTCTAGCAGCTTGATCACTTACATGTTTTTCAAAATCACCTTTTATTGTACCCGTGTAATTTTGTAATAATGTTGTTTGTTTAATAGTTGGTCTTGCCTTGTCATTCATATCTCTAGTATAACCAGCATCACCTTCTGTTCCAACATTACCTCTACCAGAATGTAATGTAGTCTGTTTAATTGTTGTTCTAGCTTCCATATCTTTATCTTTAGCATATGATTTACCACCTTCTTGATTCATTACATTACCTCTACTTGAATGTAAAGTAGTTTGTCTAATTGTTGGTTTAGCTTCCATATCTTTATCTTTTGCATATCCTACAGAACCTTCTTGTCTTCCAACATGACCTCTTCCTGAATGTAATGTTGTTTGTCTAATAGTTGGTTTTGCTTTTTCATTTATATCTCTAGCATAACCTACAGTACCATTTTCATTTCCAACTCTTCTAGCTGTATTTGAATATAAAGTTGTTTGTTTAATAGTAGGTTTAGCAATATCTTTAATATCTCTTATATAACCAGCAGAAGATTGTCCAACATTAGTGTGACTAGTCATATGACTAGTAGTTTGTCTAATTGTTGGTTTAGCTTTATCCCCCTTTGCTATTGTATAGATAGAAGCAGATTGTCTATTAATATTATTTTCGGTATTACTAAAAATTGTAGTTTGTTTAATTGTTGGTTTAGCTAAATTTTTATTATTAAACATATACATATTTGAACCCTGAGCTTGACTTACCGTACCTTCATGATTATTATGAGTGGTTGTTTGTCTAATGGTTGTATTTGGAGTATCTTTATAGTTAATGTGTACAGGCGCTCCATCCCTTGGTTGTACACTTCCTTCAACTGTATTTATTTGTGTTGTTTGTCTAATTGTTCTTTTTGCTAGATCATTAGGATTATAATAATGACCAGACTTATTCTCAGGATTTACATTAGTTGCAACATTCATATGTCCAGTGGTTTGTCTAATGGTTTGTCTTGCTGTATCATTTTCATTAAAATAATGACCCTCTTTATGTTCAGGATTTACAGTACCTTCAACATTTAAATGACCAGTGGTTTGTCTAATTGTTTGTCTTGCGGTATCGTTCTCATTAAAATAATGCCCTTCTTTGTGTTCTGGATTTACAGTACCTTCAACATTCAAATGTCCAGTAGTTTGTCTTATAGTTTGTCTTGCAGTATCATTTTCATTAAAGTAATGACTTTCTTTGTGTTCTGGATTTACAGTACCAGCAATATTTAAATGTCCGGTAGTTTGTCTTATAGTTTGTCTAGCAACATCATTTTCATTAAAATAATGACTTTCTTTATGTTCTGGATTAACTGTACCAGTTCTAGTCATATGACTAGTGGTAGATCTAATTGTTTCTGGTAATACATTATCTTTTGAGAAAACATATGTTGCAGGTTTATTACCAGTAGTAACCCCAATATTAGTATCTCCATCTATCATCAATTGTCTTAATGTTGTAAGTGGAATATCTTTTGGATCAAATGCATATGATCCCATATTTACATCATGAGCCATACCTGGTATATTATGATTAGTACTGTCTCTTTCATTTTCTACATTCCTATAGGATGTTTTATTTTGTAAAACTGGTTTATTAGTTACATTACCAACATTTCTTGAAATACCATCATTAGCATAAGTTGCTTTCCCAGATTCAGTAACTTTACCATTTTTCTTGGTACCTTGTGTTGGATCATGGGCATGACCAACAACATTCATACTAGTACTTCTATTTGTATTAATCTTTTGGAATTTACCAGTTTGTTTTCTTTTATTAGCAGGAGCACTATTTGGTAAATAATCCCCAATATTTTTCTCAATGTGAGTTGGTTTTTTGTATTTAGTAATATTATGTGGAGCTGATCTATATTCTCCCTTTTTAATTGTTTCAATTTTAGCAGCATCATATGTAATTTTCTGATTAGTTTTAGATCTTAATTCATCTATATTTCTAGGTATAATACGATAAACTGCATTAGCACCTTCTTGATTAATTCCATTTATACCTGGTACAACTCTTTGGTTATTTTCAAAAGGTAAATCACCATTGTTATTTTTATAAGAAGGAACATATCTTTGTTCTAGTTCACTAGTAAATACTGGTGCACCATTTACAAAGGTAAGATCTTTCATTGGTTCAAAAATATTAACTGGATCAAAATTATCTTTGCTTTTATATAAACTATCAGTACCAGTCATTAATCCAAGTTTATGAGAATAATCTTTATTAACTGTATAATCTCTTTTACTAGTATGTGGTTTCATGTTACTTGTCATCATTTCATAATTTGGTACAACATTATAATGCATTTGAGAATTTGAAAATTCAGAATAACCACTTTTAAAATCAATATCTCTTTGTAAAGCCATATCAAAACCATTAAATCCTTCTCTTTTTATAACATTTGATTGATTTGTTGAAACTGGTTCTCCTGGATTATCAAACATTAATGTATCAAATTGAGAAGCAAATCCTTCTGATTTTACTTTTTTAGCTTGAGTTGAAGATACTTTTTTTATTTTATTTGCCATATTCGAACTGTAATTTGACGGATCACGTCTATCATGTTTTTTTTGAGATTTTTTAGGTTTGTTTGTTTCTTCGTTCATTGAATTACCTAAATATCCTAATGTTCCAAATAATAAAGCTTCCATTTATATTAAGATATATTATATAATAAATTTTAATTTTAAATAAAATCATTTGTAATTGTTATACGAATGAATTTATCTAAATGTTTTTTGGACCGAATATAATTTACTTGCAACACATTTTGCAACCTTTCTTTGGTACTGGTTTTGGTTTTGGTGGTAATCCTTTTCCTTTGTCCCAATATTCTTGATCTGGTAATTTGTAGCAATCTTTAACCATTTGTCTGGTATCATGACCTTCTCTATGATGATTAGTTTGCATGATAGATTGTGGGTTAACATGTAAATATGGGGTATAATAGTATCCAGTAAGACTCATTCCACGATAATTGTCCAATGGATGAGTGAAACGGGTATCTTCTCCTTCAAGAGATCTATTACATAATGGTTTGTGATGAACTGGGTATTTTTTATAATCATCATTTTTACCGTTTTTGTTACATTTTTCAAGATATTTTTTTCTGTTGGTAATATGAGATTCAACATCAGCTAATTTTCCAAATCCAGTTTCGCAATTATCTCTTGCCATGGATGGATGTTCCTTAGAATTTAATGGACCATGGTATGGATAACATTTTCCACAATTATCAGCATAACCTGGGAAAAGTCTGTATGTACCTGGTGCAGTAGATCTGTCTAATTTTAAATCGTAGGCACATTCATCATAATTAATTCTACTAAATGACATATATATACAATGAGAAATTTTAAAAATAATAATACTAAAAATTTTAGATTATTATTTTTAAATATATTTATAAAAAATTAGCCACTATATGATGTTTTAACTAAGCTAAAATTTAGTTTTTATCACAGCAGTTGCGAGCTAATTTAGAAGCATCATAACCTGGTCCAGTTGGTTTTTTTAATCCAGATGGAATTCTTTCACAAACATGTGGGTTGGTGGTTTTTGCTGCAGTGAATGGTTTAGTAGGATCATATTTTTTGGTTGGACATTTAGAAGTGTATCTGGTTTGGTTTCTTAACTCACTTTCTACATCAACTTTGGTGCCAAATTCAAGATTATTAGTATGATCTGGGCAGTTTTTGCAATTTTCATATTTACCTTTGAACATTAAATATTCTAATGGAGAGGTAGATTCTTGTAAATCTTTTGCATAAGCACAGCAATCGTAATCAAGTCTAGTAAAACTCATTATATTATTATTCTAGAAAATAAATATTACTGGTTTAAAAAAATATTTTTATAGATTATTTTTTATACATTAATTTTTATTTTTGAAAAAATATGATTTATTATTACACCAATATAATCACTTGGTACTATTGTATTATAATCTTCCCAAATTTTATTTATTAATTTCTTTTTAAATTCATCATCCAGAATAAAATTATTTTTTAAACTAATTTTTTTTACCAACATTATTAACTCATTTGTTAAAATGTTTCTATTTGTTATATTAAATGGATATTCTATAAAAGGTACTATATTCATTAAAATCATTTCTAAATGATTATTAGGACATCCCATCTTATTTTTAATACTATAATTTAAATCCTCTTTCCATATATTTATTAAACTTTCAATTGATTCCTTTTTTAATCCCGATACAAATAATTCTAAATTTTTTAAGAATTCTGAAAACTTAATTTCATCAATACCTATTTTTTCATCTGGAGATATATACTTGAGCATAAAACTTAAATCTACATTTTTATTTTTATTTTGAGTTTCTATACATAATCTACACAAAACTGCCGTATCAATATCATTAAGATTTAATAAATACTTTTTATTTTTTCTAAACACTAAATGTTTCTGCATATTGGCACCATGATTTAACAAAAACATTATCATATTTGGATCTTTCTGTAAACACGCATATTCTAATAAAGTATGGCCATTTTTATCTACAATATCTATCTTTTCTCCTTTTTTTAAAAATTCTTTTAAAATAGTTGCATCTCCTAATTTGACACACTGGTGCAATGGTGTCAATCCTTCATTGTCATAAATATTATAATTATAAATATTATCTGTTTCTGTAATAGTTGATAATTTACCTTCTGCAATATGAGTGAATATAGAATTATCTATTGTTTTATAATTTTTTTCTAGTAATTCACTTATTATATTATTTATTTTGTAAAATGTATATTCTTTTATATTTTTCAAATAATCATTATTAAAATCTAAATTTTTCTTTTCTACTTTTGAAATTAATAATACTATCTTTTCTAATAAAGCTAAATTCGATAAGTTACTATCAGAATCATTGTTTTCCTTAGACCTCAAGTAATATTTTATTACTTTTTTCAAGTCTTTGTCTAATTCCATTAAATTTTAAAATAAATTATTATTTAAAAGTAAACTTATTTTAATATTTGAAACTAAATTCCCTAATTTCTTCATCGGTTGGTTTTTTAAAATCTCTATTATCATGAGTCCTTCTTGTTATTTCACCACCTCTTGGAAAAGGTAAAATTAAATGTTTTGGATCTTGATAATTTTTAAATAATATATCTTGTCGTTGATTTATATTTCCTTCTATTTTTAAATTAAATTTATCCTTATCTATTCTTGAAGATTCACCATATTGAATCATATTATTAATTTCAGAATTACCAAAACCTCTACCAGCACCCCTATGATCACCATAATAAGAAGTAAATTGATTTACTTTCCTTATTGTATTTGATTTTATATCAAGAGAATAATCTTTTGGGTGTAATTTATCTTTCATTGTTACTTGTGATTTTTTCTTTGAACTTACAGCAGGTAATAATAAAAATGATTCATCTTCAATACTAACATTTTTACTTGATACAAAACCTGCATTAGAAAAATTTTCAAGATCTCTTTTTACTCCATCATAATGTTTTACTTTTTTAGGTACAATTGTTGAACTATTTTTTTTGTTTAAATTTGAAACTTTATTTACTGCATTAACATAATTTGTATTTGATTTATTCAATAATTTACTTTCTTCTGAAATATTCCTATTGATAATATTGTTATTTTTACTTAATTTTTTATTTTTGGAATCTATTTGATTTAAATTATTCTTAGGATTTATTTGTTTTGATGTATCATTTTTATTCAATGATTTATTAATAGGTTTATAATATTTACTTACATCATTAGTTGAATTCTTTATAATTTTTTTTGGTTCATCTATACACTCGTTTCCATAATTAAATTTAATATTCATTAATTTATTTTATAAAATATATTTTACAAAATAAACAATTTAAATTGCTGATCCAAACATTCCTGTAGATGTTGTTGTTACTGCTCTTTTTAAACAGTTCTTACCAAAACTTTTACATTGTCCACCAGTTCCATACAACCAATTACCAAATCCTGTTTGATCATTAACAATTGTTGTTACTGGCATTGTATAAAAATTTCTATCACTTATATGTTGCCCCCATAAATCAGCAGGATCTGGAACTAATCTTTTATGAAATTTTTCTCTCATTTCATCTTTTACTTCATCAATGTCACAATTTTTTGGTCTACCTGGATTTTTGTAATAATCAGCTATAGTAAAGTTCATAAATGGATTTTCTACTGTAGGTTTGTAACATTTCTCATTTTCTTTTTTATGTTGTGTTGATTCAAAATTTTCTGTATTTCCTAACATATAAGAAACTATTAATAATACTACTGATATTGATAGATATGTTTGGTCTTTTCCAGTTACAATTATAATAATAGCATAATAAATAGACAATCTAGCAATTGCATTAACTTTTTCATTTTCACTTAAATTATTACTTGGAAAAAATTGGTTCATATCTTTAAATAATACGGAAATATTATTATACCATAAATTAGTCATATTAAATATAATTAGAATTTTTTTATTTAATATGAATTATTCAATTCTAGGATTAAATGGATTTAGACTTTCTACCACTAAATTATTTACAATAAAATTTGAAGAATTTTCTAATATTAGATTATAATATACTATCTCATCTATTACTATGTCTTTATATTTTAATTGATTAGTATGATTATTAAATTTCTTTATAAAAGGAAGATTAATATCTTTAACCATTACAAAATCTTTATTTGGTAACATTATTTTATGAAAAGGTGATACATATGTATCTATTGATGGATAATTTTTATCTAAACTATCTTTTGGAATAACATATGGTATATTATCTGAAGTAAATAAACTTGTAGACCATTTATTTACCCTTAATATTTTTATTTCATTTCCATTTTCATCATAAATATATTCTGAATCATTTAAATCCTTAATCATTGTATCACCATTTGGAGTTCTAACTAAAGATTCTGGTAAAAAGCAAGGTAATTTTTGATATATTTTTTGATTTACTACAGAACATAATTTCATATCCATTTTAATAGGTTCTATTTTTACTTTTTCATTTGAAGGTATTGTTAATTCAAAATTAATAATTGAATCTTTTGATATTAAATTTTTAAAATCAAATATTTGGTCATTAATTTTAATAGTTGTTTTATCTGTTACTTTTACAAATAAATTATAAGTTTCTTTTTTGTCTTTATTATTTGTTATCTCCAATTCTTCAAATTCAACACCACAATTAATTTGATTTTCTTTATAAATTAATGATGCAGATAATCTATATACTTTATAATCTTCATTAACATGTGATACTATTAAATTTTTATAAAAATGAACTAATTTTTCTTTTATATGTTCAATAAATTTTAAACCATTTGATTCATCAAAAGTATAAATAATATATGATTCGTTATTAGTTACTACAACAATATTGTTATAAAACTGAATTTTATCGACCTTATCTAATTTAACTACTGTTTTACTGTAAACTTCAAAATTTGGCTTGATTGTATAAATATATAACATAAATTGATCTTCAGATTTAATTATTGACATAAAGTAATTTTCATAGATATTGAAATCAATAATATTTTCATCTTTAAAAGATATAAAACTATTATTAGTTTCTAAATCATATAATACTACCTCATTGTCTTCCTTCCAAATTCCTAATAAATTATTATGTACATTTATTTTGATAATTTCTTTGTCAAAAGTAATTTTTTTCATATCTTCAACTTCATTAAATTGATCCAATTTTACTATATATAAAATACTTTCTTTATTACTTTTAGTTACAAAGAATAAATTATTGTTTTCCACTGTAAAAATATCTGTAAGATTTTCTTTTGAATTATTACTAATTGTATAAGGCATATTTGACAAATTATTAACATTCATTATACTTAAATTTGTATCATATCCCTCATTTGATTCACTTAAAATTAAAACTAATGGATTAATATAAATTATTTTGTTTATTGAAGATATTGTTTCTAATTTTAATTTTGAAATTTCTTTCATTTTAAATAAATCAAAAATGGTTAAAGTTTTATTGTCATTTTTTATCAAATAACGCTTGTTAAAATAATGTTTATTTTTTGAAACAGGTATTGTTGTTATCTCAGAATATTTTATTATTTTTCTTTCTAATGGATGGAATTTAATACATATATCTGAAAATGGAAAGTCTATTGATTTTATAGCTTTTACATGATTTTCTTTCAAGAATGGAATAAAGGTTGGATTCTTTTTAATAAATGAATCGGATAATATTACATCATTATCATCTGTTAAAATATTAAAATTATATTCCAATTGATCACCTTCTTTAACAATGGAATAACCTAAAAATTTAATGATATCATTGGTTTCTAATTCAATGATAGAATTTTTATTTTCAAGATTTAGTCTTATTATTTTACTTTCTTTAAAAACAACCATATAACTTTTACCATTTATATTAACTTTTAAAGAATTACCAATTTCTGACTCAAAATATAATCTAACTGAATTATCATTTATAAATAAAAAATTTGGCTTATTATTATCTAGAATATTATTGTCTTTCTGTGTATCATCAGATATTAATAGAAAGTCTTTTAATAAAATCTCATTTATAGTTTCCACTTTTTGGCATGATAAATTTATTTCATTTTCTTCAAACAAAAAATCAGAAATATTACTGGTAAAGCCTACCAAAATTTCATTAGGATGTTTTCTTATTGTTGTTAATTTATTATTTATTAAATAAACTGGTTTTAAATTTTTTATACATACTACATAATCAAGTGTAGTAAAAAATCCATAACCTAAAAAGTTTTCTTCATCAAATATCCTATATGGTAATGGTATATATGAATTTTTTGTACTTGAAATAAGAACAGTTGTATCTACAACATCAATTTTACTATTTGAATCAATATTAGATATCTTTGCAAAATTTATAAACAAACCATTGTTGTCTAATGCATAAACTTCTATTAATGATTTTTTTGAATTAATTAAAAATAAATATGAGTTAGAAAAAATAGCTTTATCAATATTAGTTTGTTCTATTGTTTGTCTTAAAACATTATTATCATCAATTATCTTAATTGTATTACTACCAATTATTGTAAACATATTATTACAAATATTTATTGTTTCTATAAAGTTTATGTTACAATTCTCCTTCTCTATTAATTGATTTTCTGAATTTAATATAAATAATAAACCATCATTATTACCTTTTGAATAAATATATTTAAAATTATTTGTATATGATGTTTTTATATTATCACCTTCCATATCCAATTTTATTATTTTTATTATTTTAAAATTATTATGAAGGTCAAGATGATATAAATTTAGTTCATTTTTCTCTAAAATTGAAATTATTGCAAAATCTCTAATAATATCAATATTAAAAGAACCAAAAATATTATCCAATTTTATTTTTCTTTTTAATTCAATATCATTTATATTATAACCATAAAAAATAATATTATTTTTACTAAATCCTGAAATATAGATTAAATCATCATTAACAAAATAATTGTATCCAAAGTTACTAACATGATCTTCTTCTGTAGTTTTAAGTACTTTAATTAAATTAAACCTAGAATCATATAATTCAGCAATATTATTTTTTTTTATTAAAAACATATTTAATTCATTAATAACCATAATATTTGAAATATCAAGTTTTAGTGGTAGTGATTTATTATAATTTAATTTTTTAATTTTCTTTGGAAATTTTTCAATAGTATTCATTGAACTTATTAAATTATGTACATTTTGTACTTTTTCAGTCATATATCTAATCTTAGATAATTTATATTTAATTTTACCATAATTTCATAAAAATTGAAATATTTATATATATATACCATTTAATTATCTATTATGTCCATAAACATTAAATATGAGGAACATGTAAGATATTTATCAAATGATGAATGGACTAATATGATTAATAATTGTATTAGAAAAATTAAAAGCACCGAAATTGGGAGCTTGCTACTAAATGATATTAATAACCATAAAATATATGGTCATAAAATTAATATTATTAACTATTCTAGAAATAGACATTTTCAATACCCCTGTATGTTTTTTTCTAATAATATAGGAAGATATGATGTAAACATTTGTATTCCAGATACGCCGTATTTTACTAAAGTACCTATTATGAGTCCAAAGCTTAAAGAATTAGCTGATTATGATTCTAATCTAAGTAATGTATATTCTTGTCAAGAAGTTCAAGATAAATTTGATAATGATTTTATAAAATCATTTTCTGTTTATAAATTTCAACCAGTAGTTGTTATGTTATTTCATGAACTTTTGCATGCTCTTAGATTATTTAGAGGTATTCATAAACAAGATACGGAAGAAGAATCAACAATGTATGGAATAATTGGAAATTCACTTTATCTTGAAGGTAAACTAATTACTGAAAATACATTTAGAAGAAATTTAGGATTATTCCCACGAATAAGTCATGATGCAAAATACATCCATGTATATGGTACATCAGATACTATTGCAGATAAACCAAAAGAATTTTGGAAAAGTGCATTTAATAAAATCAAATTGAAGATTTAATAAAAAGACTTGTCTCAAACAAAATATATTTTTTTATTTATTATTTAATTTTGATTCTATTTAAAAACATCTTAACATTGAGAGTAATATGAAATACGTATCTTGGGTAGAGAAAAATAGACCAAATAACTTGGATGAAATTTGTTACCAAGAAGATGTAAAATTAGGATTAAAAAATTTCGTAACTAATAATAATATTCCACATTTGTTGTTTTTTGGACCTTCTGGATCAGGTAAAACTTCAACTATTATTGCCTTAGCAAAAGAAATGTTTGGGCATCATTATAAAGATAGAATTAAGGAATTAAATGCTTCCGATGAAAGAGGTATTAATGTAGTTAGAGAAAAGATAAAAAATTTTGCACAAGAATCTATTAATATTAATCAAACTAGAATAATCAAAGGTAAAGAATATCAATTACCACCATGGAAAATAATTATTTTAGATGAAGCAGACAATATGACTAGTGAATCTCAATATGCATTGAGAAGGATAATGGAGGAATATTCAAAGGTAACAAGATTTTGTATAATCTGTAATTATCATCATAAGATAATCGATCCTATTGTTTCAAGATGTAGTTTATTTAGATTTAAACCTATTCCAAATAATATGATAAAAAAACAATTAAAATACATATCAAAAAAGGAAAAATTTAAAGTTTCAATATCAGTTGTAAATAAAATATGTGATTATGCAAGAGGTGATTTGAGAAAAGCAATTAATTTTTTACAAAGATGTTATAATTGTTTTGGAGAAGAGATTACTTCTTTAATTATAGATGAAATATCTGGTATTATTGATGAAAAAAAATTAAAAAAATTTATTAATCTATGTATAGATCAGAATGAAGAACAAGTTTTGGAATTTATTGATTATATTTATAATTCTGGTTATTCAATAGTAAATCAAATTTTACCAATACATAACTTAGTTTTAGATTCTAATAAATTAACTAGTAACATGAAATCAAAAATAATTATTACATTAGGAAATATAGATCAAAATTTAATTAAAGGATGTGATGAATATATACAATTGTATAGACTAGCTTATTTTATAATGAGTCTTAAAGAATCTAAAAATAAGAATTTAATTACTGCAATTTAAAAAATAAAGATTTAAACATCTAACGTATTTAAATAATAATAATGGAATATAATTTGCCCTGGGTAGAAAAATATAGACCAAAGTGTCTTGATAATATTGTAGGTCAGAATAAAATTATCAATTCATTAAAAAATATTTTTGATGGTGGTTCTTTTCCACATTTACTTTTTTATGGAGGATCTGGGTCTGGTAAAACATCTACAATTCTAGCAGTATTAAATGATTATTTTGGTAAGAAAAAAAAATTAATGGTTATGAGGTTAGATGCTTCCGATGACAGAGGTATTAATTCTGTTAGAGAAGAAATAAAAGGTTTTGCTGAGAAAAAAAATTATTTTTCAACAGGAATAAAAGTTATTATTTTAGATGAAGCAGATAGTATGACATTTGATGCTCAATTTGCATTAAGAAGGATAATTGAAAAGTATTCTAATAATACTAGATTTTGTTTGATTTGTAATTATGATAATAAAATTATACCAGCTATTAAATCTAGATGTGTTGAATTTAAATTTAATCCTATTAATGAAAACATTATGATTAATCATTTAAAATCTATAGCAGTAAAGGAAAACTTAGAATATAAGGAAGAATCATTTAAAGTCCTTCATAATATTTCTAAAGGTGATCTTAGAAAAGCAATAAATTTAATGCAATCAGCTTCAATTATAAAGAATAATAAAAAGACTCAAAAAATAGTATTAGATACTGACTTATGTTATAATGTATCTGGTTATCCTTTACCAAAACAAATTCTAGAGATAACAAAAATTCTTTTGGATGAAAAAATTAACCTAGAAAAAGCAACAAAAAAAATTCATAGTATAGTAATGGATAATGGTTATTCTATATCTATAATTTTAAAAGAAGTTATTGAGGTAATGTTAAAAATGATAATTTCTAAAGAATTAGATGCAACTAAATATGCTTTAGTATTTTCTGAATTATCAAATTTGGAGAGTAAAGTATCAAAATCTACTTTTGGAGATATTTATCTTTCCATGTTTATTTCTTTATTCAAGCAGTAAATTTTATATTTATGATGATAATATTATGATAAATATAAAAAAATTGAAAAAATAATACTTATTGACAGAACTAGAATTAGTATGTCGTGTGTTAGTTTCAGCCAGGACAGTAATACCGCTCAGGGTTTTACCCAGAGCACGGGCACCAGTACAGCCCACCCTACCGGATCCAGTCTTACTGGTATCCTTACCTCTCTAGCTAAGGAGCACAAGTCTGCTCCTGATAAGCTGGGGGAGAATGGCGATCCTTGCCATTCTAATCTTGGGGTCTATTCTGATGATCTCGAGCAACTTGCCTCCAAGACTCTTGCTCTAAAGCAGGAACTTGTAGGCAATGAAGAATCACGCATCACGAGTGTCGTGGAAGGTCATTGGAGGAATGTCACTCATATGCTTTCTTCACTTTCTGAACAAGATCGAAAGGCACATATTGTTCTGCTTTTCAAGCTTACGTTCTTTTCCCGAGCAATCCGTTGCCAAGGGAATCGTTCTCGGGTTCAGTTCTTTGAACTTTTCAAGAAGATTCGTGCTGAGTTTCCGGAAGAGTCTCTTAGTGTTCTCAGTCTGATTCCCTACTATGGGTGCTTTCAAGATATTGACAAGATGATCACTTACTACCAAAAGGTAGGTGACTCAGAACTTGTCAATGGTCTTGTCAATGTCTACTCTGATGCGCTTGCAATTGACTTTCAGAAGATCTTTGGTGTTGATGTTAGGTCAACTCCTTTCCAAACTCTGATGAGTATGGTTGTACCTCTAAACAAGGGTTTTGTCAATAAGACCCCTGAAGAGGTAAAGGCATATTGTCGGGAAAAGGGGATCAACAATCTGACACAAGCATGCAAGTGGATGAAGCGCGAAGGCAAGTCCGGATCGGCTCATCGTGACATGATTATTGATTCTCTTTTCAAGGGATATCCATCACTTAATCAGGGTCGCAAGCTTATGCGCCATTGTACCACTTTTGGATCAAAGCTCCTTGTTGTAGTTGAGCAGTTCATGACCAGTGGAAACTGGGCTATCATTGATCCAAAGTTTGTACCAAGCGTAGCCACCACAAAGCATCGTCTTGCATTTCTTAACAAGACCAAGTCTGGAGAGACTCGTTCTACTGACGAAGGTCGCGTTAGTTGTGCAGATACTTTCCTGACAGCAATTCTTGAAGGTAAGATCAATGGTGCTCAGAGTGATCTGAAGAAGCTTGCCGATCTCATCTGGGAAAAGGGAAACTTTGGTGGATCCTACTGTTATTCTTACAAGCAGAAGTCTACACTGACTGAAGTTGAGCGAAAGCTCATCAATGCTCAGTGGAAGGAGATGGTAGGATTTGTTCGAAAGCTTGTTGAAGAAAAGCATGCAAAGGATCTTGCTGAACGTCAAGCTCGTATTGATGCAGGAGAGGCAGATGTTCCTCCAGTTCAAGATCCTAGGGCAGTAATGCCTGTTGTTGATACTTCTGGTTCAATGTCATCTGCTGGAGTGATGCATTATGCAATTGCTATGGGCATTGTGTGTGCTTCCATCAGTACCATTCCTGGTAAGCTGATTACATTTTCTGAAGCACCGGAAGTATTTAGCTTTAACCCAGACGAAGACATCTTCACTCTTGTTCGAAAGATTATGGGTTGCAAGTGGGGAATGAACACAAACCTTGATGCAACCTATCAACTTCTACTTGGAGAGATGAAGGTAGCCAAGACAAGTGGTTCTGATATTTCCACTGATTTTCGACTTGCTATCTTTACGGATGGTCAGTTTGATTCAATGGTATCATACGGTTCCACGGGAACAAGCTATGGCTATGGTAGAAGGGCTATGCTTTCAGGGTTTGATACTTTTCAAAAGCGTCAAGAGAAGGCTTTTACTCAGGCTGGTTTTGGTGTACCCCTAGTGGTATATTGGAACATGGCTAATCGGTCGGTTGGATTTCCAGCTCAAAGTGACACTACTGGTGTTCTTCTTGTTGCTGGATTCAGCCAGACTGTTATGGTCGAAGTTATGAGTGGAGACTATTCTCTGGTGATTGATGAGGATACTGGAGCTGTAAAGGTGAATGTCACTCCTCTTGAGAGCTTTCTCAAGACCATGAATGACGAGTCTTTTGACCCAGTTGTTATGGCTCTTGATACTTGTTGGAGTAAGAGTCAAGATACACCTCCTCCGGCTCCTAGTGCAATAGATCTTGAAATTGCAGACCTGGAAGCTAAGCTTCTAGTGGCAAAGCAAGCTAAGGCAAATGCATCTGTCTAGAGGTAAAAACCTGTTCTTTTATTCGTGATTTGTGATTGTAAGCAATCATTAAATTTTTAATAATTGTTTTCAAAAAATTGATATTTTGACTCTAAATATCATAATGATCAATTTAATATGTCCGTAACAATGGAAGAATTAGCAAGTAACTTCGAGGAATTCGAAGAATTCAATATTGTACACAAACAAGACTATTATATTGTTAATTTTAAATTATCTAATAATGTAATAAAAGTTCATGTTTCAAAAGAACTTGAATATGTTTTTGTTGAATCTGATGAAATTGATTTTAGTGAACTAAATACTAAATTGATTTTTGATAAAAATTTTTCATCAATTAACTCTTTTTTAAAAGATACTAAATCTGATGTTCAAGTAAATAAAAAAGAGTATAATGATATCTTTGGTATCTTTAGAGATAGAGAAGTTTATAATAAAGGAAATTGTAATTTCAATTTAATGTATGAATTTTTAAATAAATCAAATCTTAAATCTGAAATGAGTATTTCTAAAATTCCAAAAAATCTACTCTATAATAAAAATCAAATTATTGATATTATTATTAAAGAAATGAAGAAAGTTAACTCCAATAAAGATCATCCTCATTGTATCATTCCAACAGATAAACCATATTTATTTGAAATGTATATCAACCTTAAGGATTCAATGCAAGTAATTTTGGAACTATCAATTGATCCAGAATTGTATCCATTTATGCCTCCAAAGGTAAAGTATATTTCGCCAAGTGCCAAAAGATCGCTAGTATATAATCTTTCTAATATTAGTATACTTGAAGTAGAGAATTGGAATCCAACAATTACTCTTGATTGGCTTATTACTAGTATTGCAAGTAACCTTTCTAATTTGAGAAAAGAATTTATTGAAGATAATGATGAAAGTGAATTACTTGAAATTGATAAAGATATTATTGAATTTAGTTCTATAATTGGAGAGAGAATTTATGGTGATATTAAATTAGAATTTGATTATGTAAAATTTTCATTAACAGCTAATGATACTAGTGGAAAGGAAAACAAATATTGGAAATCAGGTGTTGGTTATGGATATTCTGGTCGTAATGAATGGGATATTAAAAAATATGTCAAAGATATTGAGGTCAAAAATAATAATATTTCCAAAATGTTTTCAAACTTTCTTAACCAGATAACTAAAAATGAAATTTCTATTAAAACTCTTACTAGATCACCTGTTATGAAATATATTAGAAATTCTATTTGTAATTGTACACTTTTAGATATCAATAAAAACAAAATTATTTATGAATCTTTGTTACCACTTGTTAAGGAAATTTATACAAAATTACATCAAGAATTAAATGAATGGAAACTTGAAATTCATAATGGTCTTGAGGCTCTTAGACAAGATATTACACCAATGCTCGCTAATCTTACTGATGAAACCATGCTACCTTATTATGTTTATATTATTTCTATAGCTGATCATGTTAAGGAAAGTGCAGATCAATTAGTCAAACAAATGGAAGAATCTCCAATGTCTTCTATTTCATCCGATAAACCAATTGATCTATATAATAAAATGATTAAAGAAGAGCAAGATAAGATGTTTAATGGTTATACAATTAATAGTAGCCATAGATTTAGTAGTAAGAAATCTGCAAGTCTAAATCCAAAGGCTTTAATGAGAATTACCTCTGAATTTTCATCATTGAGGAAAAATCTACCTATTAATTGGGATACAAGTATTGTAGTTAGAGCTTCTTCTGATAATCTTAATATCTTCTCATTTGTGATTACAGGACCAAAAGATACTCCTTATCATAATGGAATTTATGAATTTCATGCTTATTTCCCAGATAATTATCCTAATTGTGAACCAAAGGTTCTTCTGGATACAACTGGTAATAGTAGTGTAAGATTCAATCCAAATCTATACAATTGTGGAAAAGTATGCCTATCTTTACTTGGGACATGGAGTGGTCAAGATGGTGAATCTTGGAATAAAGATACATCTACATTTTTACAAGTTCTAATTTCCATTCAATCATTGATCTTAGTTGAAAAACCATATTTCAATGAACCAGGATGGGAAAGGGAAATGCATACTGAACGTGGTAAACAGATGAACTTTAATTATAATGATAATATACGTTATAGAAATCTTCAGTGGGCTATTGTAGATAAGATTAAGAATCCAGCTCCAGGATTTGAAAGTATGATTATAGAACATTTTAAATTTAAAAGACAGGAAATTATTGAAACGGTTGAATGTTGGATATCTGAGTCAAAGAAATATTCTAATGAAATGAAGAAACTTCTAGAAGAATTCAAAACTTTGGTTTAAAATGTAGTTTAATATTATTTGTATTATGAACTTATTATGGTACAAAGTAACAGATCTAAGAACTAAAGATCATTCAGCTTTATTTAATTCTTTTGTGGGTAAAAAAGATGTTATAATAGTTTTCTTTATTGATCCAAGATTTTATCAAAATATGAAATTTGGACATATAAAATTTGATAAATTTAAAGATAGATTTATGTTAGAATCAGTTTTAAATTTATATAATAAAATAAAAGAATACAAAGGTCATTTGAATATTTATTTAGATAAACCAGAAGATAAAATTCCAGAATTGGTAGAAAAATATAATGTAAAAGAAATTTTTAGTATTTCAGATACAACTGATGAAGAACTAAAAATTGTTAAGAAATTAAAAGATAGGTGTAAAAATATTATATATACTGAATCTTGGGATAATACATTATTTCATATTGAATCTATTCCAAAAAAAATTCCAGATATATTTACAACTTTTAGAAAATCAATTAATTTAAAAGATATTAAAGAGCCAATTGAATTTAATTTTAAAAAATTAAAAAAGAGTATAATTGATATTGATAATATTGATGTAGTAAAAAACAAATTAAATAAATTTAATTTTGAAACTCAATTTGAAGGCGGTGAAGATAAAGCATGGAAAAGACTTAACTATTACTTTTTTGATAAACAATTATTATCCAATTACAAAAAAACAAGAAATGGATTATTAGGAATGGATTATTCTAGTAAATTTTCACCTTATTTAGCATTTGGAAATATATCAGCAAGATCAATTTATCATATGATTCAGAATTATGAAGAAATTGTTGAAAAAAATGATTCTACATATTGGTTATATTTTGAATTACTTTGGAGAGATTACTTTAGATTTCTTAGTATAAAATATGGAAATAAACTTTTTAAATTAACTGGAATAAAAGATAGAAAAATAGAATGGAAACCAAATAATAATGAAACAATACAATTATTTGAAAAATGGAAAAATGGAGAAACTGGTTATCCTTATGTTGATGCAAACATGATAGAAATGAAATCTACTGGGTTTATGAGTAATAGAGGAAGACAAATGGTTGCTTCATTTTTGGTAAAAGATTTAAAAATAGATTGGAGAATGGGAGCAGAATATTTTGAATCCATACTAATTGATTATGATGTTGCATCAAATTATGGAAATTGGAATTATGCATCGGGGGTTGGAACAGACCCACGTGATGATAGATATTTTAATGTGTACAAACAAGGAATGAATTATGATAAAGATTGTGAGTTTATATTACATTGGATTCCTGAATTAGAAAAATTTAATAAAAAAGACATTTTAAATAAAAGAAATTTAACAACATATCATAAACCAGTTGTACAAATTAAAAATTATTACAACTAATATTATAAAATAAAAAATTTTTTTATTTTTTACTTTTTAAATAATAACCTTTTATATGCTTTTTTGCAAAACAATCTGATACAAAGTGTCCTTTATATCCACATCTATAACATTCTGCATTATTTTTATAAATATTTGTTTTTATTTTATTGTCATATTTTAAAATATCATCAATTGAATCATCTTCATCTTCAAAAAACTCAATAATTTGATTTAATGCACATTTTATTTTTCTATGAGATGAAAATAAAGAGGTTATACAATCACAAGGTTCATTTGGATCTATAACTGATATTTTTTCTTTTTTATTTTGATATTTTTTACAATTAACAGCGAAATGAGTTTTTGAACCACAAATGTAACATTTGTCATTTACACTAGTAAGTATATTATTTAAAGTAATTAAATTACTCTCACTTAATTTAATTTGACAAAAACTACCACCTCTAACATTATTAATTCCGTACCTTTCCATATACTTTAATGTATATTTGTCTTCATCAAAATTGTCACAGTTTTCAATTACTTCTATTAACTTTTTGGGTTTATATTTTTTAGTCCAAAATGATCCATTATTATTAATATGATCATTTAGTCTAAAAGAAATATTATTGGTTTTACCCACATAATATTTATTATGTTCTAGTTCTAAAATATAAATATTTGTCATTAATTACTTATCTTTTTATTTTTTAAATATTATTAGTTTTAAGTAAATTGGCTAGACTTTCAATTAATTCATTTTTTTCAGAAACACTTTTTTTATTTTTTGATTTTATTTGTTCTAATTCTTCACGCAATTTATAATTTTGTTCAGTTAATTGATTGTTTAATTCTTTTAATTCAATATCATTTTGTTGCAACATTTTATTAGATTTTAAAAAAGTTTCATTAGATTTTAACAAAGTTTCATTATCTATAAAATTATTTTTTTCTTCAAGTAGTTCCATATATTTCCTTAACTCTTTCATTTCTAATTCATTTTTAATATTTAATTTTTTTCTAGTTTTATTTTCTTCTTGTAAATCTCTATTAATTTCATTTAATTTGTAAAATGTTTTCTTAAATTTTTCATTTTCTTCTTCTAATTTTTTATTTTTTTTAGTTAATTCAACTATATTATATAAATTTTTATATTCTTCAAATTCATTTTTTAGTTTTTGATAATTAGATTCTAATTTACCTTTTTCTTCTTGGTAATTTTTTTTTATTCCATCAATGATAAAATGATATGTCCAATCTTCTGGGTTTATATCAATACCTAATTCTTTTTTAGCCAAATGTAGTTTTTCTTCTTCATTATCATCTATAATTTCTTGTAAACTTTCATTATCTTCAATTAATTTTTTATTTGAATTTTTAATTTGTATTAATTTCATATTATAGGATTTTTCTATTGAATTAATTGTAGATAATAATTTTTTATTTTCTTCTTTTAATTGATTACTAATTTTTGTTTCTACTTTTAGTAGTTCTTTTATTTTATTAAAATTTTCATCTCTTAATTTATCTATTTCCTCTTTATTGTCAACTAAGAAATTATAATAACTTTTTATTATCAAATCTTTAGAAGACAGAAATACTTTTAGAAAATCATTCATTGCACACATACTGCCATAACCACCATGATAAGTAAAAGTTTCTCTGTTTTCAAAAGAAAATAAAGATAATATATCTAATATTTGTTGGGGTAATTTTATTTTATTATATGTCATTTTGTGAACACGTTCTACATAACCCCAAGCAGGACAATTATTATTTTCTTCTATTACAATATTTCCATAATTTGTTAAATAACAGCTATGACATTTGTTTGCCTGATCACAATTATGAGTAACTAATACTTTTACTATCCATTCATCATCTTTTAATAATTCATTTGATAGGGAATATTTATTTGATGACCAATCTTCGCGTTTTTTTATTCTGTCATTACATTTTTTTTAATATCTTCTTGTTTTTCTTTTCCTAAAGGATATGAGTCTTTGTAAATATTTTCAATACTTAATTTAGAGTATAATTGTTCCATATATACTAGGGTCATTCAGAATATAACTTTGTTTCAACTTTTTTAAAAAGTTGATAACTTTCCACTAATGATTCTACAATTAAAAGTAATAATATTGTTAAAATATTTTAATGTAATTTTATATATATATATGAAAAATATTAATTTAAAAAAATATTTAGGAAATCTTAATTTAATTGGAAGTGCAGACCATAATTCATTTGATAGTAATTCAGATTGGTCTTTAATTAGCAGAGGTAATTCAGATGGATCTTACCCTAGCATTGATAATGGATTTTTTCCTAGCAGAGGTAATTCAGAAGGAAGTTTTGTTATTATTGGAGATGAGGAAGAAGAAGTTGTTAATCAAGACCTACCAGAAAATATTAAAGAGTTTTATAAACAAATTGATAAATTGGAAGGAAAAAAGATCGATTTTAATATTGATTACGAAAATGATATTTTAGAATCTGTAATGAATAATATAAATGCAAATCCAGATTTTTTTAATAGAAAAATAAATATAGTTGAAAAAAACACTCCCAGTATTGATTTTGGAGGTCCGACAAGAATGTTTTTTACAAAATTTTCAGAATATTTAATTTCTGAAGAAATTATAGAAAGGAAAATAAATTTAAAAGGTTCTGATAAAGGAGAACGCTCTAAATTAAAATTAAAAGATATTATGGAAGAATATGAAGAAAAAGGACTAAATTATCAACCAACATCAAAAGATATGATAGAAGATTATCAAGAAAAATGTACAAGTTCTCAAATAACATCAAAAGATGGACAAGATGATAATAAAAATTTAAATTTAAAACCAAGATATTTTATTGAATCATCAAATGGTTATTTTAGATTACATAATTATTATGATGAAAATAATTTTCCTAAATACCAATTAATAGATTACTTCAACATTGGACGTATGTTTGCTTATGCAATAAAATCAAAAAATATTATAAATATTCCATTAAATCCATTATTACTTCATTTATTATTATCTAAAGAGATTGTTGAAAGTTCAGATGAAAATTCTAATTTTTTAGATTTAGTTGATATTTTAGGAGAATATCCTATTAAGGAACATTTTATAAATATTTATAATTTAGTAAAAAGTGAAGATCTGACTTTAAAATTTCTTAATATTAACAATCTTGATGAAGTAATAAAAATATTTAATTATTATGATGAAGAAATTTTAACATCACCTCCATATCTTATATATAATAATTTAAGAAACATATCTCAAGATTCACAAAAAAAAGATGATGATGATATAATAGGTAAAAATATTAAAGATATTGAAGATAAATTAAATAATTTAAACAAAGAAATGGCCCAAACTTTGGACAGGGAAATTATTATAAGAAAAATGAATGAAAGAAAAGAATTACAAAGTCAATTAAACAACTTAAAAAAGCAACAATTAGAAAAGCAGGAACTTGAAGATTTAAAGGAAACAAATCAAGAAAGTAAAAAATTTGATTTTAAAAGTGAGATATTTAATAAATCATTTGATGTTCCATTTGAATCAAAAGATAAATTTGTATTGTATATGATTAAATATCATTCATTTCTTATAAATTATAAAGAAACCATGGAATTTATTAGAGGATTTCATTCAATAATTTCTCCGGAACATTTAAAAATATTAGATATTAAAACATTGGATTATTTAATTGCTGGTGAAAAAAAAATAGATTTAAACTATTTCTTAGATAATCTAAGTATTCAAGAAATACAAATTGAAGGCGAGCAAGCATTATTAACGGATGATAAAAAGAAATTTATAATAGATATTATAACTAGAGAAGCCGGTGAACATTCTGATTATCTTAATTATCTTTTATATTTATTCACTGGATCTAAACGTTTAGGTCCAAAAGGATTCAAAAAAAAATTCAGAATAGTTTTCGATAAAATATTCAATAAAGAATCAGCCACTCATACTTGTGATGATCACATATATATTGAAATGCGTAAGGAATTTTTAACAGATGATGATAAAATTGAATACTATATGGAAAAGAGAACTTCAAATGAGAAATTAGAAAGATTTTTTAGTTACAAAAATATTATGGAGTTAGGAAACATTAAATCAAATTATGTCGGTGGATCAGTATAAATAAAATTTTTAAATATAAATCATTAATAAAATTTTTATTTAAAAATATAGGGTATTTTAGATGAATTCAAATGTTTGTATATTAGGATATGGAAATTCTGGAAAAACAACTTTTGTAAATAAAATATTAGGTTCTGAAAGATCTATTATTTCTGCAACAGTAGGTGTTGAATATAACTCAAAAATAGTTTACTATAAAAGTAAACAATTTCGCTGGCAAATCTGGGATTGTGGTAATTTTTCAAGTTATCATTCCTTTTTAACTTCTTATATTAAAAGGAGTCATATTTTTTTAGTTTTTTTAGATTTATCTGCACCTATTTACGGTCAAAATATAGATCATTGTATAAATACAATTTATGATTATCACGAAAATCCTTATATTCTACTTGTATGTTCTAAAGCTGATAAAGATAAATTAGTTAGTGATTTTGATATTTTAAATATTACTAAAACATATGAAATTGATTTTATAAAAATTTCTTTGAAAGATGACTCATTTGATTTATTAATTGATGTTATAAATAAATATATGTTTGATAATAATTTAACTTTTGATAATATTTTAAAAAAATCAATAACAAACACAATAGAAAAAAAAGAAGAAAAAAATAGAAGCTTTTGTTGTATTTTCTAATGTATATTAAATGATATTAAATGCTAAAGATTATTTTAATAATAATATAATTAACAAAAATAAAGAATATAATATATTTCTTGTCAAAAATAATAAAGATATTGATGATATGATAAACTTTTTTATTTTATTTAAAAATGATAAAAAAAATAATAAATATATTGGTTTAGATTTTGAGTTTAATTCCAGTCCAGATGGGAAAAAAATTGCTCTTTTTCAAATTAATTTAGAAAATGATTCAGATGAAGGTAAAATTTATTTATTTTATCCACCAGATTTGAATAAAGAAAATACAAATATATTAAAAAGTTTATTAATGGATTCAAAAATAAAAAAAATATTACATGGAGCTGAATCATTAGATATTCCATATTTATTCAAAAATATATTCATTACTTCAAAAGAAAGACAATTATTTTGTAATAATTTATTTGATACAAGGTATATGTGTGAGTACATGCATCTTGATTTAAAATTAAATGAAAAATGTAAAATTTATAGTATTTTGTTAGAATTAAAAGTAATTACTAAAGATCAATATAATAATTTATTAAAAAATGAAGAAGAAATGGGACCTATATATGAAGTTGATATTGATGTTAGAAATTTAGATAAAAACACAATGTTATATAGTGCATTTGATGTTTTATATTTACCAAGATTATTGGAACAATTTCCAGAAAATGATATATATGAGAAACTGATTCCGCAAATAACATGTTTTAATTTTATAGATAGATACGAAGATATTTTTACAAAACCATTTTCTGAATTATTAAATAAAGCAAATAATTATTTTTTATTTACAAGTAATAACAAAAAAATAAAATTAATAGATGTATTTAATTATTACTATTTTACAAGAAAAGGAATAATATTACATTTTATGGAAATTAATTATTACAAAAAATTTCTAGAAACATTTATTAAATTTATTATTTATAAAAATGTAATTAAGCTATATAAAGTATATATGAAAAATGATGTTTTAGAAGATATTTCTAAAGATTTACTCAAATTAGAAATTGAATTTACAAAAATAAATTTGCCAGACAACTTTAATAGGTTTTTTTCTGATTTAAGGAAAGAATTAAAACAAGAAATTATTTTAATGTAAAAATTTCAACCATTTGTAAAATAAAGTATAAGTTTATTTTAGTAATGAATAATATTATAGATAACCAAATTTCGGTTAATATACCTTACAAATCTAGTCTTGCAAATTATGTCAAGGGATTTGCATCTTCTTTTCCAACAATTAATAATTTTAGATGTGAGTCTATATTTCATTCAAATGAAAATGACTCATTAGAATTAGAAATAGATTTTGGTTTACATACAGTTGAATATCAATATGAAGAACAATTTTATAATATTTACATATCATACAAAGAAGTAGGAGAATCAGTTGGTACATATTTTGCAGCAGAAAAGTTAGAAAAAATAGATGTTTCAATTGAAATTAATGATAATGATAAAGAATTAAAAAGAAAAGTATTAGAACAGTTTTTAAAAGATTCCAAAAATCATTTTAATAAAAAAGATGATAATGAAATAATTTGTAAAATTTTAAAATCTGGTTATTGGTCAACACTATCTAAATTACCAAAAAGAGATATGGAAACAATTTATCTTGAACAAGAAGAAAAAGATAAAATTATAAAAGATATTTCTACTTTTAAAGAATCAAAAGAAAAATATAATGAACTTGGAATTCCTTGGAAAAGAAATTATTTATTAGAAGGTCCTCCTGGTACAGGTAAATCATCTTTAATATTTGCTTTAGCATCAAAATTTAATATGAATATTCATATTATTAATTTAGGTCCAAAAGTTGATGATTCTACTTTTATGTCTGCAGTTTCTAGTTTACCAAATAATACTATTTTATTATTAGAAGATATTGATGCACTATTTGTTGATAGAAAAGCTAATGATTCAAATAAAAGTATGGTTTCTTTTTCCGGTATTTTAAATGTTTTAGATGGCATGGGAAGAAAAAATGGTCTTATTACTTTTATGACAACTAACTATATTAATAGATTAGATAGTGCTCTAATTAGACCAAGTAGAGTTGATATTATAATGAGATTTAAAGAAGCAGGTAAAGAACAAATAGAACGAATGTTTAAAAAATTCTTTCCAAATAGAGATGATTTTGATAAATTGTATAAAAAAATGGAATATGTAAAATGTTCAATTTGTGCTATTCAAAAATTTTTTATGCATGTTAAATTTAATTGTGATTCTGAAGATAATGTCTTAAATATCAAATTATTAAAGGACATTGTTGAGGAAATGGATAATAAGTCTAAACCTGAATCTAGTCTTTACATATAATTAATATATAATAATTAAAGGATATATAGTATGAAAAAAATTGAATATAGATAAAAAAAATTGAACAAAATATTTAAAGAAACGAAACCCTTATATATTAAGAATGTCTGATCAAACCCAAAAAAGTAAAAGTAAGAAATTCCAACGTAAGGCTGGAAAAACCCTTCTTGTAAAAGCAAAGGAAGGAAAGACTGTAGATGAATCTTGGCTTTCGTCTTTAGATGGACTAGTTTCTGATGGTGTATCAAAAACTGAGAAAACTGGTTCTTATTTCCTTACTTTCAATGATGTGGGAAAATCTCTTGATGCCCTAAAAAATCTTAAGAAAGATCATGATGATGATTTGATGGTTAAATTTGCTCATTATCGTGTATTCTTCAAATTTACAAATGGACTTGTTGAAGGAGTCGAATATGATGTAGTAAAGGAAACTCATGTATCTTTCGTAAAAGAACATACAAATTCTGAAGTACTTTACTACAAACTTTACCGCGGAAAGGATGGAAACTTCCTTGGATGCGGTGATATGACTCTTGATACTAAAGATGCACTTGACAAACTCCTAAGTAAAGATGATCATAAAGAATTTGATCTTGGAAAAGATATGACTGGAGTTTTCTATCGTTATGATAGAAAGGGAAGCAAGAGCTCAGAAAATGAGGTTCAAGCATCTGCTTAGATTCGTTTAATGATTAAAAAGTAGTTGCCTTATTAATTTATATAAATTTTTAATATTTTTAAAAAAATTTATTAAAATTTTAATTTGATATATATACTATATGAATAGTTTAGAGAAACTTCAATTATTTGGAACAGAAATTGTTGCAGATACAGGAGATATTTCTTTAATAAAAAAAATAAAACCAGTAGATGTAACTACTAATCCATCTTTAATTTTAAAATCATTAGATAATGAAGAATACAAAAAATTATATGATACAAAAGATTTAGAAGAATTATTAGTTAATTTTGGTGAAATGATTTTGCAATATATTGATGGATATGTATCAATAGAAGTAAATCCAAATTATAGTTATGATACTAATAAAACAATAGAAGTTGCAAGAAAGATAATTAAACTTTTTGAGGAGAGAGATATAAATAGAAATAGAATTTTAATAAAAATAGCAACAACATGGGAAGGAATAATGGCTGCTAAAATTTTAGAAAAAGAGAATATAAGATGTAATATGACATTAATTTTTTCTGAAATTCAAGCTCTTGCTTGTGCTCAAAATAATGTTACTTTAATTTCACCATTTGTAGGAAGAATTACTGACTGGTATAAATCAAAAGGGTATATTTATGAAAAACCAGAACATGATATGGGAGTTATATCTGTTAAAAATATTTTTAATAGATTAAAAAGTTTAAATAGTAAAACTATTGTGATGGGTGCTAGCTTTAGAAACATAGATCAAATAAAAGAACTAGCTGGTATAGATAAATTAACAATATCTCCTAATTTAATTAATGATTTAGAAAATAATATAGATTATAACTTTAATAAATTAATTACAGATAATAATAATTTAGTAATTGAGGAGAATAAAGAAATAACAAAAGAATATTTTGACTTAGAATTACAAAATAATTTGATGTTTAAAGAGAATTTAGAAAATGGAATAAAAAAATTTATTAATGATACAGAATCAATTATAAAATTTTTATAAGCAAATATATTTTGTTTTATTTAAAACAAATTAAAAACCAGAATTTAGACTAATCACAAGATCAATAGTTGAATCATTTGGAATAAAATAATGACCAATCATATCAGAATCAATTAATTCAGTTTTACCTTTTTTTGTATTAGCAAGTAATTTATATGAATTGGGACTTAATTTAATTTTTTCATAAATATGATATTTAATAATAGAAATTTTATCTCTTGAATTCAAATATTTTACTTCAATATTATTACCTGATATAGTTTTAATATTGAAAGTAAACCATTTATTGTTAACTATAATTGAATAATTTGAATTTCTATTCCACAAATTTTTTTTTGGGAAATTAGATTTTCCATAAATTGGATTATTATTAATAAACCAAACTTGTTCTTCTGGATAAACACATGATTTTTCTCTGATTAATTCTTTAGCTTGAGATAATGTAGTATTTTCATCTACATTTATTTTAAAAGTTTCTAGTTCCATGTTAATAAATAACAAGTTTACAAAAATATCCATTCTAATTTATATTAGATTATTTTTTATTATTTAAATCAGAGATTAATTGAAATATTCTATCTAATTTTTCTTCTGTTTGTATTAAAATTAATGGTAAATTTGTATTGTAATTATCATTCATTAATCCAGATACTTCTTCTAACCATTTTTTATTCATCTCATCATCACCTGGTGCACCTAACATAAATACACTTTCACATATAAATTTTAAATATTCTTTTAACTCATTAGTCCATGCTTTATCACATAATAATTCAACAATTACTTCTACATTAATCTTTTCTGAAAAACTTTCTCTTCTTTTCTCTGGTACCAATATAAGAATTCTTTTACTTATTTCAGTCATTACTTCAGCTATTGGTAATACATTACCTGATGACAATTCCTCCTTTAACATATCAAAATAAGCTTTTTTCATAGTGTTTGCAATTTTTCCAGTCAATTCTTCATATGATTTTTGTAAACCTTCATAAATTAATTCATAGTTTTCTTTAAAGTTTTCTACGTCAAAGTATGGATCAAAAAATTTAACATTTCCCAAAACTTCTACTTTCATTCTTTCTAATTCAGTAATGATAATCTTTTTTTCTTCATTTGAAATTTTAGTATCAGCGTTGATCTTTTCAATGTGTTTACATCTATTATAATATGAAATTATTATAGACTCAACCATTCTAGATTTATCACTTTCTTTCCATTGATCGAAAATGATTTGATAATTGTTTAAAAGTAGCCATAATTTATCTACTTCTTTTGATTCTTCTAGTAAATTAATTCTTTTAACTACTTCATCAGACCATTCAAGGATTGATTTATCCATTTGATGTTTTTCTTTTCCTAATAATTCGTCAGGATAGAGAACAATCATATAAGCAGTAATAAGAATTCTTTCATTTATTTTTAATCCATTTTTATAATTATTAAATACTTTCAAATATTTTTTTACAGCGTTTTTAACATCCTCCTTTCTTATGTATTTAGAAAAAGAATTAAAATCTTTCATACCTTCCTTTTCAAAATTTAACTTTGATAAATTATTATTTTCTTTAATTAATCTGTTTTTTCTATATAATCTTTGTACCTTTCTAATTTTAAAACTAGCTACATTATTGTAACTCATATATATATACTTGACAAAATTATAAAATTTTATAAACTATATATTTTTTATTTATTCATTTTCATCAACGACTCAATAATAACAACTAAATCTCCAATTTGTTTTTTTATCATGATAATATCATCTTTAATTTCTTTTATTTCATTTGTAAAATCTTTAGAATTACCTCTATCCTCGGTTGGTAAATTAATTTTTGGTATATTATTAATTCTTTCATCAATACATTTACTAACTTGATCATTAATTTTATTTTCATCTAGGTTAGCAATTTTTAAATTTAATTCTTCGATAGATTTATTATGATTTTGAAGTTGTATAATTACTTTATTATAGACATTCATTACAATTATTATAAATTTAAATTTATTTTTCTAAATAAATTTGATTTATAAGTTTAATATTCATTTGAACTTCTTAACATACGATCTTTCGTTAAATCAAAATTTTCATGATCAAATCTTTCAAACTGTCTATCAGTTAATTGTTCGTGATTAATTCCTTGATCTTTTCTTAATGGTATGTTATTATTACCATATTCTAAAAATTTATTATGCTCTTGATTATCTTTTGTGTTAATCTCTTCTTCATAATTAAATTTACTATCATTCTCCAAAAGCTGGGATTTTTCTTCTTCTTCAGTGGTGTTTATAATTCTTGATACATTATATTTTTCTCTTAATTCCGGATTTGTTAAAACATATTTAGCTATTTTTAAAAGTTTTACTTCCCATAATTCTTCTGTATTTAAATTTTTTCCATTTTTTATTATCAAATTATAAGGTTCAATTTTACTTTTATATTGTTGAAGTATTTCTTTCTTTGTAGATCCCATATGGACTTCCAAAACTTCATATAAATCTTCAAATTGATCGTTAGATTGCATTATAATATTAAACATAAAAATATATTTCTGAACTAACAATTTAACGATTTCTAATTCTATTTATTATTGTTGTTGTTGATAAATTGTTTTTACCATATTCAAAATTCTTAATCATATCCATATCAATTGCGTCTTTATAATGATCAACCCAATCACCCAAGTCACCAGAATAAACAACAATATCAATATCATTTTTCTGTAAAAAATCTTTATCTAAATTTCCAAACTTTGATCCAAAAAAAGGTGCAGGAGAAATTACTTTATCTATAATTTTAATATTCTCAAGCATTTTTGTTCTTTCTTTTAATTCTAAAATTGGTACTCTTTTATAGGATTCAACACAATCATCATGTAATACTCCAACATACAATTTAGTACCAAATGATTTTGCTTTTTTTAAAAATTCAATATGTCCTGTATGAAATAAATCAAATGTTCCATCTGCATACACAATAATATCTTTTTTATCGTCTATAATTTTACATTTCACTAATTCTGGACAAAGATCAAGGTTATCTAAGGATGCATCTCCATAAATTCCAATACTTATATTTCTTTCTATAATATCATATGTATCTAATTTATCAAAAAGAGTTTTTGAAATTATCCAAAAACTACCATGATCAGGCATAACAGTATCTGCTAAGTGTGCAAATTCTAAGTTAGTATTCTCAAGAACCCAACCATGCCATTCGTGTTCAAATGATGAAATAAATTTTTTAAAAGGTAAATTTAATAATATATTTTTTAATGATTCTTTTGCTTTTTTACTTATGTTAATAGTTGTTTTAATTTCTATATCAAAAATAAAATTTGTAGGTACAGTTAAGGATTGTAAGTCTGATAATTTAGTAATATTAAAATTTTTACCTTTCCATCTTATCATATTAATCTCACTAAAATTTATATTATTAGTACTTACGTCTATACCATTTAATCTCAATAAATTATAATCATGATATAATATCCATTCATCATCTTTAGTTAGTTGAATGTCAATTTCAATCCCATCATACTTATTGGATTGAATTGTATCTGCGATTGATCCTAATGTATTTTCAGGATAATAATCCGTAATACCTCTATGACATAGTTTCATCTATTAAAAAGGTAGATATTTAATTTTTAAATGGTTGAAAATTGTATTTTTAAAATAAAAAAAAATTTACTTACCTTTCACTACATCATAAATTGTACAAAAAACATCCAAATGAAAAATCATATTATCATAAATTATTCTTTTTTCATATCCAGATTTTTGACAGCGATTGCATTTTGCCCATATTTCATCATTTTCAATAACTTCTTTTAAATCTCCACTGATCTTACAATTTGGACACTGGTACTTGGTTAGCAATTCTGCACGTTCAGAAGGATCCTGTAAAGGATCTTCCTTTATGCTATTGCTTATACTGCCACTATTATTACTATTAAATGACATAACCTTTAATTTATCATCGATTTATAAATTATAATTTCAATTTTTAAAAATTATAAATTATATTTATCCAGTCTTTTCTAATATTACCATGTAAAATGATAATTTACCATCTGGTCTATAAAATGAATGAACATATGATTTAGGTGTTAATTCAAATAATTTTTTAAAATCATAATTAAAAGGAACTCTAATAGCAACCATAGTTTTTGGTAATAATGATTTAATTATTTGATTAATTGGAATTGAATCTAAATACATATTCATAAGTTTTAAATCTTTGTAAGATTTACCTCCCCAAGGAGGATCAAAAAAGACAACATCTTGTTCAATTTTATCAGCAACATCTAAATAATCTGCGCAATGAATTTTAACTTTATCTTGAATGCCGTAAACACGGATGTTATTATTTAAAATATCACAATGCATTGGGACAATTTCTACACCATTAATTTGATCAAAATATTTTGAAAAAGCAAAAATTGCACCACCCATATTAGAATTTGCATCTGTAATTGTAGCTTTTTTTCCTGGAATATAAGATCTTATAACTTTTGCTACTTCATCTCCAGAATTTGGATAAAAAATACTATATATTCCTATATTACTTAATTGTAACATTTTATAATCTAAATCTTTTTTTTGAGGAAACATTTTTTTCCAAATTTTTTCATTATAGGGAATTAATTTTGGTTCTATTTCTGGAACAAAATCTTGTCTTTTTTTTTCTAAATGTTCTGGTAATATCCCAGTAAAATTTAATAAATTTCTGATACCATTTACTTTTAAATTATTTTTAGATTTTTTATTCATATATATCAAAAAAGACATTTTATTTTCAAACTAAAAATTAGAAACTTTACATAAATATTTGGCTCCATTTAAATTGTTATTAACTAAATTGTCAATTAACTTTAAAATATTTTTTTCTGAATTATTATATTTTTCTTTTTGGATTAAATTAAATGGAGATATGTAATATTCTTTGTTTGATCCTCCCATTTGTTCATTATTATTTACAATAATATCATTCAAAATAAAAATATTTTTATAAGAATTTCTATAATCAAAATCAAATAATATAATATTTTTATTTTCTAAAATTTGCCTAAATTCTATAAATTTCATTAATTTACCTTAGATATTTTTAACAATATTTTATTAAAAAAAACAAAATTGAATAAGTTAAAAACAATTAAATTAATAAATATAATATGAAAAATTGAAATAAATATTTAAGAAAAAAGTATCACTTAAAATAATGCAATTAATACAAAATAATCCAAAAATTAAGAAATTGTTTAATAGTTTGAATAAACAGGATGAATTTGAAATAATGTTTAATAATTTTAAAGAAGATAATAAACTTTCTCTTAATAAGTTTGTAAACATTTTGAAATACTTGAAATGGAGAGCTGATAAAGATAATATTGAAATAGTAAGTGAAGATACTCTTGATATTGTTTATACAGAAAGTTATAATCCAAAATCTGTAAATACCTCATTTAGAGCTACTGTTTCAGGTAATGATAAAATAAATGATTTTTTAAAATTAGTACATTTAAGAAAAAACCATATTATTTATTCTATTCTTCTAACACAATTTATTAATGATGAATCATTCTCTTTTATGAAAAAAGTTAAAGATCCAGTTAAAATTGTTGACTTTACAGAATATGATATTCGTTTTAGAGTTTCATCAGAAATACCACTAGATAATAAAACAATTAATAATTTAGCAAACATTCCATTATCACAAGCAGATAGAATTAAATTTAGATATAAGAATCGTGTATCATTGAAATTGATTGATTCAAAATCAGAAAAATTATCAATTGATCTTACAATTGTAAAAACAGCAAATGATCCAAACGGAATTGCAAATGGAAATAAATCTTTTGAAGTTGAAATTGATTATATGACAAAAGATTCTAAATTATCAGATAAAACACTTACAACAATTATAAGTGAAATAGAAAATATTAAAAAAGTTTTAGATGAGACATCTGAACTTACTGATAAAAATGAACTAGATAAAGTAGTAAGTAAATACAAAGATATGGTGTATGGATCAAACAACGATAGTTATAAAAATACTTACACTATGCAACCTGTTTCTGCAGAAGTTCAACATATTGTTGATAAAATTCCTAACAAATATTCTGTGACAGATAAAGCAGATGGTGATAAATATGTATTATTTGTATATGATGGTGCAGTCTATTTTATCTCAACAAATTTAGCAATAAAAAAGACAAAATACACTATTAAAGGATATGATAATACAATTTTGGAGGGAGAATTAATTCATATTACAAATTCAAATAAATATTTATATATGTCATTTGATTGTTTATTCTATAAAGGTGAAGATGTAAGATCAAAAGTAAATCTAAAAGATAGACTTTCTGGATTAAGAGATATTTGTAGTAAATTAACAACTACTAAATACAAATATAATGAATATGAAATTAAAACTGGTAAAAAGTTTGATATTAATGATATGAAAAAATTCTATCAAAGTGAAATAGAAAATTTTTATGAGACATTAAATGACTTGATTTCTAAAGCAAAGGTTAATGATATTATATTTCATCCTAAATTATTTATATTTCCAACTGGTGCAAATGATTCAGAAGTATTTTTATTTTCTTATTTAATTTGGTATAATTGTACTAAAAATGAAAAAATTAATTGTCCTTATGTTCTTGATGGTGTTATTTATACAGGTATTGAACAAAAATATACAAGAGATAAAAGAGAACATAAATTACCAATGTTTAAATTTAAACCACCTGAAATGAATAGTTTAGATGTGTATATTGAATTTCAAATGAATAATGAAACTGGTGCATTTATGGATATTTTTGATAATTCATTACCGGATAAAGTTGATGATCAATTCTTTAGAGTAACAAATTTTTACGTTGGAGATGTAGTTGGTTCAAAAGAAATACCTGTTCCTTTTATGAAAGAAGAAAATAATCACGAAGCTTTTTTACCAATAAATAAAGGACAAGTTAGAGATATTGAAGGAAATATTGTTCAATCAAATACTGTAATTGAAGTAGTATATAATAATGATCCATCTATTCCACATCAATATAGATGGCAAGTCCTAAGAACTCGTTGGGATAAGACAGATAGTGTAATGAGAAATGGTAAAAGATATGGTAACTTTAAAGATACTGCGGTTAGAGTGTGGAAATCTATGATTGAAGCAGTTACTATTCAAGAAATTAAGACATTATCAAATCCAGATACTTACATGTTCCAGAAAAAACAATTAGAAGCAAGGATCGATTCATCTGTTATTGTATCGGAAAGAAAACAAGATATTTATTATCAAAAAATTAGTAATCTTGCAAAACCAATGAGAGAATTTCATAACTGGATTAAATCAGTTATTATTTACACTTATTGTCAAAAGTTTAAAGAGACTAAAAACTCTAAATTATCAAGAGCTAGTGTTTTAGATATTGGTTGTGGCAGAGGTGGTGACATCTTAAAGATGTATCACCCACGTGTTGGATATTATGTAGGTTTTGATGTAGATTATGAGGGTATTTACAGTGCAACAGATGGTGCTATCAATAGATATAAAGCATTAAAAGACAAATTTCCAGATTTTGGTAAAGTAGTTTATCTTCAAGCAGATGGTGGTACTTTACTAAATTCTAAAGAACAATCCAAAAGTATTAGTAACATGAGTAAAGAAAATATTCAAACAATAGATAAAGTATTTTCTAAAAAGAATCAATTTGATATGATAACATCACAATTTGTAATTCATTATCTTTTTGGTACAAATCTAACAATTAAAAATTTAATTCAAAATATTAAAGATAATCTTAAAGTAGGTGGATTTATTCTATTAACTTTATTTGATGCTGAAAAAATTATGAGTGTTATTGGCAAGGATAACAAATACACTTCATATTATACTGATGACGATGGAAAGAAAGTTAAATTTTTCGAAATTGTAAAGAAATTTGATGGCGAATTAAAAGATAAACCAGGTCAATCAATCGATGTTCATATGAGCTGGATTAGCGAAGAAGATAAATATATTGAAGAATATCTAGTATCTAGAAAATTACTTGTTGATACAATGAAAGAAGCTGGTTGTATGCTAGTAGATTCTGAATTATTTTCTACAGTTTATGAAATTAATAAACCATACTTTGAAAATGTTATTCAATATGAAGAAAACCCAAAAAATAAAAAATTCTATGAAAAAGTAGCTAAATTTTATGATAATTTGAAAGGTGCTGATAAAGAAAGTAAAAACTATAGTTTCTTAAATAGATACTATGTTTTTAAGAGAATAGAATAGATGGATACAAATATTAATTTATAATTATAAAATTTTTAATTATAAAACAATTTTATTTTTTTATAAATATTTAAATGTAATTTGTCTCTTTTATTAATGGATGAATATATTTGCTACATTTTAAAATGTGATAATTGGACTTATAATGGATGTACAAATAATTTTACCAGAAGAATTAGACAACATAATGGTGAAATTAAAGGAGGGGCAAAATGCACATCTAAGCGAGGACCTTGGTCTGCTTATTGTATTATAACAGGTTTTCAAGATAATATTGAAGCATTGCAAACTGAATGGAGAATTAAAAGAGTTGAAGGTAGAAGAAGAGCGAGAAAATATTCTGGACCAGAAGGTCGAATAAAAGGATTAAACAAAATATTACAAATGGAACAATTTACTAGCAAAAGTCAAAGACTAGTAAAAGATATGAATCTTACTATTTACTTAGATCCAGATTATCACCATCTTATAGAAAATTTACCAGAAAATATGGAAATAAAAAATATAGAAGAATATTTTGAAACAACTTAAACATATAGTTATTATTATAATAATGAATCAACAACAAACAAATAATTATAAATATATTAATATTTTTGCAATATTAGGACATTTTATAAGTCTATTTGCGATGTCCGCATTACTTTCAGGTAAGGACCCATTTATAATTCCATATACAGAAACTTATTCTGAATGGAAATCTTCAAATAATGGAACTTGTTCCTTAGGTAGTAGAAGTTTTGAAACTAGTAATGGAATTTTTTGTATTTCTACAGTTACAAAACCAGTTTATTGTGATCAAAACAATAAATGTTATGGTGTAAATTTAGGTTGGTTAATAATATCATTTCACCTTTTATCTTTTATTTTCCAATTTTTAGCAACATTTACAGATTATACTGGTCCAATTTTAGGATATCAATATAGTAAAATGGTTGAAAGTGGTAAGAATCCTGTAAGATTTATTGAATATAGTTTTAGTGCTTCAATTATGTTAATTTCTATAGCTCTTCTCAATGGAGTAACAGATATAAATTTAATAATATCTATAGGAATTCTTACTTCTGCCTGTCAACTTTGTGGTTTAGCTGTAGAATTTATAGAAGATTTTACAATTAAATGGTTATTACATTTAACTGGATGGTTACAATTTTGTTGGGCTTATGGAATTATAGGATATGCATTTTTTAAATCAATAGAAGTAGCAAAAGAAAATTCAACACCTGGACCTCCTAATTTTGTTTATATAATTGTCGCTGTTTTATTTTTATTATATGCATCATTTGGATTTGTACAATTAATTGAATTAATATATCGCAGTAATTTTAATCCTTTAACAAAAGAAAAAGCTTATGTTATACTTTCATTAGTAGCTAAACTATTATTAGGATGGATGATATTTTCAAATGTATTAGTATTAAGTTAAATATGGTAATAACTATAAAAATTGAATATAAAACATAAAAATATTAAATTATGTTTTATATGCAATCTATATCCCAATCTAAAATTGATAAGAGTAATATCAGATTACTACCAGATATTGGAAATATTATTCCATACAAACAGTTAGAGACTTTTCTATTTAGTGGAGAAGTACCAGAAATTAATCGTATGCTACTATTACATAAAGGTTTTGTAGTTGAAGATGAAATTGATAATAGTTTATATTTTATTTTGTCTAAATTAGAAGAATATATGGAATTTGTATCTAAAAATGCAAATTTTAACAGAAATGAAATTTGTCCAATTAATTTCATTAATCTTTTTAGTAGCATGGGTTATGAAATTATACCTAATAAAGGTAATATGAAGTTAATTCATAAACTAGGGGAATTTAGAGAATTCCTTATTAAAAAGAATGATTTAAATGCTCAAGTAATTCTTAACTTTTTTTGGCCAGATAAATTTAATGGCATTGTTTCCGAATGTAATGATCAACCTTATATGGTATCCATAAAATTTCCTAAAAAAGGGAAACCTTTTGTACTAATTATTTCAGAATATATGAACGATTACAAAAATTCTATCTCTTTAAATACTTTGGGATCAGAAACAGAAAAAGAATTCGAAAAAGTATATAATTCATGGGTACAAGATGTTTTAATGGATAATCCGGATAACTATATTACAAGTTGTTTGACAAATATTACAGGAAGTGAGGAATTTGCAAAAATGATTTTTGAATCACATAAAACTAAATTGGAATACAATCTTTCAATTTATGAACTAGATACAGTTCTTGATTTTAAATCTACAAATAAACAAAAAGAATATCATCAAAATTTTAGTAAAATGTATCCAGAATTAGTAGTTACTAAAGAGGATCAACTTTATGTTAATTTTGAAGGCTTTAATAAATATTTACTAAATATTGAAACAAGTTATCTTTCTAATTTTGATTCCAAAGAACGAATTAATACTTTATACTACAATGTAATGGATGAATTAGTTAATTGTTATGAAAGATTATATACTTATACAAAATTATTTTAATTATAATGTTGTTATAGTAGAGCTAATTTAGAACTTTTCAAGTTCTTATAAGTATCATTTATCTTAAAGAAATTTGAATGTATGGGGTAACATATGAATAAAATGTTGGAATATATACGGAATTCATTCTGTATACATATGGATCATAGTACCAACTGTAAATTGGAAATGCAGTATTTGGTACATATCTTTGGACTCTCTTGGTATTTCCTTCTGGAGAATCATCAAAATCAGTATCATCATCAGTCATGAAATCTTCAAAATCAGAATCATTTTCTACTTTTTTAGAACTTTTTTTAGTATTTTTAGAACCTTTTTTAGTAGTTTTAGAACTTTTTTTAGTAGTTTTCTTTTTAGTTGCTTTTTTCTTAGCACCACCAGTCATTTCTTCTTGTTTTTCTTTATGTTCATTAATTTTTTCTTCCATGCTTTTGTAAGCAGAGTCAGAGTTTTTGATGTTATATGGTTGAAGTGAAAAATTAATTTCATTTTCAGATCTTTCTTCTTTAACTTTAAAACTATAATATTTACCTTTTCCAGAAGAACCTTTTTGGATTGTAAATAAAAATTTTGGTATATTGTTATTAAAATGTTCAGATAAATTATTATAAATAATTCTAGCAGCTTCAATAGAATTTTTAGCTTTTACTTTTCCTTTAAAGCTACCTTCGATATGTGGATTAACAAGTACGTAAGTATTTACCATTTTATATATAATTATAGATTTTTTTTGTAAATTTTAAAGTAAAATTATAAAACTTTAAACTAAAATGTATAACAACAAAAATTAAACGATTTCTTTTTAAAGAAAATACGTTATTTAAGTTATAATATGGTTAAGATTATAGAGGCTAAAACTACTCAATCATCAGCCATAAAAATTTTAGTTGATACTCTTAATTCTTTACTGACTGATGTTAACATAACTTTTTATCCTACACAAGATGGTACAGATAATGATAAATCTGAATCCGAATATGAAGATAGTGAATCAGAATATGAAAGCGATAGCGAAGATAGCGAAAAATCTGAAAAAGAAAAAAATGTTTCCAAAAAAGGTGGAATCATTATTAAAGAAGTTAATAAAACAATAACAGTATTAGTTTATTGTAAACTAGATGGTTGGGAGGAATTCCATTATAACTATCATAAAAGCAAATTAACAATTGGTGTAAAATTACCAAATTTACTAAAATGTTTAAAATGTATGACTCATTTTGATACAATGTCTTGGATTATTGAAGAAGAAGATATGAATAAGCTTATTGTTATTTTAGAAAGTACAGAAAGAAATGAAAAGAAAGTATTCAAACTAAATCTTATGGATCTTGATGATGAAAAATATGAAATCGAAAAAATAGAATTCCCTTACCGTCTAACTCTTCCTTCTACCGATTTTCATAAATATTGCAAAGACATGGCAAGTGTTATGGCAAATAAGATGGAAATTCAATGTACTAACAATATGGTATTTTTTTCGGGAAAAAGTGATATAGGTACAGTAGATTTTCAAGTTGGAGAATCTTTAGGTGGTTTACAAATAGAAATAAATACAGATAAAAATGAAATAGTTCAAGGTAATTTTGAATTAAAATACCTTACAATATTTACAAAATGTACAAATTTATGTAATGAGGTTAAACTTTTCCTCAAAAACGATTATGCTTTAGTAGTACGTTATCAAGTAGCAGCATTAGGTGAGATTAAATTAGTATTATCACCGAGTGAACTTGAAAACTAAATTAATTTTAAAACTGATGAAATTTTATCAATTTTAGAAGATATTTCTTCTTTTTCTAAAGACTTAATAAGTTGTTTACAAAGTTCAGATAAATTTTTAATATTTTTCTTTTCTTCAATATCACTTTTTAATTGATATCTTGCATATGAATTAAAAAAATCAATATCTTCACTAAACATTTTATTAGTAAATTAAAAATAAATGCTTAAGTTGTTTAAAATAATTGAAAGTATTTAATAGTAAATTATTTCTTGATTTATATGTCAATAATTCCATGTGATTCATTAAGTTTAATAATAACTTTAACAACGCTGTTGCTATTAACTAATGTTGTAATATTTTTAGCAAATATAATAATATCAGTTAATTCAGTACAATTTTTTATACCTATATTATGTTTATCTTTATCAACATATTGTTTTCAAACAACAATAAATATTAAAAGCCCAAAAATTATTATATTAGATATAATTAATTGTTTATTGATAATTGATATATGTTATCAAATAACATTAAATACTCAATATACTATTATTAAAATTATATATATTATTACAACTGTTATATTATTAACTCTAATAAGAATTTTTACAATACAAAATAGAATATTGATAAATAATGGTGCAATACAATATGATAATACACAAGTTGAAACAACAGAATTAAGTGATATAAAATTGGAAGATTTTATAATTGAATTCAAAGAAGAAATAGTTAATGAAATATGTCCCATATGTCAGGATACTATGGAAAGTAATTATGTCAAAACTAATTGTAATCATTACTTTCATAGAGATTGTATTCAAGATTGGTTAAATGTTAAAATTGAGTGTCCATTGTGTAAAAATAATTTTGAAAGTTAAACTTTAATATCTGGCATATGTGCAATGTATATAATATCATGGCCATACTTTTTTAAAATTTCATTTGCTAGAAGATTTAAACTATTGTTTTTACTTTCTTTATTCCAAATTTTAATTACTGAAAAATTATTTTTCTTTAAACATGCTGACAATCCTACAATATCATTTTCGATACTACTAAGTTGTTCTGTAACTAAGTATAGTGATAGATCATCCCATAGCTGTTGAGCCATATTTTCAGTAACTTTATAAGACCAACATCCTCCATTTTTATTATTTTTATCTTCCCAAATTGGTGTTATTTCATTTTTCATTATAAAAAAATGTTTATTGTTTATTGTTCCTAATTTATCCCAATTATTATAAAGTTTCCAATAATCTTCGATATTTTTTATTGTGTAAAGTTTTTTATATCCATTTATGGTCCAATCGTCTTTTGAATTATGGTACCATATAGTCCAATTATTTTGAAATTTAGTTTCCATTTTAAATATAATGTTGAAATATATTTAAATACTTTTTGCTTTTAAAAAGTAATGAATATTACATATTATTTGTTAAATTTAAGAGAATTTTTTGTTAGATCTTTTCAGACAAAAATTATTGCTATAATAGATAAGGATTATAAGATAGAAAAAAATTCAGTAATAATTTACTTAATCAATTTCATTCCATTTTTTATTACATCTTTTATATTTTATTTATTTTCAATTAGTTATATTTATGTTAGAGATGAAATAATTTTTTATTCAGAAAGTAATAAAGTAAATATAACACCTTGTATTTTAGATTTTAAAATAATAAAAGAAAATGAAGAAATTTGTGTTAAAGATTTAGTTTCAGCCTATTTTTCAAATGTACCTTTAAAAGTAATTTTTGAAAATGAAAAAGTAAATGTTAGTGATACAGATGAAATTAAAATAAAATATTTAAATTCTGGTAAATTTATAGAAAAAATATTAAATTATAAAAAAATTAAGTTATTTTCAAAAGGGAATTTATTAAATTAAATTAATTTATTTCTCAATAAAAATATAATGCAAAAATTAAATGATTTTATTAAAGAATATGGTATGATTATATTTTTAGTGATAGTTTTCATTATGATCTTAAAATCTACTCAAGTTGAAACAATGGTTTGTGACTTAAATAGACCTAAAGATAACTATATTTCTACTAAATTAAATCATCTTATTAAAGATTTAAATTTAGAAAACAATCATATCAAAATATTAAATTCTTTATTTGATTCATCTAAATTTCCTCAAAATGGTTATAGTAAAGATAACAAAAGTATGGATAAATTTTTAAAATCAAATAAAATAAGCTCAAGAAAAGAAGATTTTTTAAATGCTGTTACAATTGTTCTTAATAACAACAGAATGTGGGATAATAAAAATGAATATAAAGTAACTGGTAATTCAAAAGTTAGCATGATTAGACATATTTGGCTATTAGATAATTTACTTTCAGATCTTAAATGTGCTCTAAATACTAAACAAGTTAATTCTTTGAAAGATGAAATTAAAAATATTATGAAAGATAAAGCAATGAAATTATGTAATCAACAAGAGTTAGTTGATTATTGTGCTTCTGTAAGTAAAAATCCTAAAATGACAAATATTAATAAAGAAGAATTACAAGAAGAGGAAGCTACAATGAAAAGTGGCAATATGAAAGACACAACTGGTGGAACAAAAATACAAAGTTTTAAATTAGTATCATTAAAAAAGAGTATATCTAATTTTGGAGAAGGATATTATAGAGAACCTTTGAATACAACATTAAAGGAATTATTAGGTCAATTTGAAGAAAAATATTCAAGAACATTAGATAGATATGATAGAGAAGATATTAGAAAACTTACATTACTGTATGTTCCAGTATTACAAGTTGTAATTGATAAAAAACTTTCTGTAGCTAAATGTAGTCCTCAAGAAAAAGAGGTTATTGATAGTGATTATCAAAATCATCAAGAATTATTTTATCTATTAAAACATCAATACAAGTTAATTTCTATATATGATATGATTAATAATTCTATGGATAATCAAAAAGATAAAGAACTTGCTTATAAATGTTGTGTTTCAAATTCAAATAAATCAAATATGTGTTATAGTTTTGGAGAACAAAATAATTCATATCCAATTGTTTATGGATTTAATGATTATGGATATGCTAAAAATAAACCATGTATGTTAGAAACTAAAAAAGAAGTTTTTGATTTACAAACTAAATCATTAGAAGTTAGAATGTCAACAAACAAAAGTTGGAGTAATCTATCAAATGGTGTAAAGACTAAATTTTATAGAAATTTAGCAAATCTTATAAATTACTTTATTGCCCAAAATATTGATGAAACAATTAAAAATCTTGGAGTTTCTTCATTATTAAATAAAATTCAAAATACAAATATGAATCTTATTTTCCCAGAAAAGTTAGATACAGTTGAAGTAATTGTAGACACTATAATTGATGCAGAAACTAAAAAATATATGGATTCAGTGCAACTAGCTTCAACAATAAGTACAATATTAAAAATAGCCAAAGAAAATAATTTAACAGAAGCTGATTTTGATTTTAAATCAATGTATACAACTAACAATTTAGCAGCTGTTAATAAAGTTAAATTTGCTGTTTTGAAATTTATGGAATTAAGAAGATTATTGGTAGTTTATAGAGCAAATGAGTCCTCAATCAATATAACTATTTCAAAATTATTAGCTATTTCACCAACAAGTGATAATTATTATAAGATATTATTAAAGGGTGGTGTTCAACCTAGATTCCATCAAAATGTAATTGATCATTTATATAAAATGTTATTACAAGTAAAACTAATTAAATTAGAACCAATTTCTTTAAGTTCTAAACCAGTTGATGTAATCAAATATATAGAAAAATTATTCCCTACAAGTAAAGATATGGATGTTTGTAGTAATTTTAAACCAGTCTTAATTTCATTAAGAACTAAAAGAAGAATTTCTCCAGAAGAATATGTTAAATATACAGAAGATTTAAATAAATTTTGTGATAGTAAAGATTCAAGTATTGACACTGATAAACCAATATTATATTTAGATGAATTTGGTAAAATGATTGAAATTCAAATTAGAAACATTGTTGATTATAAAAATAAAAGAATATTTGTTATTTCTACATTAAATAAAGATGGTGATTTAGAAATTGTTAATTACGACAGTGTCAAAAAACATGTAAAATATTCTGGAATTATATTTAATAATAAAAAAATTATATTAAGACCAGGAATTAAAATAGTTGGAGATTTAGTTGATGTTGTAAGTTTAAAATTAGATGTTAATGATAATAAAATATTCATCCCAACAAAAGTTATTATTGATTCTGATCCACAAGAAGAAGAAATGGAAGAAGTTCCTGAATATGTAGAAAAAGTTTATGGTAAAGTACAACATGTATTAGGTAAAACAAAACTTGATACAGATATTACTGATAAAAATAAGAACTTATTGAATATGATTGATAATTATTTCCATTTTAAAGAAAAAAATGAAGAAGAAGAACAACTATAATATTTTATATTAGGATAAGTTATATTTTATATTAGGATAAGTTATATTTTATATTAAAACAAGTTATATTTCATTTGAAATTAAAAGTAATTTAAAAATATAAGAATAATATAAGTAATGGAAATATTTAACCTTTTATTTGTATTATTCGTATATTATCTATTTTATTTTATGGAGTTTTATCAAAAAGTATTACTCATTTTTAGTTCTTGTTTGTTTGTATCTTTATTAGCAAATCATAAAACAATTGAAGAAAAAAGTAATAATCCAGAAGGTAATCAATTCTTCTATTTTATTTTAAATACATTTATTAATATTATTGTCTTTCTTTATAATTTTACTTTTTTAACATTAAATAAAATCAAAAATATATATTGTTTTTCTCATATTTATAGTTTATTAGAAAAAATTAATGTCCAATATTTGCATGGAAGAGATACAATTATTTCTTATGTTCTACAAAATTCAATGAATTTGTTATTAAACCCTAATATGATGTCTTCAAATAATTTTAATCCTAATAATAGTTTTACAGATACTAATCAATCACAAAAAAAAAGTAATAAATTAGAAACTAGAGCATTTAATGATAAAGAAGAAATGAACAATTTTCTAGATGATATTCTTAATGATAAAAAAAATGATTAAATATTAGAAAAATATTCCTTTGGAATTTTAGGAACTGGATAATTATTAACAAGATTGATTGAAATATTTTTTTCTAAATTCTCTTTGGAAAGATAAAAAAGATAAGGTTTATCAATCATATTAGACAAATTAGAATTATACGATTCTAAATCATCAATAGAATTAAATTTTTTTGCAGGAAAAGGTACAACTTTAATATTATTAGTTCTAGAAATATTAGAGCAAAGTTTTAAAAGATTATTAGTTTGTCTAAAAATATAGGATTGCATATACTAAATTAATTTAATGATTTAAAAAATCATTAAATCAATTTTTATACCATTATATAATTTTAATATTTAATATATTAATAATATGTCAGATATTAATAGTTTAAATTTTGAACTATCTAAATATTCAAAAAATCGCTTACATTCGGATACTATTTCTAAATTAAACATTCAGATCGAAAATAAGAAAAGAATTTTATCCGACCTTAATTTAGAATTTAATATTATAGAAAAATCAATAGAAAGGAATATTGAAGACAAATTAGTATTAGCAAAAATTCTAGAAATAAATCAATCACGTGTTGATAAAACTAAAAAATTAAATGATAGAATATCCAAAATTGAAAATATTTTACTAAATGAAACAAATAAAAACACCCTAGAAAGTAATTTTGATAAAATTAATATAACAAATGATATTGATAACATTAATAATACTATTGAAGAAGAAAAATCTAAACTTGGTAAGTTAAATGATCAAATAAATAAAACTAACAATGATATAAAAATTCTAGAAGATCAAATAAAAAAAACTAAAGAAAATCATAAGAAAGATATTTTAAATCTTGAAAAAGAAGAAGAAGAACGTCTTAAAGAGGAACAACTAAAAATAATTCATTCTTTATCTGAATCAAAAAATGATATAATTGTCAATGATAAAAAATATAATTTATCAGCAAAAAAAGTTTTTTTAAAAGATAAAATTATTAGTAAATATTTTAATAATAATAAAGAAATATCAGCAAAAGAATATTACACTATTATTAACCAACGTAATAGTCAAAAATATAAATACGGAGTTATTCATCCAGTATTAGGTAAAATAATGGAAAAAGCAAAAGAAAACCAAAAAATACCAGTTAGTATTTGGTCCTTTACTGAAACTAATTTTAATTACAATAAAAAAGATTCTTATACAGAATCATTTGAAAAATTTCTAAGAAAAATTAGACATATTAATTTACCTGGTAAAGATAATCATACATCAGTAAATAAGTTATTTTTAGGAACAGATGAAGGATTGAGACAAAATAAATTATTAACTCAAATTGATAATGATTTACAAATTTTTTCTAGTTCTTTTACAAAATCTGAAATTTTAAGATTTTCAAAATTACCAACAGTTTCAGCTATTTTTTATAAAGATACTTCTCATGTTTTAGATATAAGAAAAATGAAACAAGATACTGGTGCTGATATTATTGTTGATACTGAAGGATGGAGAGGTACAAATTTAAGAGCATGTGTTTTTGAAGGAAGTCCTGGTGATTTTGATTATACTGGTGTTAATTTAGTAAATAATAATATAGATTCAAATGGACAAAGATCTGGTATTCAAGAAGTTTATAATACAAATAGTTTTCCAAGCTCTATTGATGGAGCAGATCATGGAACTACTGTTACCGCAATAATTACAAATAGAGGTAGTAGCGTACAGCAAAGAGGCTATGCACCTGATTCTTTAATCTATTGTGCAAATGATTTTAGTTTAGATTCTTTAAGATGGGCAGTTAATGGTAAAGAATGCCGTGTTGTTAATCAAAGTTTTCATAGAGATACAGAATGGGATAGTAGTGTTGCTGTAGAAGATGATATTTATAGAGATTATTTGGTTTTAAGATATCCTTTTCCATTTATAACTGTTGCTTCTGGTAATTGGAATCAATTTGATGAAGATGAACCAGGAGGATCTGATGGATCTCTTGAGTATGTTAATCATAAAAGTTACAATGGTGTTAGTGTCGGAAATGTTGAGCATTTTGTAAGTGGAAGGCCAGATGGAATGGTTGTATCTAGTGTATGGAAAAATCCAGATTCTGATCATGGAGATTGGGAATTTCCTGAATTGTGTGCTAATGGTAGATCGGCTAGATTTAATGGTAGAGATAGAGGAACTGGAACAAGTTTTGCATCACCTGCAGTAGCAGGCACTGCTTTATTATTACAAAATGCAGATAATTTACTATTAAATTGGCCAGAAGGAATAAGAGCAATTCTATTTGCTGGTGCTATAAATAATGTAAAAGATGGTAATTGGAAAAATGATAATGTTATTGGTATTGATGGATATGATGGTTGTGGTTGTATTAATACAAAAGAAAGTATGAGAATAGTAGAAAGATCATTTTATTCAGGAAAAGTAAATAAAAATAATACACCTAAACCAAGAGGATGGAATGCAAGTGTTTTAACTAACGATGACTTTAAAAATGAAAATAGTTATGTTTCTTATTTTATTGGTGTGCCAAATATTGATCCAACTGGTAATGGATCAAAAGTATGTAATATAAAAATTGGTTTAGCATGGAATTCTAAAATTAAATTCAGATTTGGATCTCCAGTAAAATCAATTCTAGATAGTGATTTTGATTTGTATGTTTATAATGAAAATGGTAGTATGGTTGCTAATTCTTCTTCATGGGATAATTCATATGAAGTAGTAGACTTTATTGGAATAAGAGGTAAAATTTATGAAATTAGAATAAAAAGACATATAGGTAGAGAATCAGTTTGGTATGGTATTGCATGGAATGCCGGTGATGGTGGTTTTTTCAAAAATTTAGTAGTTCCTAATTTAGATATATATAAAAATTATCCAATTGCAGATATAATTGGTAATACATCAATTACTTTGGAATATGGATTAGCAAATGTTAGTGATATAAGTGAAATTTGGAGAAATACGATAACAGATAAAAATTATATAATAGATTATGAAAATATATTTAAATTAATCACTAAAAAGTATGACTTGATTAATCTAAAAATTAGACCAAGTAAATTAGAAAAATATTTACGAGACAGTAATAAAACTATTATAATTATGAAATTAAATGAAAAAATATTAAAATGGGAACCAATAAAATATTCACAAAAAAATGATATTTTTACGATACCTGTTCAGAGTACCGGTTATTATACTTTTGCAATAAATGAAAAAATAAATTCAAATAATTTAATTTTTGATAATGATTTATTATCCAATCAATTTATTGGTAATAAAATACCAGGAATAAGTAAATTAAAAACAATTGATTATAATAATGGAGCCTTTATTATTAGAAATAATGATAATAATATTTTAACTATTAACAAATTTATTTTACCTAAATTAGAAAATAAAAATTGGTCAGTATTATTTAGTGATTTTATTGATATACAATTCAAAGCTTTTAATTTTACAAAAAATACTATCAAATTATTTTATGGTAAATTTAATAAATACGATCATGTTGTTTGTATGGAAGAGATTGATGATATATCAAATATATCTTGTTGTTATATATTTAATGGTAAATATTACTTACCTCAAGAATCACATAAAAATTTATTAAGATATCAAGAAAAAAGGTTAAATAATAATTCATTTGTATCAGGTAGAATTAATATTACAAATATAAATAATATTATCAATTTTGATTTTGAATCATCAAAACATGATATAAATATTTTAAATAAACAAAAAGAAAAATGGATTAATCTTAAAATACATAATTACAATTACAATTTTAATTGGTCAAGTTTTTCTGAAGATAAAAATGAAAATGTAAAAATACAAGTTAGAAATAATAAAATAGATAAAATTACAAGATTATCTGATGGATCAAATATTACTGATTTTAGTGACTACTGTACAATTACTGATCTTTTTGATAAAGTATCTGTATGGTTTGATAGTTATTTATGTAATTTTGAATTAGTATTTGATAATAAATATGGATTTATACAATCTAATTTTGTTAAAATTATTAATTCTGATAAAACAAATAATTCATTTAAATTAACAAATTTTAAATCAATAGATGGATTTTTTGTAAAAGAAAATGAAAATAATAAATTAATAAATACAAAAGAAATTTTTAGAGTAATACCAATTACTAAAGATTTACCACCATCAATAATAGAAATTAATTACGAAAATTGTCATATTAGATTTCAATTAAATAATAGTACTAAAGTAGGATATATTTATAATGAGAATATGTATATTCCACAAGACAAAAGATTATTAAGATATTCAGAGAGTGGAATAGTAACTGAAGATTATATACCTTGTAGAATAACATTATTTGGAAAAGATAGTCCAAATCCTTATACATTATCAATTGAAAAAAATTTTTATTTTTTTGATAAAGATAAACTAGAAAATAATAGATTAAAATTTATGGAAATGAAGTTAGAAGATTATAAATTTGATTTTAATTGGCAATGTTATTGTACAAAAGAATATACTAAAGTTGTTACAATAGATGTTAGTAATAATATTATTCAAAATAATTTTAGTGATATTAAATATTACACATTGTATGAATTATTTGATTATGTAAAAGATACCATAACTAATACTGATAATCCTTATAAAGTATATATAAAATATAATCCAGAATTTGGATATATTGAGGAATTTTATATTGATAAAAATAAACATATTGCAGATGAAGAAATAGGATTTTATGTTAAGAATTTAAGTAAATAATTTTAAAAAACTATAAAAATTTTTATTAAAATTGTTACAAATTTAATAAAAAAATTGATTAAAAAATAATATATAAAAAGGTATATATTATAATAATATAATGTCTTTAGTGGAATATAATAATGATATTAAAAAGTTAATCGATATTTATTTCAATCAGCCAAAAATTTTATATGAACATTTATTTGCATCATATAATCAATTGGTTGAAGAAATTATACCATATTCTTTAGTTAAAGAAAATAACTATTTTTATGAGAATGTTGATAAAACTGATATTTATTTACACGGTTTTAGATGTAAAAATATAAGACTAAAACCAGTTGTAAATTATTTTGGAGGAAATAATTTAGAGATTATGTTTCCCAATCAAGCAAGGAAAAATCACTTAAATTATTTTGCAACTGTTTATGCAGATATTGAACAAGTTGTTGATAAAGTTAATTTCTTAACTGGTGAAAAATCAAGTACTGTAGTCGCTACAACTCCTGAAAACTCTCCAATGGCAGTTGCTTCTATACCAGTCATGATTAAATCAAAATATTGTTCAACATCAATTAAAAAGGATCTTCATGGAGAATGTAAACGTGATCCAGGAGGATATTTTATTGTAAATGGACAAGAAAAAATCGTTATGTCAATTGAAAAAGTAGTAACAAATAAACCTCTTGTTCATACTAAAAAGGATTCAACCTTTAAAGATGGTTTGATGCATTTTTGTCATATTCATTCTAAATCAAATGATTGGTCAGATAATCTTCAAATCCTAACAATCAAAGAGAAAAAAGATGGTACACTTACAATTAGTACGTCACAATTAGCAGATATTCCAATTGCGATTTTCTTGAGAGCTCTTGGTCTTGAAACTGATATGGATATTATTGCAAATTGTTGTTACAGTACTGAAGATACAAACATGATAAATCTTATCAAACCTTCAGTTGATTTTCCAACTGATGAATTAGGAAATATGATTCGTACTAAAGAACAAGCAATTGAGTTTTTAATAACTAAGTTACGTAGAAATCGTAGGTTCAGTATGACTGATGAAGAATTAGCTAGAAAGCAGAAGAAAATGTTTTTGGAAAAAATATTCAGACAAGATCTATTACCTCACCTTGGTGAAGATGTACCACTTAAGATTAGATTCTTAGGTAGAATGATTAATAAACTTTTCAAAGTCATTCTAGGACGTATTGAACCAGATGATCGTGATGCATTACAAAATAAAAGAATTGAAACACCCGGCGTACTTATTGGTCAACTTTTTAGACAAAATTGGAAAAAAATGTTAAATGAAATAGGTAAAACTTTTAAAAAGAAAAATCAATCTGATACTCAACCTGTTTCTGTTCTAAATCTAATTAAACCAAATGTGATTGAACAAGGTATTAAAACTGCATTAGCAACTGGTATCTGGGGTATGAATAAAACAAAAAAAGGAGTTGCACAATCTCTTCAACGTCTTTCCTGGTTCCAAGCAATATCTCTTTTTAGACGTGTCATGTCTCCATCATTAGATGCTTCAACATCTGGTGTAACATCAATTAGGCATGTAAATAATCTGCAATTCCAGTTTTTGTGTTTAACAAAAGATTCTAATGTTCTTTTGAATGATAGATATTCGTGTAAACCCATTAGTAAAATTACAGAATCAGATAAAGTAATTTCCTTAAAAAAAGATATGGTTGAAGAACCTACTAAAATTTTTAATTATTTTGAAAGAATGGCAGATGATATCAAAAAGATAGTAACAATAAGTGGTAGAGAAATCAAAGCAACTAAAGATCATCCATTTTTAGTTAAAAGAGGAAACAATTGTGAATGGGTACAATTAAAAGATATCGAAGAAACAGATTTGCTTGTAATTAGAAATTGTGATAATTATATTGAAGATAAAGATTCTTTTGTTGAAATTGATATCACAGATGAGGATATACTAAGTTCTCATATTAGAGAGCTCAAAGAACTAGGATATGTAATTACAAAATCACAAAGAAATTATCTTAGATTAGATACTCACAAACAAAAAATAATTTCTAGATTAATTGCATCATTAAACACAGATGGTAATATCAATGTAAAGGATAACAAGTATTATGCATCATCTTTTAATCTTGGAGAAGAACAAGATATCTTTGATGTTAGCGATGATATTATTAGATTAGGATTTGGAGGAAGTAATATTTCAAGAAGAACTACAAAATTAGTTGATAAGGACTCTAATAGAGAAACTATTTTTAAAACTTGGAGATTAGATAAAGGTGGTGCATTTGCAAATTTAATAACATACTTGGGTGGTTTTGTTGGTGATAAAGTAAAAACTACTAAATATGTTCCAGACTGGATTAATAATAGTGAAAAATCAGTAAAAAGAGAATATTTATCTGGTTTACAAGGAGGAGATGGATGTAGATTGTCTGTACAATCTAATGATAAATATGATAAATTATATTTGGGTGAATTAAAACAAACTTGTTTATCAAGTAATCTAAGATCAACAATTAATTATATGAATAATATTAATAATCTTTTTGCTGAATTTAAAATTGATTCAAGTGTACATCATAAAGAAAAAGATGAGAAAGATAAATTTGAAGTGTCTATCAGATTCAGTCAAAAATCTGAAAACTTAGAAAATTTAGTATCTAATATTGGATATAGATATTGTGAAGAAAAAAGAAGATCTTCTGCTATTCCTCTAGAATATTGTAAAATGAGAGAATTCAATAAAAATATAATTAATCAAAATAAAGATAATGTTGTTAATCTTTACAAAGAAGGTATGAAGCCATCGAATATTGTAAAGGAAACAAAACTTAGTTATAATTTTGTTACAAAAACTTTAAGACAATTAAAAGAAAATAGAATTTCAAATACTAGATCTATTTCACCAATTTCTTATGAAGAACTTTTAAATAATACTTTACCAAATGGTTGTATTGCTGTTCCTATTCATGAAATTAGTGATTGTGATCCTGAAATGGTTTATGATTTTACTACATGTTCCGATAATCATAACTTTATTGCTAACTCATTCGTTACTCACAATTGTCCAACCGAAACACCAGAGGGTCAGAAGATTGGTATTGTAAAGAGTTTAGCAATGACTTCTACAATTTCAACTCAGAATGATTCTTCAGAAGAAGTGGTAAAAACAATATTAGCAATGTTTGGTGAAACTAAACATCCATGTGATATTGATCCATTAGAGATGAATTCATGGGGAAAAGTATTTTTAAATGGAGCATGGTTAGCTGTAACAAAAGATATTTATAAACTTTACAAGTTATTAAAACAAAAACGTCAAGAAGGTATGTTAGATAAATATACTACCGTATTCTTAGATTTTCACAATAAAGAGATTGGAATTCATTCAGATGGGGGTAGATTAATCAGACCAGTTTTAATTGTAGATAATAATAAAGTAAATATTACTAAAGATGTAATCAAACAATTAGATATAGAAAAGAAATCAAATGAAAAATTCAAGTCTTGGAATGTTTTATTAGAAAAATTTCCAACTTTATTTGAATATGAAGATATTGAATCTTCTAATTTCTTAATGATTGCTGAAACTCCTTATGATCTTGCTAATAATCAAGAAAATATGGATCGTAAGGTAGAACACAAAGATTCTAGTATGATCAATCGTTATGGAGACTATCGTTTTGTGAATTATACTCATTGCGATATGCATCCTTGGTTGATGCTTGGTATTGTAGCATCTAGTATTCCATTTAGTAATCATAACTATGCAAACAGAAATATTATTTTCTTCTCACAAGCAAAACAATCAATTGGAATTTATCTTACTAGTTATAAAGATAGAATGGATATTTCTCAAATTCTTTATTATCCACAAGAACCATTGGTAACTACTGATGGTATGAGAATTAATGGAACAATGGATTTACCTTTTGGTGAAAATGTCGTTGTTGCTATTATGAGTTATATGGGATATAATCAAGAAGATTCTTTGGTTTTCAACGAGTCTTCTATTAAAAGAGGATTGTTCAGAGCTGATACCTTAAAGAAAGAACATAGTGAAATTGTAAAAAATCCATCTACATCTCAAGATGATATCTTTGTTAAACCAGATCCAAATAAAGTTACTGGTATGAAACAAGGTAATTACAATAAACTTAATGAAAAAGGTTTTGCACCTGAAGAAACAGAAATTGATAATCAAGATATTATTATTGGTAAAGTGTCTCCAATCCAACCAACAGGAAATAATAATAAAGTATACAAGGATAACTCTGTGCAATTCAAATCTAATGTTGAAGGTGTAATTGATAGAGTTCATACAGGTGTATATAATAATGATGGATATGAAATGTATAATGTTAGAATTAGAATGGAACGTGAACCAATTATTGGAGATAAATTTTGTCAAAAAGGTGATGTACAAGTTTTAACAGAAAATGGATGGAAAGAGATGAAAGATTTATCAATTGAAGATAAGGTTGCAACTATGGATCCTAATAATAACTTGGTATATGTTAATCCATCTAATAAATTTGAATTTGAACATGATGGTGAAATGTACAGTTATACAAATAAACATATAAATATTGATTGTACACTAAATCATAAACTATATGTAAAAACTAGAAACACCAAAAAATATAAACTAGTTGAAGCAAAAGATATCATGAGTAAAATGTATCGTGTAAAATCATTTGTCGATAATAATTTTAATGATATCAATTACATTAAAATTGGAAGTAAAAATTATCAAATGAATTCTATCTTGAAATTAATTGGTATGTATATTTCTGATGGTTCTATTAATAAAAATATTACATATATCTCTTGTCTTAAAGATAGAAAGAAAAATTATAATCTTAATTATATTAGAGATTTAGAATTAGATTATATATATTCTGATGACTCTTATAGAATTAAAGATAAAGATATTACTAACTTTTTGAAACAATTTGGTACTAGTTCTAAAGATAAACAAATTACCAAACAATTTTTGATGTTATCTAAACTACAATCAAATATATTACTTGATTCTTTAATTGAAGGTGATGGTACTGTATATAAAGGATTTAGAAGATATGGAAGTATTTCAAACAAGTTAATTGATGATATTTCTATTCTAGCATTTAATTGTGGATTTTCATCAAATATTCAAATTGCACAAGAATCTGGTATTACTAAAGAAGGTATTAAAACAATGGGAACAAGAGCAGGTCAAGCAGTTAGTATAACCTCTAAAAATACTTATTATAAGATTAGTATTTTGGAAAATCAATTAGAACCATGGGCTAATAAGAAAAAGAATGATTCTAATATTGAAAAAATTTACAATTATCAAGGCAAAGTATATTGCATTGAAGTTCCTGAATCACATATCTATTTTATGAGAAATGATATGTATTCAACTCCTTGTTGGATAGGTAATTCCAACAGACACGGTTAACTGGCCGTAAAGTGGTGTCAAAAGCACTGCTAGTTATCAGGTAGATAGCAAAGCAATCAAATTGCGGGGACGTCCTTTGCTAATATTACCAAATCAAGTTTGAAAAATCTTGATGGCTAATGCTAATCACATTAGGTATGGTAAAAAGATATTAGTGATTAATTGAATATAATATTCTAATTATGAAAGGGATAATCCGCAGCCAAGCTCCTAAGTTGAATCACAATAAATTTATTCGCTTTGAGAAATAAAAAATGTGTGATAAGATATGGAGAAGGTTCAACGACCAGATGGTTGCTGGGGATAAATATATTGTGAAACAATAAATTATCTCTCAAGATATGGTCTAGTCCCACAGGTGACTGTGCGTTATTGTGTAGTCATTATATTACTACCCGTCTTATATAATTTGCAAAGTGTAATGTTAAGCATTTAATATAAAACTAATATAATGCCGAAGGTAACGAGTTGTATTTTTATGATGATTATCATATTAATATAATGGGTATTTCGCAAAAAGGAACTTTAGGTATTCTCTTACCTCAAAAAGATATGCCATTTACAGAAGAAGGTATAGTACCAGATCTTATTATGAATCCTCATTCTATTCCATCTCGTATGACTGTAGCACAGCTTATTGAATGCGTTGCTTCTAAAGCAGCAGCATTAACAGGAGAATTTTATGATGGTACACCCTTTAACAATTATGATGTACAACAGCTTCCAGATATTTTAAAGAAACTAGGATATGAACCATATGGAGAAGAAACTATGTATTGTGGTATTACAGGAAAGAAATTGGCTGCCAAAATTTTTATTGGACCTACATATTATATGAGATTGAAACATATGGTTAGAGATAAAGTTCATTGTTTAACAATGGATCATGAAGTATTAACAGACAATGGATGGAAATACTTTAATAATTTAACAATGGATTCAAAAATTGCAACATTAAATGATAAAGGTGAATTAGTATATGATAAACCAATTGAATTATTACATTATCCAAATTATTCTGGTGAAATGTACAAAATTAAAAACCAACAAATTGATCTTAATGTAACATCTAATCATAGAATGTATGTATCAAAAAATGGTAAAGATTATAGATTAATCCAAGCTTCTGAAATAGCCAAAAAACAATATAGATACAAAAAATCAGCAATTAATACTAACTCAGAGTATATTCATTCATTTGCTGAAATTATTGATGGTAATAACATAACTAGGGATAAAAAAATATTAGATATGGATAGTTGGTTAACATTATTTGGAATTTGGATTGCTGAAGGTTGGTGTGATAGATATACAGAAAAAAATAAAGGATATCAAATTACTATTTCAATTAATAAAAAACGTGTAAAGGATAGTTTATATCCAGCACTTGATAAATTAGGCTATAAATATAGATGTTATAATGAAAAATGTTTTATAAATGACTTGCAATTATTTAAAGAATTAAGTCCTATATCTCAAGGTGCTGTAAATAAATACTTACCTGATTGGGTTTGGAAATTAAATCAAAATCAATCTATTAAATTAATTGAATCAATGGTATTAGGAGATGGTTGTTACAAACATAATAACAAAGGTATATATGGTTCTATTTATTACACTTCTTCTGAAAAACTAGCAGATGATTTTATGAGATTATGTCTTCATGCTGGATGGTCTTCTAATAAAACGATTCATTCAAATGAAGGCCATGAATCAACATTAAAAGATGGTCGTGTAATTACAAGTACACATGATCATTATAGATTAGCAATTGTTAAAAATAGAAATACACCAACTGTTAATCATTCACATGTTAAAGAACAAAATATACAAGAAGAAGAAATTTATAATACAGAAAATATGGAAGTATTTTGTCTACAAGTACCATCAGAAGTTTTTTACGTGAGAAGAAATGGTAAACCAGTTTGGACTGGTAATAGTCGTTCAAATGGTCCAAGACAGGCACTTACAAAACAACCTTTAGAAGGTCGTGCAAGAGACGGTGGTCTTAAGATTGGTGAGATGGAAAAAGATGCCATGGTTGCTCATGGTGTTGGACAATTCTTAAAAGAAAGACTTATGGAAACATCAGATATTACAAAAGCATATGTATGTGATGAATGTGGTAGATTTGCAAGTAAAGTATATGATAAGGACTACTATTATTGTGAAGGGTGTAATAACAGTACCCGTATTTCAGCAGTATCAATGCCATATGCTTGCAAATTAATGTTCCAAGAAATTACAAGTGTTAACATTCTTCCAAGAATTAGAACTAAAAAGTCAGTTTATGAAGCTAATGTATAAACTCTCTCAAAATCATTGATTTTTTAGAAATTTTTTATTTATTTTAAAAAAACTGTATATAATAAATATTTTTTATTATATATTGTCTTAAATATTACTACTTGTTTGTCTCATGCGTCTAATTTGATCACCTGTAGTCCCTTCAGGAATTGGTCTACAAGCAATAAGAATATAGATTTTATTTGACCATCCTTTGTAATCATAAATTATTTTTTATAAAGTAACAGTTTTAATATTTTCATTTTTCGTATTTTTGTATAAACAATTAGTAACTGAAGGAATATCTTTTCCAATACAATCAATACTGCATTTATTCACATTACAATTACCATCAAATAATTAATAAATTTAATTTCTATTTATATTTAGATTTATGACCGAATATCATTTGAGAAAACTCGATATTCCAAATGAAATTGTAAACATAATACTAGATTACATACCAGCTACATGGTTTAAAAAAGATATTAAGAATAAAAATTATTTATCAAAAACTGGTTTTTGGTTCAAAAGGATTATTGTATCAAATATTGTTGATATACCGAGAAATAATATTTCATATTTTGATTGGTATAAAATTTTTCATTATAAAGATTATAGTATGTTAATAAAATATGAAAATAAATTAGTTAATCAACTATTAGAATCAAAGAGTAAAAAAGAAATAGAAATAATTCATATGCACAATTTGGATAATTGTCATAAAAAAAATTATATGAATTATAGATTTTAATTTTCCACCAAATTGTAAAAAATTTATTAAATAAAATAATGAAATCTAAAAAAAATTTAGATATGAATTTAATTTTAGGTAAAAATAAAATTGAATTAACTGATACACCTTATTATATAACGATTAATCTTATTAATTATATTAGAATGACATATGATATAAATATAATAAAAGGATCACAAATAAATCAAGAAATTTTACAATATATTTTCGACATGAATATTAATACACTTGATGATCTGTATGATATTCTTGGAGATAATTTTCTTAGTCGTGATAGATTTGTTGCATTAAATAAAGGAGAATTACTATATTACTTTCAAGAGACAAATATATCTAATGGATATTATTTAAATGATAGAGTAAGTATTAATTATATTTTAGAAATTATGAATGAGAAAAAAATAAAAAATTTTGATTTAACTCTAAAATATTTAGAAGAAAAATGCATAATTTCAGATAAATTAAAAAAAACAAATTTTAGAATTTCTGGTTTTGGAGAAGGATTAGGATTAGGAAACACAGGTGATATATTTGATCCTCAAAATGATAAAAATAAAAAATTACTATTAAATTTACCTTTCAAAAAAGATATATATACAAGTAATCAAATATTTTGGTATTGTTTAGGTTTTCTATTTTATGATTTTTATTTAAGTAATATTTTTTTTTATTCAGATTATGTTTATACAAAGGATAATTCTAAAGTAAATATTTATAATTTATTTTTTGAAAATATATCATCAACTACAAACTTTTTACAATTTTTTAATAATTTGATTTTTAATAATATTATCAAAAATAATATGAGATTATCAAGTAAATATTTTGAATGGAGTTATGATAATGTAAATATAAGCGATAAAGAATTAATAAAAATAAATGATGTTGTTTCTGTAGCATTTGATAAAATATCAGAAATGTTTTCCGAAAATCCTTTTGGGTTAAAAACTTTACAAATTATAATTTCAATAGAAAATATTGATGAAGAATCTGAATATACTATTGCTGCAGCTACAGAAATATTTAATGATATAACAAAGACAATGAGTTATGGCTTAATGTGGATTTACACTGAAATGTTTAATCAATATGATTATGAATGTCAGTTAACTACTATATTTCATGAAATATTACATATATTGGGTATTGGGTCACAAAAATTTTTAAGCTACACAAATGATGTAATTGTTTTAAATCAAGAAGATGAATTAGTTGTTACAAAATTTTTTGTTAAAAACGGCTATGCATTGGAAGAGTATAGAAAACTTGTTAAAGATTTTGATGTTAATATGATACCTTTAGATGAAGATGGATATCATCTTAATGAATTTGATCTAACGATTCCATATGATAGGAAATATCCTGGATTCAAACATGAAATAATATCAACTTTTAAAAATGAAGATGATCAAAGAGGTTTAGTTTTAAATCAATTATTAAGTAAAGTAACGCTCGGTTTACTAAAAGATCTTGGATATAAAATAAAAGATTCATATTTTGAAAAAGCAAATTTTAGTTTTGATCCTTTTGAAGAAACAAAAAAATCTAATATTGAAATAGATTTGAAAAAAGGTTGGAATATGGTTTCATTTCCAGTAAAAGTTAATACAAAGATTGAAAAAATTTTAGTAGATGATATTTTAGAAATAAAAGATCAAAAATATTCATATAATTCAAAAGCTAAAATGTTCACTACTTTAAATGAGATTGTACCATATTCAGCATATTTTGTTAAATGTAAAGAAGATATAAAATTAATATTTGATTGAAATATTAATTTAACAGCGAATGAGAATCTCGAGAGCCGGACTCGAACCGACGACCAAAGGATTTACAGTCCTCTACTCTACCAACTGAGCTATCTCGAGTTCAATTTATATTAGATTTTTTTATAATTTTATAAACGAATTATAAAAATTGATAAACTTAATACTTTATTAACTACTTATTGATTATGACTAATTTGTCTAAATCCCGAATGTTTACAGTAATTTTTTTTGTAATTATTTTGACTATTGCATATTCTACTGATATTAGTTCAATTTATCCACTAGGGTTTTTATTTGGAAACTTTATGTATTTATCTCTAAAAAATAGTAATTATTTTTTAGGTAATGAGTATCATTATAGAGGAAAAATAAAACATGGTTTTTTTTAATTATTCAATAAAAAAAATATAGTTTAATTTAATGTATTACCAACATAATAAGATAAAAATAACAAAAGCTTCTTATATATATGTTTATTACTATAAAAAACAATTACTACAAAATATTACAAAATTATTAGAAGATAATAAAATTAGATTTGTTATTTGTTATGGTAATTTAATAGAATATGAAAGAAAAAAACCAATATATAGAGATGATGATTTAGACATAGTATTTAATGTTTCAGATTTTTCAAAATGGGAAAAATTTTGTGAAAAAAATAGTAATGAATTAGAAAAATATAATTTAATTTTTGATGAAAGATTTAAAGATTTTAAGAGACAAAGATATAATGGTATACAATGTAGATTACAAAGATTTGAAAATCCAAAAAAAATAAAAGAATTTAAAATGGATATTCATTGTGATTTAGTTTGTAATCAAGTTGGATCTAGTTACTGGAAAAACCTAGATATTGATTTTAATAATTTGCGAAGAGTTACTTTATATGGTATAAAAACATATGCTCCTTCTAAATTTGATACAACAAGAATTTTAATATCAGAATATGGTCCAGATTATTTAATACCAAATACAAAAAATCCTTTTGAAAAAATAGTTAATAGAGAAAATTAGATAAAATAGGATATTTACAAATGAATCAAATATATTTGTTTAATAACAAATATTTTAGATTTATAAAAATATTATATACTAATATAATGAATTTAAATAAAGAATATTTTAAAGAAAAAATTATGGAAACAACATCTGAAAAAGTAAAAGACAAAGTATTTGAAAAAATTATAAATTTTATAGAAAAGTTTGATCCAAAGTTAACAAATAATAGAATTGAAATATTTCAAAATACATTAAGGTATTATTTAATCCTATGCGAAAATATAATGATCAAAGTTTATAGAAACAATGAATATTTTTTAGATGATTATTGTGCTATTAAAAAGCTTCATGAAAATATTAGTATGGGAAAATTTAATATTGTTTCTAAATTAATTGATATTGATGATGTTAATAATATTGTTATATTGGAAAAATTAGATTTGATAGGATATAGTAAATTAGGAATTAAATACATAAATAAACAAAGAATCAAATATTTATTTACAATAATTTTTAAAATTATCTATTCATTATATAAATTTAATCAACAATATAATTTATTTTTTGATTATACAAATTTTGGTACTAATAAATTAGGTGATTTGAGAATATTTGATTTTTCAAAATCAGAATACTTAGATGTTGAAAATCAATATAAAACAAAAGAGTTATTATTTTTATCATTTTTTAATTTTTTTGAAAAAATTTTAAATCAAGTCAAAATGAATGATAATAAAGAATTAGAAACACAATTAAGAATGTTTATGATAGATTTTAAAGAAACATTTACTGACAAAAGAAAGGTATATAAACCTAATCTAGCAGGAAACATTAAAAAATATTACTTTTTTGCTTTCAAATTTTTAGATTTTGAAGGTTTTATTAATTTTGTTGATAAATGGTAAATAAAAAAATTGAATCATACATAACATACTATATTTATCCTATTTATAATGATAAATATATTATATTCTAGGGTCTCTAGTAAAGATCAAGGTCAAGATAGTTTAAATACACAAACACAATTATGTCTCTCATTCTTATCAAGTAAAGGAATTAAATTGGATTTATTTTTTTCAGAAATTGGTTCAGCTTATAATGGAGATCAACCGGTTCTAAATAGTATATTAGATAAATATACTAATTGTAACCTATACATTTTAAATGCAAGTCGTTTTTCAAGGAATATTGTAAATGGTGTTACAATGCTGAAAAAATCATATCAATCAAATATTAATATCGTTTTAATTGAAGATAATTTGGAATCATCAAATGTTTCCCATAGACATATGATTCGAACAAAGATTCTAGAAGCTCAACAAGAATCAGAAGTATTAAGTAATCGAATTACTAGTAGAAATAATTTAAAGAGATCAAGAGGATGGAAATTTGGTAATCCAAGGTATGGAAAAAAGGCAAAACTTGATAATAAAAAGGTAAGATATTTTATCGATTCTAAAGAAGAAAATAATATTATAAACTTTATAATTCAAGCAAGAGAAGGTTGTAGTTGTCGTGAATTAAATAAAAAGTTACAAAAAATTAAAAAGGGTGCAGTTCCTATTAAATTTTTTGATGAAGATGGTGAAACGGAAATCAATTATTTTGATAGACCAAATACTTTAACCTATCAAGAAATTGCAGATTTACTAAATGATTATGAAATAACTAAAAGAGGAAAAGAATGGAATTCTAACAGTGTTAGTGGAGTATACAATACATTTAATGTTAATGGACTAGCTAAGAAAATTACTAACATTAACGTCTAAACATTAACATCTTTATTTTTTTTTTTATCTTTTGAACCTCTATTACGAGTTCTTTTTAAATTTACACGTTCAACAACTGGTCTACTATTGATAATGTGATCTGTCATTGCACTTGATTTAGTTTTATCTTTAACAATTTCTTCTAGTGCTTTTTGAATAGAAGCTTTGTTCAATGGTGCTTTTGTTTTAGATACATTTCTACGAAGTTTACCATCACTTACAGCAAGTTCTTTTTCTCCAACATTTTCAAGAAAATTTAAAATGAATTCTTCATTTTCTTTTTTTTCTTTAGTTAAAATTTTAGTTTGTTGACGATGTTCACGAATTTGATCATCAATTGATAACCATTTTAGTACTTTATTTTTAAATTCTTTGGTTACTTTTTCTTGAACATTACTGTCATTAGAATCAGAGGAGTTATTATCAGACATATTATAATATACTAGATAAAAAATCCTTAAACATCTATTTAACGCAATCAAATTAACACAATGGTTTTAAGTTATAATCTGGTTCGTAAGTAGAGTTATTCCATGGAGATACATTGAATTTTGGGTTAGCAATAGTACCTCTAATATCCCAACTTGCGTTTTTAAGGGATTGACCAACGGTATCAACACCTACAACATATTTTTCAGTGTTAATAAGGTTACCATTTTCTAATTTGTTTTTTGCTTGGGTAAAATCGGTATCAAACCATTCATCATTAACTTCTTGTGGTAAATAGTTTTTACTGTCATATTTCTTAAGATAATTTTTGTTAAAATCTACAGCATTAGTTTTGACACCATCTGGAATTGGTTTTTCAAAAGCAGCATTTAAGTTAGCACCACCGTCAGTTTCATTTGGTTTGAACGAGTGTGCAGCATTAGCTTCTTCAGAAGTTTGTCTTAATTCTTGTTCAACTTCAGTTACAATTCCACTATTTTCAGGTGATTCTTCTTGTCTTTCTTCGGTAGATTCAACAATAGCTTGTTGGATTTCTTCACTTTCAGATTGTGGAGATTTAGATACAGAAGTATTTTCTTCTAAAGTACCAGTGTTTTTAATTGGAGATGTTTCTACTGGTCTAGTAAGAAAGTAAATAGCAAGTGCAATAACTGCAAGCAATATTAAGTTCTTTGAAAGCATATATAGATAATTTAGAAAAAATAATTTTTTAAAGTATTATTTTAATTTTATTCAACTAGATGTTTTTATAAATTTTTACTAACGTCTTAAATATTTTTTAATAAAAATCTAAATCTTCAGAAGATTCAGAATCAAAATTATATTTGGTTTCAATATATATTTTTTTTATAATTATTTTATCAGATTTTTTTATACCCTTAATTTTTACCAAATCACCATCTTCCAAATATCTCAATCCTACCATTTGTTTGTTAGAATTTACAATATCTGCTTTGACTGTTCCATCTTTTACAATCATAATATATTCATTTTTATCATTATCTACATTTAATTTTACATAATTATCATCACAACTAAATGATTTTATTGTAATATTCTTAGATATAATTTTATTTTTTGATTCGTTCATATAATATTATTTTGTATTTTTTTTAAAATATAAACTAATATTTGATTAAATAATATAAAAAAATCTAATATTATATATATTGATGCCAAAAAAAAATAAACAAAAAGGAGGTGCTGAAATCATACTATTTAGGTTTATTGAAATGATACCTGAAATTTCTATAAATGATGAAAACAATAATAATATCTTACATCATACAGTAGAATCTGGTAATTATGATATGGTAAAAAATGTTCTTGAAATAGCTGAAAAGAAGAACCAATTATACTTGTTAATTAATAGCTATAATGATGAAGGTTTAACACCTTTACATATTGCTGTTAGAAAAAATTATCAAGATATTGCAGAAATTCTTATTTATTATGGAGCAGATAAAAATATTCCAGATAATAATGGTCAAAAAGTTGTTTATGTACCAGAACAAACTGGTGGTGATAATTCTAGAATTATTTATGGTAAAAGATTTTTGTAAAAAACTTTAAATAAAAATTGATATTTTTATTTAAAAAGGTTTTAATAATGGTATTAGTTTAAATGAATTTGGATAGTATTGACAATAAATACTTAGAGATGTCAGACGGTGACATCGATAAATTACTCATGGGCTTGGATCTTGATTCTAAGGATAAAGAAGAAGAAGATACAAAAAATTTATGTAGTTCATGTAGTAGTGAGGATTTAGTAATAAATCCTAATGGTGAATGTATTTGCCAGAGTTGTGGTGTTGTAAACAGTGAGATGTACGATGAAATGCCAGAATTCAATAATGATTTAGAAGGAACATCAAGATATGGATGTCCATCAAATTATTTTTATCCTAAATCAGCCTTAGGTACAAAGTTTAGAACCAAAGGTTATAGCCGTATTAGTAATATTCAAAGACAAGGTCAAATGCCTTATCGTGAAAAAAGTTTATTAGAAACATTAACCAAAATTCAGAAGAAATGTAAAAATTATGGTATTACCCAAGCAATAGTTGATAATTCAAAAATTTTATACAAAAAAGTGTCTGATTGTAAACATACTAAAGGAAAGCGTGCCGGTAAGAATAGAATTATGCGTTGCATCAACTTGCGTTCCATGATCGCTGCATGTGTCTTTTATGCATGTAAATTACAAGGCGAGCCAAGAAGTCCAAAGGAGATAGCAGATATTTGGGAATTAGAAATAAAACATGTTAATAAAGGTTGTAGAAGATTTTTAGAATTTATTGATCTAGAGAGTTTAAATACTGAATTCACTAGTTCAAAATCTTCTGATTTTATTGAAAGATTTGCAGGTAAATTAAATTTAGAAAAACAATATATTAAAATTGCTCAAGATATTTCAAAAAATATTCATAAATTAGACATTGCTTCTACACATGAACCTCCTTCTGTTGCTGCTGGATGTATTTTATTAGTTTCAATAATGTACCATTTGGATATTTCTAAAAAACAAATTTCGGACGTCTTTAAGATTTCTGATGTTACCATTTCTAAAACATATAGAAGAATTCATCCTTTTCATAAAATTGTAATGAGTAATACTATAACTGATTTAGTTTTAGAAAAAAGAAATAATATTCCAAAAAAGAAATTAGAAATTAATGAAGATAACTTAGTGCTTAGCGACGAAGAAAAAAAGATAAAATTAGCAAAGAAAAAGACACGAACAAAATCTAAAACAAAATCTAAACCAAATAAAAAACTTTTAACTGAATCAGAAGATTCTTCTGATGATTCAGATATTGAAGTTTAAAATTAGTTATCTGTAGGATCTAATAACCAGTCAATTATTTTATTTAATTCATTTCTTAAATTTGAAGAATAAATTTTTGAAGCATTATAACAAATTTCATTTTTCATTGTTTTTGGAGGTAGGTTGGTTGGAAAAGTGTTTTTCATCCAAGTATCAAGTTGTTCTAATTTTTCTTTCATTATTCTACTATCATTAAGGCTTTTATCATATTTATGAATAATATGATAATCACCATTGACTTTCAAATCCGGAAAACCATTTGGAAAAGATACAATACTATTATCTTTTCTAATTGAATCATTAAAAAATGTTTTATTCATATAAGTATTTTTTAATTATTCTTTTAAATTAAACTAATATTTTATCGATTATTTCATCTATAAATTCAAATGTATCAACTTTAAAATCTTTATCAATTAGTTTTTTATATTTTTGTTTTATTTCATCTAAATCCTTTTTATTTTCTAATGGAACAAATACATGTTTTACTCCAGCCCTTTTTGCTCCTAATAATTTGAAATTTAATCCACCAATTTTGGTTATTCTGCCTGTTAATTCTACTTCTCCTGTCATTGCAACGTCATTTCTAATAGGTCTTCCCAACATTCTTGATATAAATGCTGAAGTAAATGCACAACCCGCACTTGGTCCATCTTTTGGGGTTGACGTAGAAGGTGCATGTACGTGGAAACCATGTGGAAATTCCATATTTACTAAATCATTTATTGATTTAATTTTATGTTTTTTAGAACATCTTTCTAAATATTGAATAGCAGCAGTATAAGAACATGATACAGATTCTTTCATTACATCACCTTGTTTGCCTGTTAATTTTAATTCAAATTCATTGGTTGTTGATGATAAATTTTTAAATATTTGAATTGGTATAATTCCACCACTACCACTATTTGTTGCATATAATCCATTTATAATACCAATTTCGTGATTTGGATGAATCATTGTATTATCGTCAATTGGTTCTTTTAAAATTTCTTTTATTACATTTTTATTAATATTAACTACTTTCCTCTTTTTTGTAAATAATCCTTTTTTAGTTAACATATCAATATTAAGGTTAAGTAATATTTCCTCTATCTTACGTTTGATACTACGAACACCTGCTTCTAATGTATAATTTTCAATAATCCATTCAATAATATCATCAGAAAATCTAATATCAACTTCATTTAACCCAATACTATTTTTTAGTTCTGGTAAAGTAAAATTTTTGATAATTTCTATCTTATCCTTTGTTGTATAAGCAGATACATTAATTTCTTTAATTCTATCAAGCAAAATAGGATCTACTAAATTTGAATCATTGTAAGAAAACATCATAATAACTTTATCAAGTGGAAAATCAACTCCTTGGAAAAATCTATCTTGGAATGTTTTATTCATATTTGGATCTGTAAGATGAATTAAAATGGATGTAATTTCATTAACGTTACCATGTTTACTACAAGCTTTATCTAATTCATCAAAATATAAAATACATCTTGATTTACCCATTTCTACCATTTTTTTGATAATCATACCTGGTTGAGATCCAGAATAAGTATAACCATGACCATGTAGAATTTCACCGTCATTTTGTCCACCCAAAGTAATTTGTGCAAATGGAATATCTAAAGCTTTAGATACACTTTTTGCTAGTAGTGTTTTACCAACACCTGGTGGACCAACTAATCCAAAACTAGATCCTTGACTAGAAGGATTAGATATCCATTTACCTATTATATGTAATAAGGATTTCTTAGCTTCATCATGACCATAAGATGAACCTTTTAATTTTTCTTCAACAATTTTAATATATTCATGTGCCTTATTGCTATCTTTTTTTAGGTTTTGGAAAAATACATCTTCTCCTAACGATGGCCAAGGATAATTAATAATATGTTTAACGAAAGTTAATTGTTTAAAATATTCATTATTATAGGATTTCATTTCTTCTATTTTTTCCATAGTTGTAGATTTTACACTATCTGGAATTGATTTATTTGTAACTAATTGTTTTGAATAATCGATATCTTCACTTGACATTGATTTTAATTTATCTATTTGACTTTTAATTGATGAATTACTTTTTTTAATTTTAATTTGTAAATAAAATGGTAAATTATCAAAAAATAAATTATGAATACTTTTAGATTGGTTTTTCTTTTCTTTTAATAACCCTAGTAATATTCCAGCAATTTCAACATGTTCATCATCACCTAATAATAATAAGAATACCATATTAAACATTCCAGATATTGATGTTGTTTTAGATAAAAAGTCTTTCATAAGGTTTAAAACAGAATAGTTTGTATGTTCCATAAATTTCATATATTGTTGATTAAAGTATTCGGAATATTGTTTAAAATCTAATGTATAAATGTTACCTATATAATCATATCTCAAAAAGAATTTTGTAAATTTTGGATCAACATCTTTATCATTTTGATTTATATAATCTGTAATTTTATTTTTTTTATTATACAAAAATGGTGAATTTATCTGACTTGATTTTAAATTTATATTAACCAAATCATTATTAAATATTATACCTACTCTTATTACATTTATTTTGTTTATTTTGATAAATAAATATCTTTCCAGTTCAATATAATCAGATGATTTAAATTCTTCAGGTTCTTCTAATTTAATATTAGTATCACCGAAATCAATATTGAAATCTTTTGTATTTATATGTTTAATAGAATAAGTATAACAAACCTGGTTTAATTCATTGATAAAATCTAAACTTTGACCAGTTATTAAATTAAATTTTATTTCACCAATAAACATTTTTAATGTATCTACCAAACCTCCATAACCATATCTTTCTACTAATAAATTTATATTTTCAATGAAATCTTCTAATGGTTTTTTTTCTAAATTGATAATATCTACATTCTCTTCATTCTTAAAATACTCATCAAGATTATCCAAACAATCATACTTTATTTCTTCTGATTTATTATTAATATCAATATTGTCTATTTCAGAAATAGTTTCAATATCATTGTTAATGTATTCATTATATTTAGTGTTTATATTTTTACTAATTTCTAAAAGAGTGGATAAAACTACATTTCTTTCTGTATAATCTAATAAATTGTATTTATTAAGATTATTAATGTGTTGTTGTAAAAACTTTATTGAATTACATATTTCTGAATATCTTTTTTGTAATATGTAAAGTTTTAACTTTTGAATATTTATATTATTCATATTTATATAAATTGTGAAATTAAATAATTTTATTTTTTTTGCAATTTTATTCGTTTACCTTTAAAATTTAAGAATATTATCAAGCTTTTTTATTAACATTTCAAAAGAAATGACCAATTAAAAAAAGGGCTTAAACAAAAGGGAAACGCACTTAAAAAAAAATGAGTGAGTTTAATTTAAAAATAAAATATATACATATATTATATAAATGCCAGTTAGTTCTAAGAATAGTTCTAAAGCTCCAAAAGCTTCTAAAGCTCCAAAAGCTTCCACCAAGGATACTAAATCCAAACAAACTAAAACTCAAAAAGCCGGTTCTAAAACCAAAGCTACCAAAACCACTAAAGCTGTAAAAGAAACTAAACCAAAACAAGTTAAACAACCTGTTGACAGTGAATCTAGTACTACCAAAAGTGTTCGTTCTTTCAAAGTAATGCTTCCAGGTACCGAAGAATTCGTAGGAAGATTCACCGGTCTTACTCCATACCAAGCTGCTAACAAAGCTCTTTCTAAATACTACAGAGAAACACCAAAAGCTAAAAAAGAGATCCAATTCAGTATTAAAGAATCTACTCGTGGAAGTAAACGTAGTACCTACACTTACAATGGTGCAAGACAAAAACTTGCAGAACCAGTAAAATACACTATTCAAAGTGGAGGTGAAAACAGAGAAATTGTCAAAAAATTCAAAAACAGACTTACTAAAGTAAAGAAAGCAGATCTTGTTGCTTCTGAATAAATTAGTAAATTAAATAAATCATAAAAATTAAAGTCATTTTATAATATATTAGTAAAATTATAATATATTATAAATCTAATTAAATAATAATTTATCAATAGTAGTTCTAACACAAAATAGTCTATGAGCAATAATAGCCAATATAAATAGATTTGATAGGATATAATAAAAATTATATTTTTTAAAGAAATATTTTAAAATAAAGGCTAAAAGTACAGTAAGTATAACATCAACAATTGCTATATTTAATATTCTAATATTGTGAACACCAGTTTCAGGTTGACCAAAAATATTTTTATATTTACAAAACATTATTTATATTAATAATAAGTTTTATTTTTTCATAATGATATTTTCACAAACCATATTAAGATTATCAATTTCATTTTTATAATTTATATTTTGGATATTTGATTCTAACATATTTAGATATTTGGTAACTATTTTTGATAATACATCATATTGATCTTCATTTAAATTCAAATTTTTATTTTCAATCTCATTTTTCAAAAACATACATAACTGTTGTAATTCATCTTTATAATTATCTGAAAATAATTGTTTTATATATTCCATTTTTTCATCTAAATCAACTTGATTAATATCTTCATTTTTACAAAAAGTAACTAATTTTTGCAAACATTCCCTTTGAAATTCTGTAATATCTTTTGACATATAAAAATCTATTTTACTTTTCAAAAAATCTAACTTTTCCTGAATAATTATTTTTTCTATATTTAATTCTTTAGATTCTTCTGCATTTTCTACATTATCCAAGTTTTTATCAGATACCTCTCCCACATTAGCCATCGTGAAATATTCTTCATCTAATTTCTTATCCAATTTAATTAAATCTGGTATAATTTTATTATCTAAACTATCCAAATTTTCTAACAAAGAAAATGTTATCTCATCTTTCTTTTCTTTTGCTATCAAATTATTACTTTTTAAATTATTTAATATACCCTCTATTCTTGCCTCTATCTTATAATACAATTGTGCTCTTATCATTTCTTTTTCATCTAATTCTTTAAATTCTTCAGCTTCTTTTAAAATCTTCTCAATATTAGAATTTACAGTTTCATCAATATTTCTAATTAATATATCTTTTGATTCTCCAGAATGTTTATCTTCAATAGTTACATTTATTAAACCATTTATATCTACTTTAAATGTAATATTTATAATAGGCATTCCTATTTTGGATATTTTATTAAATTCAAATTCCCCAATTAAATAATTTTTTTTTGCAATTGATCGTTCACCTTGATATACTTTTACTGTTACATTCATTTCACCAGGTGTATCAATCGTATATTTTTGACTTCTTTTAGCTGGTAATGGTGTATTTTTTGGAATAATTATAGAAAAAGCACCTTCTGCCGTTTCTACTCCTAAAGATAGAGGTAAATTATCTACCAAAATAATCTCATTATCACTTAATTCTTTTCTGATCATTGCACCATAATAACAAGCCCCTAAAGAAACAACTTGTTGAAGATTTTTATGAACCATTGGTTTTATATTAAATTCCTTTTCTAATAATTCTTGTACTATTCCTAATTTGGAACTACCACCTACTAATATCAGTTTAGAAATAGAATATTCTTTTTTAAAAGTAGTCATTTTTCTTGAGATTCTATCTAGTAACGGTTTTGCAATTTTATTAAATTTTAAAACATCCAAATTATATTCTAAATCAATATTCTTTTCATTTGAGACTTTATAAAAATCATTAACTTTTATTACACAACTATCAACCCATGATAATTTTTCTTTTGCTTTGTTACAATTATACATTAATTGTATTAATTTACTCTGTTTTACAAAAATAGTTTCCTTATTAATCTTTTGTTTAAATTCATTCAAACAATCTTCATAAATAACTTTTGTAAAATCATTACCACCTAAATCATTAACACCAATTGAATCTATAGTTTCAAAAAAATTATCATCTATTTCTAAAATTGAAATATCCAATGTACCACCACCCATGTCAAAAACCATAATTTTTTCTTCTTCTAATGTATTATCTATACCATATGCAAATGCTGCTGCAGTCGGTTCATTAATTATTCTCAATATATTAAATTCCAATGAAGTAGCAATATTATAAAGTATCTTTCTAACATTATCATTAAAATTAGATGGAACTGTTAAAACCACATTAAATATGGTATTTTCAAATTTACATTCTAATAGTGATTTTAGATGTTTGAAAAATATTGTAACAATATCAGTTACCAAATATAATTTATTATTTATAAAATATTCTTTATTATTTCCCAATTGAGTCTTAAAATTTGAAATTAAATTTTTCATTTTTGATTCTTCTGAATTTAAATCAATAGGAATATAATTACCACATTTAACAGTATCTCCAATAAATACTTTTGTAGGTATTAATTCTTTTACAGAATCTTTAAATATGATTGGATTTTTCTTGAAATAACTGATAACAGTATTTGAAGTACCAAAATCTAATCCTAAGGTTAATTCTTTTTTTTTATTCATTATTAATATTTATATTATAAAGATTTATTGAACGATTTTATTTTTAATATAATTAATTTATCAACTTACGTAAAAAAATTAATTACAAAATATTTTCTCTAAAATTCATAAGCTTTTTCCATATTGATAAACTTATTAATGAAATTACCATTGTTCCAATCAAATATGGCGAATTTGATCCATTTTCAATTGTAGAAATTCTATTTTCTATTTCATCTATTTTTTCTACAAATTCTCTTTTACTAACAAATTGATTATTAATTGTTCTCATTAGCAAATTAAATTGTTTTCTATCATTAAAATTTTCATTTGACATATATTTCTTGTCATTTATACAAACTATTTTACCTTTTTTTATACCAATTAATAATTGATTTACATGAGTTAAAAACTGATAATAAAACTCCAAATCCAAATCTTTTAAATCACTGTATTTAAAATTCTTTTCTAAATTTGATATTATATTAAAATTATTTTCTTTTGCTGAATTTAGAACTTTCATATCATTTATAATTTCCTTTTGTAGTTCAAAGTATTCATTTAAATCACTTCCATCTATATTAGACATTGAATTCTCATTGACTAATTTTATTATGAATTTACATAATTTATTTGTTCTATCTAATAAAACATTTATAGTAAAAATTTCACATCTATTAATTTTTAATTCTATCAACTTAACTTTCTCTAAAATTTCAAAAGTTAAAGATTTAGGATTATTTATTACATCTCTTAATAATAATAAATCTCTTTGATAATTTAAATTTGCACTTACAAAATTTAAATAGTTACTATTATCTATTCCAAATATTTTTACTTTTGGATTTACATATTTTGATAATAATTCTTCACTTAAATGATCATATAATCTTATGAAATTTGATAAATTATCTTTTAACAAATTTATCCTATCAAATATTTCTGTCATATCACCAAATCTACCGTCACCTAATTTTTTTAAATTACCACCTAAATTTCTTAATTCATCAGTTATTTCTAAATTTAAAATATATCTTAAAGCTTTTAGTTGATTTTCTAATTTTTTCTGATGCACTGGATCTAATTGAGGATATTTAATTCTTGCTCTTTCTAATTCCTTTAAATTTTCATGAATTTTATCTCTTTCCATTATAAGAATTTCATTTCTAGACTCAAAAATAGAAATTAAATTTTCTATATTCTCATTCCAATTCATTAAACTTATATTATTAAATTCAATTGATGATTTTCCAGAATTTTTATCTTTTCTTTCATTTGATTTTATAATTAAATAATATAACCAATAAATACATATAAAAAATCTTAATTTTAAAATAATAATTTTATTTATTGGTGCATCTTTATATTTTGTTATTTTAAAAATATAATCTGGATCTTTTAAATATTTTAATATTAATGTCTTATCTAGATTTAATTTTGATTTTTCTAATACCTTTAACCATCTATATTCCTGATATTTTATGTTACTATTTATTGATTTAAGATATGATTGAAAATAGCTCCATAAACAATTAATATAGGAATCTATCTCTAGTTCTTTATTGTACATTTAATATAATATAGATTTTTTTAAACTAATCTTTATTCCAAAAATATTAATAATAGTTTATAATCTGTATTTTACAAAAAAGAATAATAAAATAAAATCAAAACTACAGACGTAATTTATACATTTAATTTATTATTAAAATAATTTATCATATCATCATAATTTTTATTTTCTTTTCTTGTTTTTGAAGTATCCATATTATAAACACTTAAACAACAATTTATTTTAAAGGGTTTTCCATATTTATTGAAAGCCCATAAATTTTCATTCCAATCTGTCATCCATTTTATGTATTTATTGTCCTTCTTTATCCACTCTATTGGCATGTTATTCCAAACATAACCATAACCAATTCTTAAATGACATATTTTAGGCCTTGTATTATTTATTTCATTTGAAACAAAACAAGGTTTTATCTTTATTTTATCATTTAAAAATATTTTGTGATTTGATATTGACCATTTTATATCATTTTCTGAGTATATTTTATTTATCAAATTAAGATTATTTTTATCAGTTAACCAGTCATCACCATCTAAAAATATTAATAATTCATTATCTTCTGCTTTACTATAAACAATAAATCTATTATAAGCAGGATACATTCTTTTTTTGTTTCTTATCAAAGTAATATTATCTAAATTTCTAGTATTTATTTCTTGGTCTGAAAAATCATCAATTACCACTATACTAATAAGTTTAATATCATAATTTTGATTTTTAATAGATTCTAAACAAACATCCAAATATTCTTGATTATTATAAACTGGAATAATAAATTTAAATTTATGATTTTTAACCATTAAAATAGATTAAAATTAATCTTTATATTAAACAAAAATAAGTTTTAAAAAATATCTTTTATTTAACTTATAATGAATATTATTCAAATACCAGATAAATTAAAAAAACAAATACAATGGGAATATAATTTACAAACAGAATTTATGACATTTAATTATATAAAAAATAATAATATAAAATTACCTTTACCTTATATTGCATTTCCATGGGCATTTTTAATTGATACTTTTAATTGTAAATACAAAAATAAATGCAAAACATTTTATGACTTTATGTTTCGTCTTGGATTAATTGATATTCTAAATAAATATAAAAATTGTATTACTACTGTTCAAAGTTATCACCTAAATTCTTTACTAGAAGATTTTCAAAAAATGAATATCAAATTTATTTTTTATACACACACAACTTTTAAAATTATGAACCAATCACTTCAAAAATATAATATTAAATTAATTCCATATCATATTTATCCATCAAATACTAAATATACTTTGAATGATAAAAATTATAAATGTTCTTTTATTGGAACTGTTAACTATAATTTAGATAAACCTACAAAAATTAGAAATGAAATGGTTAAATGTTGTAAAAACATACCAAATAGTTTTATAGAAACAATTAATGAGTGGCATTATAATGATTTAATTTTTGGAGATCAATTGAAAGTTTTAAATTTTAAAAAATCTTACAAAAATGACATGAAAGAAAGAGAAAATAAATATTCAAATATTATGAGTAAGAGTATATTTAGTCTATGTCCTTTAGGTATAGGACCAAATAGTATAAGATTATGGGAATCATTTTTTTATGATTCTATACCTATTTTGATATCAGATGATTTAATATTACCAAATGAAATAAAACCGAATACAATAATTAGAGTTAATGAAAATGATATGTCTAATATAAAAAGTATAATTACAAATGAAAAAATAGATAAAAAAATATATTTACAAAATATTAAAAATTTTAAAAATAAATTTTTAATTGACAATAATTTTGGAAAATTAGTAAATAATTATTTCAACAAACATAAAACTATAAATTTACTAATACCTTGGTTTAATTTAGAGGAAGGAGAAAGATATGATGAAATAGTTACTTGTTTATTTAAAAATATAAAAAACAAATTAATAAATAAAATATATTTATTTTATGAAGTATCAAATATTAATTTAATAAAGTCAATTAATCATAATAAAATAATAATAATTCCGATAATAACTGATAAAAAGAGAGATGTTTCATTTAATAAATTAGTTGATTATGCTAATAAAAATCTTAATAATGAATTATGTATTATTTCTAATAATGACATTTACTTTGATCAAACATTAAAAAATATTTTTGATTTAGATTTTTATAATAATGATTATTTTGTTTCATTAACAAGAAAAAATTGTGATGAATATATTGCATATAATAATAAAATTTGGAAACCACATCAATTTTCTCAAGACTCTTGGATATTTAAATCGCCAATTAAACAAATGGAACATACCATTAATCTAGGATGGATACAATGTGATAATATAATTAGTGATCAATACAAAAAATTAGAATATCAAGTTATTAATCCTCATTATTCAATAAATGCATGGCATTTACATAAAAATAATAATACAAAAAATTTATTAGAAAATTATAATTATAATAATCAGTTTAAAATGGCATCTGTTGAATTAACAAATATTAGTAATATATTAGATCAACAGAAGATAGAGGTAAATATAAATAATAAATATAAATCATTTAATATTGATAGACTTAAAAATATAAAATTAAATAGTAATAATGGATGAAAAAAATTTAGTTATTATATCTTATTGTTCTAATACATATCCATATTCTTATGGTGGAGTTTCTAGATTTGATTATTGTTTATCGCTTATTTTTCCAAATAGAATTTTTTTTAAAGGTCCGCAACAAATAAATCAATTATTAGAATATGTTTCAAAAAATAAAAATTATGTTATAATTACAGATAATCATTTAGCATCTCAATTTCCATCTCATATACCTTTGATTATAGTTCATCATGGTGTCGCAAGAACTCATTTAGATAGAGAAAATGATTGGGATAAAAAATGGAAAGATTTATGTGTTTATGGTCAAGATATGATATTTCATATTAGAAATCCAAATAATACATTATTTGTTTCACCTTCGCTATTTTGTATTAATGAATTTGAAAGAATATATGGTAAAAGGTATAAAGAATATAGAAAAGTAATAATTCCACATGCAAGTGAATTAGATGAAAATTTATTTAAAAATAGCTTTAATAAAAAACCAGTATTAATTGGAAATTGGTCTTCAAAATTGAAAGGAAAAGAGTATATTGATGAATTATCAAAAAAATTACCAGAATTTGAATTTAAAAATATGGATTTAAGTTTTGAAAATAAAACAATTGATAAATATAATAAATTAAAACAACAATACTATTTAGATGGAGATATATATTTATGTTTATCAAAAGTAGAAGGAGCTTCATATTCAACTATAGATGCAATGTTATGTAATCTTTTAATAGTATCAACAAATGTTGGAATAATGGAAAATGAAGTATCAAAAGATAGTTTTCAAATGATTGAATGGAATAATTTAGATATTAATATAATTTGTGATAAAATAAAATCAATTTGGGAAAACAAAGAAAATTATAATAATAAATCACGTGAACAATATTTTAAAATTATATCATGGGAAAAATGGAGAAATCTTTGGTATGAAACTATTCAAGATTTTGTTACTAAAAATTTACAAGAAGATAATATGATTCATTGTTAACTTTTGGATAATACGAATAAAATATTTTTTCATAATTAAAAGGGGTATAGGTTATCATATATTCTTTTTTTATATTATTAAATATTACCTCTGTCTTATTAGGGTTATATTCTTCTATTTCAAATGATAGATTATTATATGTATCAATTTCTAACTGAAAATAATATTTTTTGTTTATCTTATTAAATATTATTTTTATTTCTTTATTTTCATTAATTGGTATTTTTTTGATAATATTTTTAAATGTTACTATTATTTCATCAAATATTTCATTAATGTTAAATTTTATTAGTATTTCGTTTTTATTAGTAGTTATTTTTATTAAACTAGTTTGATAATAATTTACTTTTATAAAATATATTAATTTTGTGTTACATTCATTTCCTTCAAATAAATTTGATAATCCATTATTATAATCCTTTTTATAATATTCAATCATATTAAAATAAAATAGTTTTTTAGCTTTATTATATTCAAGTGTATTTTTTTTTAGATTCCATAAATTATTATCATTTTGATGTTTGATTTCTTCTGCGTAATTAATAAATTTTCTATTAATTTTAATATTATTATTTAATATTCTATCTTGTAAATCAGTATCCTCTCTTCCCCAATTAAAATAATTATTTGAAAAACCATTTATTAATTTAAAATCATTTTTATTAATAATAAATATACCACCAATACAATGATCATAACCGTATAAATGTAATAATTCCAAATTATTTGGTGATAAAAATGGTTTAATATTTTTTGTTAAATAAATATCACCATCGTTAAAAACAAAATAATCATAAAAACTTTCTAAAATTTTAAAACCAATATTTAATGTAGTTCCTTTATTCCAATTAATGTTATTATTTTGATTAATAATCCAAATATCTGCTAAAATATTATTTTTTTTAATATATTCATAAATTTTATTCTTAGTAGTTTTTAATGTTTCTTCTCTATTTCTATTTGGTATAATAAAACAATAATTTTTGATATTAATTTGATTATATAGATTAAAATAATTTGATACAAAATTACATTTTAAATCTTTATCTAAAATACCTATCCATTTATAATATTTATTTTCAATAAAAAAATCAATAACTGATTCTTCTAAATTATTACCATTATAATTTTTTGTACAATCTTTTTTAGTTATAAATGGACCAATTGTATTTAATTTTAATATTTTATTTGGTGTCAAATCATAAATATTCAACATATTCATTGTTCCTATTTTTAAACAATTATTGATATCATCTTCTGGAATAATAAAAATACATTGAATATTAATAAATTTATTAAATATAAATAAATATTTGTTCCAATTTATGTTTTCATATGTTAAATATTCACTCATTTTAATTAAATATAAATTATATTATATTTATTTAATTAAATTTTTTAAGCATTTCAGTAGCTTCTACAGGTAACTCTGAATAAAAGTTTCTGTATTGTGGTAAATATAAGTAAAAGTAAGCATATAAGTAATAAATAAATAAACCTCCTCCACCTATTAAACCAATAGATCCTAAAATCATTAATGTTTTTGTAATTTGATTTTTTGGTTTTGTTTTTTTCTTTTTATCATTATCAGAACTAATTTTATAAGCGATTAATGATATTACTCCAATAATAGCTAAGGCTAATCCGAAATATTTAAAATAGGAATAAATAGATTCGATGTCACCAAAACTATTAACAGCTGGATAATCTAATGAATAATCACCGTATAAACTAGAAAAACCTGCTTTATTTGCAAGAGTTGAATTCATATATATTTATTTTAGAAATTTTTTTATATCTGCTTTAATTAATGATAAGTTCAATAGATTTAAATATTTTTAAAACCAAATATTTTGATAATATGATTTTTATTAAAAACGAAATTATTTATGCTAAAATAAGAAATGAAATCTTAATTGAAAATTGGAAAGAATATATTGATAGATCTTCTATTGATATTTTAAAATTAATATGTGATAAAGTATTCTTTTATGGATTCAATAAAAATCAATCTATAAAAAATATGTTATACGCTAATAATATTTTTTACCAAGATTTTAACAAAGAATCAATGATTGAATCCTATTTATATAGACTTATAAATGAAAATATTGATAGAGTTCTTATTTTTAATGGTGTATATCAAAATAAAAATAATATTAATAATATTACATTTGAAAATAAAAAAGAACTATTAGAAAATTTAAATAATGATATTATCTATTTATCAGATAATATTATATTATTAAGAAATACAGTTTTTTTATCATGGCTCTGGAAATGCAGAAAAAATCCTTTTGAAAATTTAAAGTTACTGGAATCTAAATTTTCTTATTATTATTTACAAAATAAATGGAATTTTGGATATTCTCCTATTTGAGTTTAATCTTACCTTTCTTTGACTCTTTACCTGCATATTTTCCCTTTTTCCCATCTATTAAATAATAGAGTTTTCTAGTTTCTAGATTCTTTAAGAATTTTATTTCATCATGTTCTATAATTTCATACCCGGGTTCTATTTTTTCATCATCTGACTCATCTTCTTCAAGTATTTCTACTTTACTTATTTTTGATAATTTTTTTGAATTTTCTTTTAAATTATTAAGATCAGATTTAGCTTTATCAAGTTGTTTTTGTAAAAGTTGTATTTGATTATTTTTGCTATCTACTTGTTTAGAAAGAGAGGTTACAAGGGATACCTTTTTTAAATTTTTGTAATCGTCTTCTAATATTTGACATTTTTCTTCTAATTCTTTAATTTTTTTATCTTTTTCTTCAATTAGAGATGTTGCTTCGAGAACAAAAGTTTTTAAATTTTCGAGACTATTAACAATTTCTTGAGACATTATTATTATATAAATATATTCTTTTAAGTTTCTTTAGATATTAAATAAAAATTGATATTTATATTTATACATTAAATGTATTAGAATTATAATGGAATTGTGTATTGATGATACAAAATTCACTGTTTCTCGTTTTGACAATGAATCAAATAAAGTTTTTAATGAAAGAGTTGAGTTTATAAAGAAAGTTTTTAATGATACTAAAAATATAAAAGAATCTATAAATCTTTCAAAAATATGGTTAAATTATACTTATAATCAATGTAGGTATCAACCAAATATTTTTTACAAATTAAAAAAATATCTATAATAAATATATTAATGCAATTTGATAAATATAATATATTGAGAAGTCATGGTAGTTTAAAGGATGAAACATTTATTATACCAGATAATTATGGATTTATAACATTCAGTCAACATGGAAGTTCAAGGAAATCAAAATTAAATGATATGTTAGTTAGAATTTTAGTGAAAAGTCTAAATTCTTATAGAGAGGCTAGTGAAGATAAAAAACAAATATATGAAAGAATTATTTTAATTTTTTGTAATCCTCAGGTTAATAAAGAATTTATGGATTATATTCAGATTTTAAATTTCAAAAATTATATTGAAATCACACAAGTAGAAGATATAATTGATATTATTTTTGATATATTACAAAAAATTTACAATGATAATAAAATTATTTTTTTAGACAATATTTCCTTAATAAAATGTAAATTGACTGATGAAGAATGTTTTGAGTTAGAATTAAATAAACAATTAACCGAAGCATTTTTAGGTAAAGATAAATATTTTTTTGATAATCCAAATATTTTTATAGATATTAAAGAAAAGAGAAAGATACTAAATGAAGTGGAATTAGAATTACTTAAAAAAAAAATAGAAGTTGTATTTAATAATTCAGAATTAGATAGTTATTTTCAGGATATATCTTTTGATTTTCTAATAAAAAATTTTATGCCTGATTTAAGTATGGAAAAAATATTAGAATGTTTTAGTCAAACTTTAGAATTTACTACATTTTATGGACCTGGTTCAACAATGCAAAATTTAAAATTAAATTTAATTGGGTATTATAATTATGATGATGAAAAATGTAAAAAAAGAAAACATAAATTAGAAAATGTTAAGAAATCAGGTTTAGCAAGTTTTAATTTTTTAAGTACTTTTGATGTATCTAATTTGATATCAAAAGTTCCTTGTGATATGGTTGTAAATAAAAAGTCAGAAAATATGATAAGAAATATTTTTTATATAAAAGATGACATGAAATTAGGAGTAGTTGATGTATCAAATATGCCAAGATATTTAGATGTATCCGGTATAAAAAGAAAATGTTCAAAAATTTCTAAATTTAAAGATAATAAAAATTATTATAAAACTCTTTTTATGTTAAAAATTTTAAATGAAACTAAAAAGTTTAATAATTTAATTGGCTCAGGTAGATTATCTAGAGATGAAACAAGAGAATTAATTGAATCAAAAAAAAATATTACTCAATTAAAAAATATTTGGTTTAATTTAATTGAACCGGAAAATGAAAATTACAAACATAAACATTTTGATAGTTTTCCAAAAAATAAAAAAGATGTATTTATAAATTTATTAAATGAAAATAAACATCAAATAAAAAAAGAAATTTGTTTATCAACATTTAATCTTTACAGCTTTTATAATCAGATTTATGAGGAAGAAAATAATATTAATAATACAATTAGGTCTGATCTAAATAATATTATTCAAAATATTAAAAGTGAATATAATGAATCTTCACATTTGTATGATTATGATAGAGATTATTTATCAGCCGTTGATAAACTATATGAAGTAATTAGCAAACATTTACCAGATGAAGGTTATAGAAGTTATACTTCAAAAGATCTAAAAAGCTTAGTTTTTAATGAAAAATTAAAAGAAGGTATATATTTAATACCATCTTGTAGATCTGGAGATACTCTTGATGAAACTATAACTGGTTTAGATATATTTAATATAACATAACTTATTAATTAATTTTATAAATATATTTTTATTTTTGTAAAATTATTTAATTTTTAGTAGAAGAATTTGCTTGATCCAAAGCCCATTCTTTATTAATTCCTTGATTAGTAACTACTCTTGAAGAATCCCAATCCTTTAAATTGGCAGGATATCCATCGGTGTTACTTGGACATACTTTACATGGTCCATTACTGATACATACAGGTGGTCTTGGTTGTGGAACTTGCCACTTATCGGTACTTAAAATAGTGTATTCATTACTCCATTCATTTGCAATATTATCACCTAATGGTTTGTAATAATCAGATGGTAATTCAGTGTATTTCATATCATTTTGTCTATTTTTTGGTTCTGAAACTTTTTTAGGTCTTCCAATGTTTTTTAATTTTTCTAATGATTGAATTACCTCAGATGTAGTCATAGTTCCTGCTATAAGTTTTGCATTAATATTTTCTACATCAGTTTTGTCAATAATTTTACTTTCTAATAAATCAGCAATTAATACAGCCATGTATTTTTTAGCAAATGGTGCTGAATTTTCTTTTACACTTTTTGATGCTAATTCTGCTTTTAATTTTGCAATTTCATCTTGTAATTCTCTTCTCATTTTAGAAACTTCAACTTCACAATTAACTGTACTTCCATCTATTACACCAAGTTTTTTGTTTAATTGTTCTTCTAATTCTTGTTTTCTTTTTCTTTCTTCTTCATCTAATTTAGCTTGTTTTTCAGCATCTAATTTTGCTTCTTCTTCAGCTAAAGCTTGATCTTTAGCTAATTGTTTTCTTTTAGCTTCATCTGCTAATATTTCTTCTTCAATTTCATCTTGAATAGATCTTTTTCTTAATTCTTCTTCAACTAGAGCCATGTCAATTCCTTTACCTTCATCTCCAGTTTCATCTTCTTTATCCTGGGCTTTTTTAATAATTTCATCTAATGTATCATTGTTAGTTTTTTTACAAGTTGTTTCATGTCCTTCTTTATTGCCTGAAGTTTTATTAAAGTCAAGATTTACATCCATATCTAAATCAAACATATCGGATTTGGTATCAGCCATAGTTTCTTTAAAGTTTTCGTTGTTAGAATTTACACCAGTTAATGATTCTAAAGAAAAAATAGCGAAAAGAATTACAATCATTAAAGTTCCAATTTCAAAATTACTTAATTGTATGGATGGTACAACACGTAAAACACCGTAAATAATTCCAGCAAAAATAATATATTTTATATATTTAGTGTTCAATGTTCTAGAGTTATTAGTTTGCATTATAAGATAAAGTAGAAAATATTAAATATTTTTTAAATATATAATATCTAAAACTTAAAGTTTTTATTATAAATCATAAGTTTTTAAAAAGCATTTACTGGTTTTCATAAATATAAAAGGGATTACCATAAATAATATAGTAGTAAGTCTTGAAGAAATAATTAATTCTAAACCTGGTACTGCACTTAACATATCAGGGCTTTCTTTGATATCATTTACAAGTAAATAACCTAAGAATATGAGTAAAGAGTTCATTACGGAAACATCGCGTAATTTTTTAAAGTCTTCTGTAATTTTTTTCTTTTTAATAATTTTGATCATTGAGTGAAAAACCACTTGTAAAATTAAAGCGCTCACAAGGATAATACCTTGTCTTATCATTGGATTTTCAGAGTATTCATTAATTTTTGGTAAAAGGAAATAGTAACTAAAACAAAGGTACAATAAATTTAATAATGGATTCATATAATATATATTACAAAATAAAAACTAAAAAAATTAAATAATTTTTACCGATTAATTATTTTTTTTTATTAAAATTAAAAATAAAATAACTATAATTAAAACTAAATTTAATGAATACATTACAAATAAAATACTAATGTAAGGATAAATTTTATCACTAAATTCATTTAAGATTGGATAGACTATATCTTCTTTTAATTTTTTTTTATTATCTTCTTTTTTTATTTCAGAAACAAATTTTTCTATAAAATCTTTAGTTAATTTATCGATCATTTAATATTATATATATATTTTTTAATTTTAATAAACCTTAAATAAACATTAATAAATTACGTATTCTGGTTTCTTCAAAAAAACTACTTCACCTGCCTTTTTAGTTTTTTTTAGATTTTTAACTTGAGTATAACAATATTTATTTTGTTTTTTATTTTTTGCATATTTACTTTTTGATTCTATTAAATCACATGCAAATTTAATATCTTCTGTATCTATAACATCCCTTTCTACAATACAATGAGCAGAAGGATAATCACTCAAATGAAACCACCAATCATTTTGATCAGCATCATCTATTATTTGATGATTATCTTTATCGTTAAGTCCTAATATATATTTAATCACTATTTCCTTACCATCAATTTCAATCGTTCTTTCAAATTGTTTCATATATATAGTTCTATATTTTTATTTAATAATTTTTCATTTTTTTAAAAAAAATATAAAAAAAATTTGATTTTTAATTTATATATAAAGGTTTCTCTTATACTAATATAAGATGGCTTTAAACACAAAATATTATTCAGAGGATATCAATTCTATAGAAAGAGTTGATTTCTCTATTTTAACCAATAATGATGTAAAAAAGTATTCAGCTGTTAGAAAAGATCCTTTTGGTATTAATGTTGCCGATTCTTACGATAACTATGAACCAAAAAAAGGAGGTTTAGTAGATTTAAGGTTGGGTAGTTGTGACATATATTTAAATTGTACAACATGTGGTTTAAACTCTTTGGAATGTCCAGGTCATTTTGGTCATACAGAGTTAGCGTCACCAGTTTTTCATTTTGGATTTATGAATCACTTAAAAACAGTTTTACAGTGTGTATGTTTACAATGTGTAAATATCCTAGTTGAAAAAGATCAAGACATGATCACTAGACTTTCCCTAAAAAAAGAAAAACACAGATTAAAGGAACTTCGTGAAATGACTAAAAATGTTAATTTCTGTCATCATTGTGGTTGGCCTGTTCCATCAATTACAAAAGAACTTAAAGAAAATTCAGCTTCAGCAAGAATTTTAATTGAAAGAGAAGTAGGTGCAGTAATTGTTGATGAAAAAACGGGAGAAGCAAATGAATCTAAGAAGAAAATAAAAGAATACTACAGTGCTCAAAAAATATACAATATACTAAGAAATATTTCTGAGACTGATTGTTTTTTACTTGGATTTAATCCTAAGGTGTCAAGACCTGAAGATTTAATTTGTATAAGATTTCCAATTCCACCAGTAACAATTAGACCAACAGCTAAAATTGATTTCATGGCAAGTTCAACAATGGAAGATTCTTTGACTTTAAAAATTGCAGATATTATTGCACACAATAATCGTATCAGAAATCAAAATGATAAAGCTATGATGGGATCTGATCTCACTAGTTATAATCAGGATATTTATACCTTATTACAATATCATGTAATTACTTATTTTGATAATGAATCAGTTAGTCTTCCAAAATCAGAATTTAAAGCTTCTGGAAAACCAACAAAGTCTATATCAGAAAGAATTAAAGGTAAAGCAGGTCGTGTACGTTCTAATCTAATGGGTAAACGTGTGGATTTCAGTGCACGTTCAGTTATTACTAGTGATCCATATATTGGTATTGATGAAGTAGGTATTCCAAAAAGAGTTGCTATGGATCTAACAATTCCAGAAGAAGTTACACCACATAACATCAAACATTTAAGCAAGTTAGTTAAAAATGGAAGGGAAAAATATCCAGGTGCAAATTATGTTCATAGAATTAACTATATTGATGGTAAACCAATTAATCAAAGAATAGATCTAAAATATAGAAAGAAAGATATTAAGTTAGTATATGGTGATGTTGTTGATAGACATATTGTCAATGGTGATTATGTTCTTTTCAATCGTCAACCAACACTCCACAAACCTTCTATGATGGGTCATAAGATTCATGTATTAGATAGAGATGATGCAGATACTTTCCGCGTAAATGTATCAGTTTGTGGACCATATAATGCGGATTTCGATAAACTCTGTCGAAAACAGGAGGAGTGAAAAGCTTGTAACCTCCTAGTTGATATTCTTTAAAGATATAAAACTTTTATATTCTAATGAATTTAGAAGAAAAAATAAAATTAAAAAATATATAATAAGGAATATCAGCAAGAAACCTTGATGCGGGAAACCCCTTAGAGCCTCTAAATACCATTTGCACTTGGAAACTTTTGCAAAGAACACGGTTAATAGCCGTACCCAAAGGTAATAATTTTAGAGGATTGGGCAATCCGCAGCGTTACTAACTAAGTCCGTTAAAATGGTAGGATATGTTAGGCGTTCAGAGACTGAACGGGTTTCGGTGAGTAATGATAGGTTAGCCACCTTGAACTTGCTTAAGATACAGTCCGACCCCCTGGGAAACCTTGGGGATTAATTCTGTTGTACTACCAACAGAATTACGTCGGGAGACGAAATGAATATTCACTTGGCACAGTCAATTCAAGCTAGGAATGAGTTAGAAAGAATTGCTAATGTAAAATATAATATTATTAGTGCAAAAGATTCTAACCCAATCATTGGTTGTGTACAAGATTCTTTAATGGGTGCATACATCCTTACTGATGTACTTGATGAATTAAATAGCAAAGTAGATTATCATACTGCATGTAATATTTTATGTGGTACTACAAGTAAAAACAAATTTATGGCAAAGAAAGGAAGTGATATGACTGGTCATGAAATGTTTTCATACATTATTCCAAAAGGAATTAACAGTATTAAGAAAAACGATGATGGTAAAATTAATTTCCAAATTAAGGATGGTAATTTATTGAAAGGAACACTTGAAAAGTCTTCACTTTCTACTAAAGCCAATTCAATCATTCATTTTATTTGGGATAAATTTGGACCTGAATTAACGAGAGATTTTATTGATGATACTCAAAGATTAATTTTAGAATTCTTAATGTATAATGGTATGACAATTGGATTCAAAGATTGTATTGTTGGAAGAGAACTTACAAAAAAATTCTTTGAAATTGCAAAAAACAAATTACTAGAATCAAAATATTACATTACAAAAATGGAAAATGATGTAAATGAAATTTCTTTGGATATTATAGAATCTTCTATTGCAGGTGAACTTAATACAGTAAGATATGCAATTGGAAGTAACTTGCTAAAACATCTTAATAATGAAAATAATTTTTATGTTTCACTAAAATCTGGATCAAAAGCAAAACCAGATAACTTGTTCCAAATTATGGGTATTTGGGGTCAAAATAACATTATGGGAGGTAGAATGAGAAAAACTGTAGAAGATAGAACTCTTCCTCATTTCCATAGAAATGATGATACTCCTGAAGCAAGAGGATTTATCTATAATAACTTCGTAACTGGTCTTAATGGTCACGAATTTTTCTTCCATACTGCATCAGGTCGTGAAGGTCTTATTGCTACAGCTATTAAATCTGTAAGTTGGGAAACACCAATTGTTATTATGGAAAATAATAAACCAATTTACACTCAAATTGGTAAATGGATTGATAACCATATTAGAAAATCACAAGATAAAATCAAATACGAGAATGAACTTAATATGGAACTATTGGATCTACCAACTGAAACCTTTATTCCGACTACTGATTATAAAGGAAATGTATCTTGGGGCAAGGTATCTGCAGTAACTAGACATGATCCAGGTGATAAATTATTCGAGATTATAACATCTGGGGGTAGAAAAGTTATTGTGACTGCTTCTAAATCTTTATTGGTTTGGAATGAAGAAACACAAGAATTTAAAGAAAAATTTACAGAAGAAATAGTTGTAGGAGATAAAATGCCTGTTACTGAAACATTATCAAGACCACCAACAATTTTAAATAGTATCGATATGAAAGATTATTTACCTGCAGATGAATATATTTATGGTTCTGATTTTTTCAAAGCTAAAAATATGATGGAAGATGCAATGCAAGATCGTGAAAAGATTCCTGCAGGATGGTGGGAAAACAATAACAATAAAGAATTCACTTTACCATACTCTTCAAAAGCAAACTTAGTAAGAGCTATTAAAAACAATAAGAATATTAAAGAAGGTTACATTTATCCATATTCTGGATTTAGAGAAAACATTAATATTAAAGAAAAATTTCCTCTTAATTATGATAATGGTATTTTTATTGGATTATATTTAGCTGAAGGTTCAATTTCTAAAAAGAGTGTTAGAATTACTAATGTTAATAAAAACGTTCAACAATTTGTTAGAAAATGGTTCAAAGATCATAATATACATTGTTCAGATGAAGATAAAATTAATAAGATTGGTGGTCGTTCATTTTCTATTAGAGGCCACTCTTCAATATTAACAACATTCCTTACTAAATTTGTGGGAAGATTTTGTGAAAATAAATTTATTCCTACAGAAGCTTTTGTAGCATCAGATGAATTTATTAAAGGTTTATTGAATGGATATTTCTCTGGAGATGGATCTATCACTAAGAATTCTATTGATGCCAGTAGTGCTTCGGGAAGATTAATTGAAGGTATAAGTATGTTATGTAATAGATTGGGTATTTTCTGTAAAACCTATAAAACTAGTATAAAGAAGAATAACTTAAATACTAAAAACATTAAACCTTCATACAGACTTAGAATATCAGCACAATGGGCTCAAAGATTTTCTGATACTATTAATTTGCTTGAAGATTCTAGAGATAGAAAAATGAAAGAAAAAGTTTGGTGTAAATCTCATATGAATTACAAAACACTTAATAATGTAGTACTTGATGATATTATAGAAATTAATCCTGTTGATGTCAATGACCATCCTAAAATGTATGATTTGACAATTCCATCAACATTTAATTTTGGTCTTGCCAATGGTCTAATGGTAAGAGACACGGCCGAGACAGGTTATATTCAAAGAAGACTTGTGAAGGCTTTGGAAGATATGTCAGTGCGTTATGATGGTACAGTACGTAATGCAAATGATTTAATAGTCCAATATGTTTATGGTGAAAATGGTATTAATCAATTAACACAAACATCAATTAAACTTAATATTGTGAACTACAATAACAAAGCAATAGCAGAAAAATTAGCTTTTGATAGTAAACAAGTGAAAGAGTTAACTAGCAAACTTAAGAATAAGAATATTGAAAAATTCAATAAAGAGTTTATCGAAAAAATGATTTCTTTCCGCGATGAACTTAGAAGAATCCAACGTATATCTGCCTTAAATTACAAGACTTTAACAGATAAATATATGATTCCAGTAAATCTTAATCGTCTTACTGATGATTTTAATCAGGATAAATTGGATAGTTATGATTTACAACCAGAATATGTTGTTGAAAGAATTGAATCAATAATAAGAAACTTTAATAATAAATTAATTATTTATACAAAAGAAGATTCTAACTTGTTCAAAAAAGATGAAGCTAATTTCAAATATTTATTCAAGATATCATTATATGAATACTTAGCTCCAGTAAAATGTATTTATGAATACAAATTAACTAAAGGTAAATTTGATATGCTAATTGATGAAGTAGAAAATAGTTATATAAAATCTATTGTAGAACCAGGAGAGATGGTTGGTGTTATTGCAGCACAATCTATTGGTGAACCTACTTCACAAATGAATCTTGATAGTAAGCATAGTGCTGGTAAAGGTGGTAATACTACAGGTGCTCTTACTGGTGTACCTCGTATTAAGGAAATTCTTGGATATAGTAAATCCATGAAAACTCCTCAAACTACTGTATATTTCACAAATGAAATAAATGAAGATAAATCTAAAGTAAATAGAATTGCATCTTTCTTCAAACATTTAACTATTAGTGAATTGATTGATTCAGCTGAAATTTTATATCAAGTAAATAATGAAGGTGCAGTAAATGATCTTGATGAATTAATTGAAAATGATAAAATGATAAATCCATTTTACATTAATAACATGAAAGTAGATGTAAAAAATATGCCTTTTGTTTTTAGATTAAAAATGAATCTTGAGAAAATGATGGATAAAGAAACTACTTTATTAGATATTAAAACTAAATTTATCAGTTATTGGTATAATGCAATGTCTAATAGTAAAAAGTCTATGAAGAAAAGTGAAAAAGAAATATTTACCAGAATTAATAGAATGGCAATTCTAGGAAGTTCTGATTCCAACAAAGATCAAATCATCCACATTAGATTTAGTATGTCTTCATTTGATTATACTATTCTTACAGACTTTTTGAAAATTGTATTAGATGTTATTCCACTAAAAGGTGTTAATAATATTGATGGTACTAGAATAGATAATGAAAGAAATGTATTATTTGATAAAGATGGTAATGAAAATGTTATTAAAGAAAATGTAGTCACAACTGCAGGAATCAACTTGGAAGACTTTAAGAACTTTAAAGGTATTGATCATGTTAGAACAAGATGTAATGATATTGCAACAACTTATAGATTATATGGTATTGAAGCAGCAAGAAATATAATTCTATTTGAATTAAATTCAACTTTCAATGAAGGTGGTAGTAATGGTGTGAACTTTAATCATATATCTTTACTTGTTGATTTTATGACTCATAGTGGTGATATTACATCAATTGATAGACACGGTTTGAGTAAACTAGATATTGATCCAATGTCTAAAGCTTCATTTGAAAAGACTATGGAGCATTTTGTAAATGCTGCTATTTTCAATGAATCAGATAAACTATCTTCTGTATCTTCTAAGATTATGGTAGGACAAGTAATTCCAGGAGGAACAGGATCTTTTGCTCTTAAGATGGATACTGAGAAACTAGTTAATTCAGAATATACTACTGATGAAACTGGCGGTAGATCTGAGTTTGTATCAATTGAAGCTGAAGCTCTTCTTAAGGACATATTGAAATATGGTATTAATGAAACAGACTTCTTTATACCTACAGAAGTCTATTAATCACTGTATGAAAACAGACTTCTTTATACCTACAGAAGTCTATTAATTACTGTATGAGAACAGACTTCTTTATACATTCAGAAGTCTATTAAATGAAAATTATTTTATTTGTTGATAAATATCAACTAAATCATTATCTCTTTTTATAATCGGATATAATTCCAATATTCTATTATAAATAAATTTTGGATTAAACTTATCTGAAAATTTTGTTTCATCATAATATGCATACCATTCGTCGTTTTCACTTTTAGCATATTTTGTATTAAAATTCCAATTTCCTACTATATCGGTAATAATTTTTTTAGCTCTTTTTTTATAGTTTGTAAAAGTGTAAAGTAAATGCAACATCATGAACATATCTTTATGAGGATTAAAACTACATTGACTTCCTCTAACTGAACCACATGATTCCATTTTATTAAAATTAATATAAGACCCCCCAAAATCAGCTAATATAAAATCAACATTATCATGAGTATGATCTTTTTCATTGTCTTTAATTTTAAAGAAGATATTATTTGGTTTTAAGTCATTATGAACAAATTTAAATGAATCTTGAAGAATAATTAGAATGCTTGCAATTTGATAGATAAGACTTATATACAATAAATAATTTTCTTGATAATCTAAATTTAAATTATAAAATTTATGAAAGACGTCACCGTCATATTTCTTTTGAATCATAATAAATTTTTTATCTTTAATATTTGAATTCATAAATACTTTATATAGCTTAGTAACAAATATATTCTTTTTGAAATATAATGTTTGAAATGAATTAAATAAAGATAATATTTTAATTTCGGAGTTTATATTATCAATTGAATCTTCTATAGGTATTTTTAATACGATACTTGATCCGTTAGATGTATCATAACCATGTATATTTGCAAAAGTTCCCGATGTATTAAAAGTATTTTTTGTAAATTTTATACCATTATAAATGAAATTCATACTTTTATCAAATATTAAATTATCTTCAATATAGCTAGTCGCTTTTATATTTAATTGTTCATTATTAATTTTGTCAATTTCCATAAATATAATAATAATTATAAATTAATTTAAAAGATTTAAAGTAATTTATAAGATATTTTTTGTTATACGCCCCCTCACCCGCACTATGGTGTGACTTGCTCCTTATGGTTATCTCCGTATAGATAACCCGCATATTGCCCCATATTCCGGAGCGGCAACACGACAAACCTCCAGATTTTTTTAAAGTGGTTCACTCCACTTAATAGTGTGGAACTCTATGGCAATTGTATTAAATTAATTTTTTAATTTTTATTTAATTATTTGTAATTAAATATAAATTATTAATTCTAAAGATATTCTTCTATATCATCAGTAAGTTCATCAATATCCATATTGTAATAATTCTTCATTCTATTTAAAGCTTTTACATCTGATTGATCTTCCATTTTTACCATTGAAATAGCAACACCTTTTTTACCAAATCTACCACATCTACCAATTCTATGAATGTAAGTTTCTTTATTAGGTGGTAGGTCATAATTTACAACTAAATTAACTTGTGGAATATCTATACCTCTAGCTAACAAATCTGTTGTAATCAAAATACGAGTTTTACCATCTCTAAATTCTTTAACAATTTCAGTTCTTTCTGCAGAAGACATTTTTCCATGTATTGCAGTAATTGAAAAGTTTTTTTCTTCTAAGTTTTTTGATAACCATTCTACCTTTCTAATTGTATTACAAAATATAATTGCTTGTGAAGTAGATATTAAATTATATAGATCAAGTAGAACTTCAAATTTAAGATCTTCAATTTCAGTATCAATATAAAATTGCTTAATTAAATCTACTGGAATTTCATTTTTCTTAATAAGAATTTTTAAAGGTTCATGCATAATTTTTTTTGAAAGATTAAAGACATTTTGAGATAAGGTTGCTGATATTAAACATATTTGAGTTCCTGATGGAACTTTTTCAAAAATTGTACTAAGTTCTTTTGATACTCCATCTTCTAAAATATCATCTGCTTCATCTAAACATACAAGTTTAATACTATATAAATTAATTCTATTTTCTGAAATCATATGATTAATTCTACCCAAAGTTCCAATTACTAAATTTGCTTTTTTTAGATTATGTCTGTTTTTAGAAATACTTGTACCACCAGTACAAAGTTCTACATTAAAGTTTGTAAATTTACAAATTTCTACTGCAACTTTATAAACTTGTTCTGCTAATTCACGTGTTGGTGCAATAATAATTCCTTGACATTTGTCATTTTCTTCTAATCTATTTAAAATACCTAAAAGATAGGTTGCTGTTTTACCAGTACCTGATTGTGATTGAATAATACAATCTTTACCAGTATTTAAGGCTTTAATCCCTTTTTCTTGGATTTTTGATGGTTTCTTAAAACCATAAATATAGACTCCTTTTATTAAATTTTCGCGGAGTTCTAAAGTTTCAAAGTTATTTTCTGTAATAGGTTCCATTTAATATTATATACATTATATCCTTTAAAGCGAATTAAAAAAAATTGATAATTAAATTATTATTCCCAATGAACCTATTAACACTATGATTTATAATAAAAAGATTAATGATAAAGTTTACTGGGATGATGTAGTTTTAGAAGCTTTTAATTTGGATTCTAATGTTGTATCATTAGAAACTTTAACAACTAAACTAAAAAAAGATAAAATTTTAAAAGGTAATTTTGTAAGACTTGATGATGATCTTAAAAAAATATTATTAAAAACTTCTACTTACAAAACGGCGAGTAAAATTCGTATTAATATATTTCTTTCATATTTACTAAGTAATTATTCAGTTAGTAATACTATTCCTAATTGTTATTATTGTAGTTATAATAAGGATTTTAAGGAAATACCTGATAATGATTTAAATAAAATTTTAAAAAAATTTGAAGTGTAATTATTTAAAACATTTTAACATGTCAACTGCTTTTCTATTATTGATATAAATATTATCATTAATATCCTCTAAATTAATACCTGCTTCTTTTAAATATTTAATATCAATATCTGATTTATTTATTGCTTCATGATATAATTTGTATAATTTTTTTAAATTAGGTCTTTTAGATCCAAATAAATTTTTGTAATTATCTTTTTTTTGTAAACTTAATTTATAAATATCTTTGATTTCTTTCAAAGTTAATATTGGTCCCATCGTTGTTTGTTGTCTAGACAGATTATCACAATAAGCATCTGGGATTGGTAATCTAAAAAGATAAAAATGAGGTGATAGTCCTCTACCTTCAATATAAAAGTCTGGACCATTTCCTACACCATTATCATAATATCCTGAATAACCATCTTTCCCATCAACCCATAAATGTTTTAATCTATTACTATAAAAAAAATGTATTAAAGTATCTGGGTCAAAATACAATGACCCTCTTGGATCTTTACCAAGAACTTCCCCAGTTAATGGATCCCAACAGTTTTCATAAATAAAAATATTATCTCTATTATCTAAACTTAAATATGTTAAAGGGTCTATTTTTTGTCCTCTCAATTTAGTATAATTATCATGAATATGATTATCTTTGAGACAATCATTTAATAATTTTTTAAATACTTTACCATTTTTACTAATTTTTCTATTTGTTTTTGGATTGACATAACGATTATGCCACCAAATATTTAATTGACTCATTTAAAATATAATCTTACATTTCTTTATATAAATGTAAAAAATTGAATTTTTTATAAATAGTATTAATTCATAATAAAATATGTATCAACCAAAAAGTATGATAGAAAAGTTAATTATTGCATATCCTGATAAAGATTGGAATTTTTACGCTTTATCAAGAAATAAGAATGTATCAGAAGAATTTAAATTATATTATTCAGACCTACCTTAGAATCAAGATTATAATCTTACTATTAACATTTAAGGATATTAGACTTGGTAATGATATAAGAGACTTAAGAGGGTTTAGAAAAAATTGATTTAATATTGTATTGAAGTGAAATGATATATATATCAATGGCACATAATAAAGTAAAACCAACCGTTCTTTGTTCCGAAATGGAATCTTCTAGGCTTTCTTTCACTGATCTTGAAGAAAATGATCGTTCTAAAGGTCAAAAGATTGCATATCCACGATACAACCATCCTACCCTTGGTGAAGGCTCCGGTCTAATCCTTCAAGGTGAATGGATGGAAATGGTATCTTATGGTGTTCCTTCTCTTGGTGAATATTACCAAGAAGATAAGGATCGAGCATTTGTTAAAGTTCCTCTTGATCTTTCTAAACCAGAAGTTCAAGCAATGATTAAACCTCTTGAAGAACTTGATGCTCAATTTGGTTCCGACACCTTTAAAAAGAATAGTTTTGGCACCAAATATGCTAAAAAGTATTCATACCAAGCAATTGTAAGACACCCACCTGTGGATGAAGATGAGGAACAACAAAAACTTCCATACATGAAACTTAAACTTTCTACCAGCTGGCCTGATGGAGCAGTAACCACAAAAGTTTTCCTTAATGAAAAAATGGAAGATGGTTCTGTTAAAAGAACTCCAGTAGAAGTAGAAACAGTTACTGATTTTGCAAACCATGTTAAATATCTTTGCAAGTTCCGTCCTATCTTTACTCCTGTAAAGATGTGGGCTCAACAACATAAAATGTCTGATCCTAAGTATGGTATTGTATTCAAGCTTATTGCAGTAGAAGTAGAACCAACTAAATCTGCATCAAGTTCATATCAATCATTCAATGCTTCTGATCTTTTCCTTGACTCTAATGTAGTAGCAACTACTACAATTCAAACTACTTCCCAATCTCTTACTTCCAAACTAGAAGAAGAAGATGATGATGAAGAAGTCGAACAAGTTCAAGATGAAGATTCTGATTCAGACTCTGATTCTGATTCAGACTCTGATTCTGATTCTGATTCTGAAGAAGAAGTTGTTCAAAAGAAGAAAGCAACTTCTAAAGGAAAGAAAGCTAGTTCAAAAAAGTCTAGTAAGGGAAAAGGAAAAAAAGCTAGTAGCAGTGCTTAGATGAATTAATATTATTTTTTTAATCTATATTGATTAAATAAATTATTTTATTTAAAAGTATATTGTTTTAAATACATATAATGCAATCTTATAGTACTCCATTAAAATTAAATGAAATTGATTTTGATAATATTGTATATAAAGATATAAAATCCAATTCAAAAAAGACTGTTGTTTTTTTAAAATATAGAAAGAAAAATTCATTAAAAAATTTTGTTTTACAAACTCCTACTTTTTTAAATATTAATGATCCAGTAAAAAATAAAACACATTGGGATTTAGAGATACCAATATTTGGTAAAAAAGAAAAAAAGATTTTAGAATTTGCTGATTTTTTTAATAAACTAGATGATAAAATTATGTATGATGCCCGAATCCATTCAAGTAAGTGGTTTGGTAATTTTGATATTGAAGAAATAAATTATCAAAGGACTATAAGAGAATCTAGTAATAAGAAATTTAAAAATGGGACATTTAAAATAAAAATTTTAAATAATGTAGATTTTAAAACATTAATTCAATTAAACAATTCACAAAAGATTACAATGGAACAAGTTCCTAGAAATAGTTGGATTAAAATGATATTCGAAATTCAAGCTTTATGGATAAATAAAAATGGTTTTGGTATTTTCTTAAAACCAATTTTAATTTCTTTTACACCAATTGAAATTCAAGTTTATAAATTTTTAGAAGAAAGTGAAGATGAAATAGAAGATATTATTGATTCTGAAAATGATATTTTTATGAAAGGTCAAAATAATCAAGTAAATGAATTAGAATCAAGTAATTTATTATTACAGGATAGTTTAGATGTAAACACAAAACTAAAATATAGTTCAACAAGTTCAGAAAATAAAAGTGATACAAGTTCAGAAGAAAAAAAAGTAGTATCTAATATTGTATAAAATTAGAACTAAATAAATTTTTTAAAATAAATACAAATATTTAAAGAGTTATAGCGTTTATGATAATATATGAGTAGTGAAAAGATAAATATATATAATTCAAATATTGAATCATTAAATAAAAAAATACTCAAGGAATTAAGACTCACCTCGCAAGAACATATGTTATTTAATTGTATGGATGGATTTTATAATACAGAAAATAATACTGAAAATGCGATAAAACTTGTTAATTTATTAGAAGGTGAAATTTCAATTAGACTAATTGATTTTTTTGTAACAAATTATGCAAGTAAAAATAGAGTAAGTTATAAAATTAAAGATGGTGAAAACACAACAGTTTTTAATGTTCATTCATCATATAAATCTCAATTAAAAGCTTGGAAAAAAATTCACTTTGATCCATTTAGTAGAGGAACAAGAGTTCCATTTTTTCTAAATAATAATTCAGAATGTCGATTAACTACTATAGGTCAATTAAATTTTTTTAAATGGTTTATAACTAATGACCTTTCTACATATATTAAATCTAATATTAATAAAATTGAAAGTGAAATGAATAAAAACAAAAAAACAACAAAGAAACCAAAAAATAAAAAACCAAAAGTAAAAAAATATAATAAAGAGCGTGAATATAAATCTTATAATATGACTACTACATTGTCATGTGATGTTAGCAAGAAAAAAACAAAAATAGAAGTAAGATTTGATTAAAAAATATTAATTAACAATTTTAAAAAAAATTGATAATTATATACAATAATTTCATTTTCCATTATATTAATGGGAAAAAACAATAAGAATAAGGGTAAAAAATCCAAAGCATCTAAGGTTACTAAAGTAGAAGATGTTGTAGAACAACAAATATTAGAGGATCATCTTGAAGATGATCAAACTGTTGATACTCAAACAAAAACCGCTCTTCTTGAGGAAGATAGTGATTCTGTTGTTGAACAAACAGACAAAAAGTCCAAAAAAGACTTTAATGAAGAATTAGAAGGTCTGTTGGATCTTCGAAATGAAGAGAGCGAACTTGAAAAACAAGTTCGTGAGAAGAACGAAGAATTAAGAATCCTCTTTAGTAAACTAAAAAAGAATAAACGTGAGCAAAATTCTGTAATCAACCGTCTAGGTAGTCTACACAAAACTGAAGTAAAATCTGTTTCAAAAGAAAAGCGCAAGCGTAATAAAAATGTAGAAAGTGGTATTCAAAAAACTGCTCCAGTTCCTAAAGCTCTAATTACTTATCTAGAACTTGAAGATGGCGCAATGCTTCCTAGAACTCAAGTTGTAAAAATGATGCATGCTAAATGGAAAAAAGATGGTCTAAAGAATGGTCAAACAACTGTTCTTGATAAGAAACATGCCAAAGCATTAGGATATTCTAATGGTCATGTAATTGAATTCAAAGATTATCAACCATTTATTTCTAGTTTTTACAATTCTGAAGGATTATCAAAACATGGATCTAAAAAGTCTTCAAAGAAATCAAAAAATTCTGTTGATGTTTAGTTAAATAATTGTTTCAGAATCTCTTTTTTATTTATGTCATCTACATAATTTAATGTAAATTTTATTGCAAAGTGAATATTATTTAATGATGTTTCTTCATCTAAATTTATAAATATAATATTACCTTCTCTGGCTACTACCCAATCTTTGTATTCTATTTTTTTATTTCCAATTTGAAATGATATAGATGTTCCATATACATATTCATATAATGATATACTGTGATTATAAACTATCATGTTATCCATCCAATCATAATTATCTGGTAAATTAAGTTTAATAACAAGATCTCCCACTAAATCACACTCTGTATCTCCACCTCCACCAAATACTACCCAAGGTGAAGTAGTATTAAAGCTAAATGTAGTATTAATGAAATTATCATTTATTTTTCTTTTTAGAGTAATATTATTTTTTTTATTATTAATAATATCCTCTAACTTTATATCAATACTAATCCTTAGAGTCATTGAATTATGTTTCTGTAATTCAATTGGTAGTTTGTACATATATAAACAATCATCTGGATCCCAACTTGCAACATCTGTATCAGAACAAACATTATTCATTTCAAAGTCTTTTTTTGGAAATTGACCTGATTTAAAGAAATTTATTATTTCAGTTAAGTTAAGACTGTTTATCATATCATAGAAATGTGATTCTAAATATTTAGAATCACTTGATGTTAATTTTATTCCAAAATGTTCCAAGTTTTGTGCAGTAACTGAATTGTTCAAGATATTACTTAAAAACTCTTGAAAAATACTTCTCTTATCTGAATTTAACATAAGATATTCTTTTCTACTTTTATCATCTGATAATATTTCATAAGCTGATGTAATTTGCTGAAATTTTTTTATACATTCTGGATCTTTATTTCTATCAGGATGATACATTTTTGCTAACCTTCTGTAGTTTCTTTTTATATCAATTAAACTAGCAG